TATACCGAGGAGGATGGCTTTCGCTTGACTTCTACGCTCCTTACCGTCTGCATACGTATCCTTTTCACCGTCTGCGATTTTATCATAATCGTCTTCTGTACCATAGTACCACTTATCACCTTTTTGCTTGATATATGAACCTTTAGGAAAGTGCTCTAAACATTCTTTGTACGGCTGTTTAAATGCTACTGATGCTATTTCCGCATAGAAATCTTTACCTTGCCTAAAAGCCTCTATCATACCCTCATCACCACACATCTGCGCCATACCCTTAATTTCTTGCTGTGAATAATCGGCTGACAACAAAACGTATCCGTCAGTTGCCTTAAACATTTTACGAATGTCATGGTTTCTTGATGGTATATTCTGGAGATTTGGCTCTGATGAACTATACCTACCTGTAGCAGCACCATACTGATTAAAACTACAGTGTATCCTACCATCATTAGGGTTGATACACTCTGGTAACTTATCAATGAATGTACTAACAAGTGTTGCAAGTTTACGATATTCTAGTACTGCATCTGCCACTGGATGATTTAATTTCACCAAAGCATCTTCGCTAGTACTACGAGTATTCTTTTTCGTCTTCTTATCATAGTACAATGGCAATCCTAAGATGTCATAGAAAAGAATTGCTAATTGTGTTGTACTTGCAATATTTATTGGATTTTCAAGTTTACACCCATCACCAACAGATAATCTGTACTCACTTATAACGTCCGTATATGCGACACAACTGTCATAAAATCCTTGTATCTTCTCATTAAGCAATGCATGGTACTTAATTTTCAACTGCTCGTTATAATCTAAATCTATCTCTATACCTGCATCCTCTAAATCACAAGTCGCTTGAACACAAGGCATTTCTATATTATGGAACACCCACGCAATATTTCGCATATCCTCACGTTCATGGTCAAGCCGTAAGTGCTGTCTCTGATAGTCACACAACTCTGTTGTTATAACTGGGTCATTAGCCGCATATAAATATCCAACTTGTATTGGTATCATTGAAAATGGAATACCTTTAAACAAATCATCAAATCTGAACGCACTACCCTTACCGCCCAAGCAGTACTTGTTGTGTAATGCCTTCAAATTCGCCTCTAATTCATTCTCATTCAATATCTTACTTGCAAGAAAACCATCCCATGTACAATAAATACCACTCAATCCATTCGCCCTCATAACACGAATATCAAATGATGCATTGAACATGTCTATGTCTGGTTTCTTATCAAGTAACCTTTTAAATTCTGACATCACAAACTCCATAGATAACTGACCATCTACTTTTTCGTTTGTGATATAACTTACATGATTAAGAGGGATATAAGAACCTTTTTGCCCATATGTATAAGGACAAATACCGACAAGTGTATCAAGTAATGGGTCAAGTCCAGTTGTCTCTGTATCAATACTAATATAACTGTTGCCTATACATTCTGTAATGAAATCATGCAATAACTCTTCTTGTTGAATTATTTGATACTTATCCTTATACTGACCTAAATTAGTATCAACCATTGTCTTTATCTGATTTATTCTACCGACAATCCCCCCACCACCTTTTATAGTGGTGGAGGTTTTTGCTACTTTCGCCTTTGATTTTTTCGCTAATACTAAATCAGATTGCTTATCATTTCTGACAGGTATGTCAAATAATCTATTTGCCATGAATTACCCCTTAGAATGCTTCGCCTCTCTCTGTTGACGGTGTACGTCTAGTAGGTGCTTCGTCACTTGCTGAACTTCTACGTCTAGGTGGCTCTTCATCTGTACCGTCATTAGGGAAATTACCAGTACGCAAATATGTCTGCATCTCATCTGCGGTCTTATCTAAAACTATAGTACCCAATGCATTCGGTATCTCAAAATCTTCGATTTTTGTATCATCATCTGCGGTCTCGTATATCTCATAAGTAGTCTGAGTATCACCAGCCTTACCATTACGCTCTATCTCAAATATATGAGATACTAAGTGCGGATATCTTGAGCACATAGATGATAACTTAGCACCAAATTTTCTACCACGCTCCCAAGTCTCAATTCTATCCTTGTCAATGTTGAACAACGGTATGAAATACTTGGCTTGTACTGGGTATGATTTTGCGCACAACGGACATGAATCTATAGGCTGTCCATATTCACGTAAACAATTCACATACCGTTTCTTACCGTCACCAACATCTACTTGGTGCACTGCAAGCCCCTCAACATCATCAATAGAATCATACAAAAATCTCACTCTAGCAGTATCTCTATCATTCTTCAATGAAAAGAAACCACCGCCACCCTGACCACCATAATTATCAGCGTCAGATAATCCAAATCTTGCCATAATCTTTCCTCCTTATAACTTGTTATGACTTTCAATAGTTTCTATTTGCAATAAAAAGAGTGATATTCACATACCACTCTTATAATGCCATTATTAATTGAGTAGTTACGTGTTTTGAGTTCTTCAAGTTTTTTATTTAGTATATCACAGTACATAATGTTTTGCAATAATAAATTTATTCGTTTTTATACAACTTTATCTCCAACCCAAGTGCTTTAACCATCTTCTCAATGTTATCAATTGTCGGATTACTTTCACCACTAATTGCACGAGAAACAATAGCCTTATCAACAACAGATTTCCTTTGCCGTTCTTCTGAAATAACGATTACCATTTTTCCAAAAGTACACAGTACCCGAAAATACATCACCCTCACTATATATGCTAAAACTATTTTTCATTCTGTTCCCCCAAAATCAATGGGATGTTGGATTTATATTCAACTCTAATATCATTTTCCATTTTCAACTTAAACATTTGATATAAGGCATTTGATAAACCTTGCACAAAAGTTTCATCCCCTGCCAATTCTGAATATCCTATATTCATCAATATTCCATGCACTATTTCGTGAAATAATACTGCTTGCTTTAATTCCTTGGGTAAACTCTCTTTCAAAAGTATCTTTGCTTGTGAATAAAGTATCTTACCCTGTGTTATTCCGTCCAATTCTTCGTCTATTACTGGTACTTCTTCAATAGTATAAGGTATTCCACATATATTTACATTCATACATTATCCTCACTTTCCTGTGGTGTATCTTCTTTCCCATAATTACCACATAGATGTGATTTTTCCGTATAAGCATCTGGACAATATACACTAGGATTTCTCTGCCCTATACAATACTCTTCGTATGTTTTAGGTGAATATTCACATTCTTTACAACTCATTCCTTATCCTCACTTTCTGCCTTATATGGTGCGTTCCACCAAGATTTTTCTATCGCATAACCAACAACTCCGTCCAATGTAAATTCCATAAAATTTGTGGGTGTGTTTTCACTTCTCGTTTTACAAGATGGAAATAATGCCTTAATCACATCACCATTCGTAGCATTATTTTTCACTCTAATAGTTATTTCATCGTGTCGTCCAAATACAAATAAATCTTTATCGTAATCTAGCATTCCTTATCCTCACTTTCCATAATCTCGTTTAGGTCATACAGACTATTTACTTCAATGGCTAACTGATATTCGTTTTCTGCCATTAGTGCCATTCTTAACCATTTCTCACGCTTTCGGTCTGTCAGATAACCCAACACTAACGCTTGATTCCCTTCTTCAAGTACAATGCAAGGTCTTTTCCTGTCGGGAAAATGTCTTATAGCAATTAACATTCCTGCTCCTTTCTGTACTTGTCGATAATCTCTAACGCTTTAGCAAGTCCATTAGTGTAATCTCGGAACATATACATTTTTTGTATTTCTGTGTTTATCTCAGCTTTTATCTTGTCAAGCAATTCATCCCGTTCCTCCAAAGCTTTAAATGCTCTATCTATATCTTTTAATGTTTGGTCAGTCATTCCTTATTCCTCTCCATTTCATACATGGTTTCTTTAATAGTCTTAAATCCTGCTTTCTCATAAATGTGTATTGCTTTGTCATTATCAGACCGTACCCACAATTTCTTTATTCCATAGGTATCAATCAAATCAGATAACACTTGCTGACCATAACCCTTATTCTGATATGGCTCAAATATTACAAATCTTTCAAGCATTTTCTCATTAGGTTCAATCTCTGCTGTACCTATAAGCGTTCCGTCTGATAATTTAATATCAATCTCAATGAAGTGCTCTGTTTCTTCAAATATCATTCTTCTACCTCACTCTCTGCCTTATCCAATTATGCTTAATAACTTACTTGTGTTAATAAGCGTAAGTATCTGCACTATAAGACCTATCATTTGTGTTATAACCATGACTATCACACATATATGCGAAATATTTTCTAATTTCATACTTCCTCACTTTCCTGTGGCTCAACCATCTTTGCTCCACAATTTTCGCCTATTTGTTGTAAAACTTTATTTATCTTAGGCAACTGAATTGCAATCCAATCAACCAATTCCTCGTTTTCAGCATACTCTGAGTTTCCTCTCAGTCCACTTTCAGCAAAGAATGCGTGTATTATTTCATGTCGCAAAACCCTCTTTTTAAATTCCTGAAAATTCTCATATGACAGTTCATCTTCTTGTATATCAGCATTTAGTATAATTCTATGGGAATAAATCTCACACAATCCATTACTATTTTTTAATTTGGGATTCTGTTCTTCAGTTTGTTCTATTATTTCGTACTCTGTTCCTAATATGTTTACTTTCATTGTTTAATCCTTTCCCACAAGTAGGGCAAAACTTGAATCGTTCTGTTTGATTCGCCTCATAATGCCAAATATCACTACAATTTGGACATTCCATATACGTTCTTTCTTCAATCCAACGCCCCGTCTTTGGCTCTTGTTCTGTGCAACTTTCAAATTGCGGTTCTTCTCCGTCAATTAGCGATTTAGAATACCTTAAACCATTTCTAAAGCCGACAAAGTAGTTAGTATCTCCGTTACTTGCGTCAATAGCAAAATCAAGAGTATCGACTATCTTTGGCTCTTGCGGAGTGACAGGTGGTAACTGTCTTATATCTGACATTCTTACAGCATATACTGTATCTCCGTTTACATCTGTCATTAATTCTTTGCACTCTTCCAAATCTTCACGGCTGATAGCATTACCGCAAGGCTGTTGCTTTTTCCTCAATCTTCTCATAATCTCTGCCATAAAAGTTATACTGAATGCAGTCTTACCCTCTATAACTTTTAAACCTACCGATTCAGCACACTCTTTTATGTATAGCATGGCCTTTTCATTTTCATTAAGTTCATCATTCTGTGTTAGTGTTCCATATATAGTTCTTCTTGTCATGTTTATTCTTCACTTTCATCCTTATTCTTGTATACATACTCAGGTTTATCAGGAACCACGTAAGGAAAAGTCACATTTACTCTAGAATCTCTACTCGTATACCACACTTCTCCATCATCAGTAAATACCTTTCCTTCAACATTGTATGCGATACCATCTTTGTCTTTAAACACGGCAGAATATCTTTTATTTTGTTGAAGACCGTCTCCAATATCATTCCACTCATCATCTTCACCTGTCAGCGGTGAAATGGGCTTAAACATAGCAAGTCTGTAAAACATGTTCACAACATATGGAGCTGTAAATCCGCTATGACCCTGAGAAGCAAATAACTCAATCAAATCCAAGATAGCCTTTGTTGCCCAATCGTTATATGGTTCTCCAGAATCAATCATTCCAATCCTTTTAAGTTCATCTTTTGCATAATCAGTTAAATTACTCATCTTTAGCCTCTCTTTCAACTTTTTTAATTTCTCTATATCTTCTTTCGTTTCGTACCTCAATAACAAGATACTTTACCCTTTTATCTTTGCCTTATTTCTTAAATATTCCATAGCATCATAATAACCTTTTCTATATGCCTTTTCTAATATAGCGGATTGTGCTGTAGCCGTTAGCCATTTTTCTGTAACATCTTCGCCATACAATGTATAGTTAATAGCATGAAGGTATGCTGTTGCTATTACCATAGGTGGCATCTTTGATAATTCTTCTATTAACCGTTTGTTTTCATATTCCTGTATTTGCTTTTCTTTGTTCATTGCTCCTCACTTTCCAGTGTCTTATACAATTTATCAAAATCTTCTTTCCACATTATCTCTGCCATAAGTTCTTGTTCCCCACACAACATCACTTGCAAAACTACAATCGGTTTGTATTCACTATCACGATAATCCCTCTTTTGTAATCTCGGATTTTTATCAAGAATAGTATCTGCCATTTGAGATTTCATATGAAATCGCAATATAAAGGAATCCTTGTAATTCTTTACTATTGTTCCACTAACAGCATTTATTTTAACTGTCTGTGGATTCGATACATTATAACTATTAAACATCCCTATTTCTCACTTTCTGCCAAAATATCCTTAATAACATCTAACTTATTTGCATCTGCAAACTTCTTTATAAGCCGTAACTCGGAATTAAGTTTATCTGATTTATCTTGCAAAGTGCCTAATCTTGCTATCAGTATATAATGCAAAATATCATATACTTCCGCCACTAAATTATTCTCTACGGCTAACTTAACTATCTGTTCTTTAGTCATCCTCACTCCATCAAAATTTATATTTGCCATTTATTCCTCACTCTCTGCCTTATCTGCTTCTATGATTGTGGGTGTAATAAAATATTCTTGAATATACCTCGAAAGCACCTCTGGGTTATATGTACCAAAGCCTATAATATGTTCTCCATCTTTTTCGTATTTGATTGAAAAATATGGTTTACCCTTATATTCAGGATATGTACATAAATCAGCAGGTGGATATTCAACCGCTATTCCCTCAAACTTTATTGTATGTCCTTTAGGAAGTGGTGTGCCAGTTCTTACTATTTCTTTCAGCGAAAGGCTATCAATATAGTCCAAGCGATTATATCTTTCTTCGGGTATCTTAATTACTAATTCTATATCTGCCATATTATTTCTCACTTTCCTTAATAAATAACCACCTAAAATGCCAAATAAAAATATTTAGTATTAAGGCTATGTTTTTCTCTCTATACATAGGATTATCTATGTGTATCTCAATCGTCGGAATAAATGTTATCCATTTACTAAAAGTCTGTAATTGAAAATCGTGTAGTGTCATGTTTCCTCACTTTCTCCTCTACGTATAGTCAACCACTGATTAAGGCTTATTCGACATTCAGTACATATATCCCATATCCTTCCATGACTTGAAATACAAAAATTCATATCCTCAATAGTGTCCGTATACTTTGCAGTTGCCATTTCCTTACCACAAATATCACATACTGTCTTTGTCATATTTCCTCACTTTCTGCCTTTAATTCATCACACCATGCTAAAAACGCTCTTTTTAACGGATTCAAGTTTCCATCATCTGCCCATCCTGCAAATCCAATAAATCCATCTATATTAAACGAAATAGCTTCTCTTCTTGTGAAATAGTGCGAGTTGAGATATAGATAACACGTCTTAATTGTTCCGTTCGTATTCTTCGTCATATCAATCTTCTTGCTTAAAGACATTGTATTTACAGATGTTTCGCCAACCTTGTTTGACTTCTTTAACTCCCTATTAATCATCAATACAAGTGACAGGATATCTCCTTCGGTAATATTGTTATATGTCAAACCGCACTTTTTAAAGTAATCCCGTGCTTCGTCATTGGTACATACTGGTTCAAAACCTCTTGTCATTTCACTCCCTCTCTTCCTGTTACTCAATCATCTTTGCACCACAACTTGGGCAATATATTGAAGTACATGAATGTACTATAAGACACTTTGAACACTTAAAGCCATGCAATCCTTTTATCCAATACCCTGTCTTTGGCTCTTCCTCTAGTGCCTTGATTGCCATTCTTACTGTTTCTGCCCACTCATAGGATGTGTCAGTATGCCCATCCATTTTACTTTTTAACATATTGATTGCTTCTTGATTAGTCATTGTTCTCTCCCTTCCTAAAGTATTCTCCGATAAGCAAACATATAACCCTGTCTTTGGCTCTTGCTTTAGTGCCTTGATTGCCATATTCAAGGCTTCGTATTGTTCATCGTCAAAATAATCTAATGACATATCATCTATTCCGTCTTTGATTATTCTACTTGCTTCTTCTCTTGTCATACTTCCTCTCCTTCTTGTGGCTTAACCTCATCCCAACTAATAAAATCTCCGTGAAAGCCTTTTAATTTATCTGTTTCGTTTTCTGAACAGAATATATATTTCACACCCATCTTACTTGTTAATGACATAGGTTTTCTACAAACATTAACCCACATATCAGAATAAGCATCTGCAAGTCTATGCCATTCGTAAAACGCATATCTCAATGTCGGGCATAAAACTATTTTGGTTTTCATACTCCTTTACCTCTTACAAATTCCTCATTCATTATTCTTGTTATCTCTTTATTCCAATTCACTCGGGCATTCATTTCACTTATACCTTCAACTCTTTTGCCACACCACATACACTCTAATATGACTATCCTTTTTGACGAAACATATTTATATACTCGCTTCCTTTTGTTACAACCGCAAACACAAGGTAACAACATTGTCTTTGGTGCTTTCTTGACAAGTCTATACCCCTGTCTATCTGCTTCTTTCATCAATTCTTTTAAGGTCATTTACACATCTCCTCTATTGCTATGAACATAAATACCATTGACACTAATGTCATAATTACAAATCCAACTGTCACCTTATTATTTCTCCTTTCCGTGCCCAATAACATAATCAATCATATCATAGGTCTCGCTTATAAGGTTCTTATAATCAGACTTGGAGTCTACCCTAACCTCTCCAATTCTATACTCGCCAGTGTGCACATATTCACCGTCTATAGATGTCCTTTCAAAATCGGAGAAATGAAATATCAGTAACTCCTCGCCCCTATTCGTTTTTCTCCTAACACATATCTCTGGTGATGACCAAAAAGGTCTCATGCCAATTTTATAAGTTCCGTCTGCATTTACTGCGTCTATAGTCGGTATTTCACTTGTATCCTTAAAATCCCAAAAAGAATTATCAAACCCATGACCAACACCCTTATTATCAATGGTCAGATTTTCTCTCTTTGCAACCATATCAATCAATGCTACCATTCCCTTGATTACTTCGCTTTTTGTCATATGCTTTCTCCTCTCTTACTTACCATAACATAGTATATAATGTTTTGTCAACAAAAAATTTACTTAAAGCCAATCTCTTCAAGTGCCCTATCAAAATCAGCACCGTCAAGCATTTTCTGCTTAAAATCATCTAACTGATTTGGTGTGACACCCACATCCAATATCTGCTCAACTAAGTCATTCATTAAATTCGGATTGTCATATACTACTCTCCTCTTGCCGTATTCATTTGTCCTATAAATTGGACAGTATGCTATATACTTGAATGATTTTCTATTCAACAGATTGTTGATATTCTCGTCTCTGTACTTTGCTGTATCAACATTAAAACTATCCTCTGTTCCGTCAAGCCAAGTAAAGTAAATTGCGTATTTCATAAACAATCTCCTTTTCTAATAGCCTACTGTTCCAAGCACCCACTTGAGTGCGGTTATCTGGTCTTTAAGATACTTGATGTTGGTCTGATATGTCTTGATTATATCACGGTTATAATTAACCCAAGACTTATCAGCCCTATCCAACTCTATCATCTCTTTACGATACTTTATATCCGCACGATACTTTTTAATCTCTTCCTTGTATATTCGTATCTGCTCATTGAGATTATTTTCTACCTCAATCTCCTCGGGTGTCTTGCTGTTATCTACCAACTTCTTACCCCACTCGTAGACATCCTCTTTGGTCATAGTGTCATCATTCATATAGATTATCTCAAGTCTCTTGTAAACCTTGTAGTTATTATCGGTCTCTCTGCAACCTGTTCCCTCAATGAACTCACTATACAACATAATCTTTCTCCTTTCTTACCAATTAGAGGCTATTGACTTAATCTTGAGTAATGCAGTCTCCCAATACTTGCACTCATTCTCAACTGCTTTAAGATTCTTCAATCCTTTTGCCCAAGGACAACCGTCTGCTGAATAAATCTTGTAAGCCTTGCGGATTCTACCACTCATATCTACCCAACTATCATCTGCTATCTTGATACCGTACTTCTTCTCTAACTGCGCTCTACTCATATTCATTTCTCCTTTCAAAATCAATGTTTTCTGTTCCTTACAATGCCATTATAAGCCTATACTTATATATTGTCAAGTGTTTTTGAAATATTTTTCAAAAATTATTTACAAAACAGTAACGCTTGCTTGAAAATGTCATTTGCCTCATCCTTATCCAATGTTGTCCAAGTCTGTAACAAATTGGTAGTTCCGTCACCATTAGGAATGTAAGCATTCTCACCTAATTCATAGTGATAGAATATCTTGACTGTATATCTTGTCTTCTTCTCTATCTGCTTGGGTAATTCACGGTACAGATACATTGCTGACAACAACTCATCCTCTGTGGGTATATATGTATCAACATCTATCTCATCCGTTGAACATACTATAACTACCTTACCACTGTACTTATCATCACTTACTAAATATTTCTTTGTCATATTCGCCACCCTTTCCTAAAATCCAAACTTCATACAGTTCTTGATACATCGCTTAACCTCTTTGTAGTCACCCACAAACTCTTTATACTCATCAATGTCATTAACCTTACAAGCACCGTATCCGTCTGTAACTACCTCAAAATCCCAACCCTTGATTCTCAATAGTTTTTCCATTCTCAATGCAAGTGTCCACTCATCATCCGAAAAACTAACCTCGGCTAGTCTCCACGGTAATGCTTTTTCTGCTCCTTTGTATGTAACTGTCATATTTGATTTCTCCTTTCTTGTAATTCCTTACAATCATAGTATAAGTCAATACTTATATATTGTCAAGTGTTTTTGAAAAATTTTTCAAAAAAAATAAAACCCCTTGATTTAAGGGGTTTTATACCATTTAAAAATCTGACATGTTTATCTTTTTTCTTTTCCGTCCTTATCCCAAACACTTGACTTAACAATAGCCACCTTACCGCCACCTATATGGTCAAGTTTATAATAATTACCGTCACCTTTAACATCAGCAACTATGTCAAAATACTTATTTCTAAACCATTTTATTTTCTTACTATTAAGATACTTACATATTGCGTCATTTGCGGATGAATTACCAGGTAACTTATCCCAATCAAACTCAAAGAATACAGATTTACCATCACTATTGCTGTTAGCATTCTCTCTCTGCTCTTTGGCTTCTTTTATCTGCTTTGCCTTGGTCTCTTCATTCTGCTTTGCTACTGCTCTGTTATAAGCATCTTGCTTTGACTCTCCGTCATATATAGGAACGTGCTTTCCGTTTACTGTTATCCAATCTTTAGGTTCTTTTTGTGCCATATTTTTCACCTCATACATTTGAGTTTATATACAATAAATACCAATAAAATGATAGCAAAATATCTTAATAAAATCAAGTTTAAAAATATGGCTCTAGTGCTAATATCTCTTCGTCAGTACAGTCACCAATATCCTTACACCCACTTGGTAACTTGACTGTCTGTATCATTTTATTCTTTATCTGTGCTTTCAATTTCTCATATGCATCTCGCCCTGCTTTATCCATATCGGTGGCTATTACTAATAATCTACAAGGCATTGCCTTTAACTCTTTTATCTGTCTTTGATTTCCAGTTCCATTCAATGCAACACCATATATACCTAACTGCCAAAGTCTTAACACATCAATCATACTCTCTGTTACCCAAACTGTTTTTGGAAACTCATCTAACTGATATAGTTGATATATTCCATAACAACACTTTGACACATCTCTCGGATAATTAAAATACTTATAGTTTACTGACCGCTTTGCTACAAACAGACAATTACCGTCTTTATCCAAATTTGGCATAGTTATCATTTGATTTTCGCAGTCGTATCCAATATCAAACAATTCTATCAACCATTCTTCTGTTATCCCACGCTTTGCCCAATATGGGTGATAATATCTATAACTATCAAGTTCTTCTTCTGACACATATGTCACATTCTCTTCTTCTTTTTTCTGCCCACGCTCAAAATTGATTTCCAATGGCTTTCTATTCTCTATTGATACCGTAAGAAAATTACGGCAAAGCCATTTCCACCCCTGTGCACCTATCATATCATCAGTATATCCTAAACAAAATGATATCATTTCTGGCAATGTATGTGTCTTATGACATGAGAAACAATGAAATGTTCCAGGCAGTATTACCTTCCCATCCCTCTTCTTTTGTATCTTCGTTATACCTGCACTCGGTCTATGTTCATTGTGGTATGGACAACATACTTGAATATCATTCGTGCCATCTATAATCTTGTCCAATAACGGTATGTCATTCATTCGTAATTGAGATTGCAATGTTGTAAGAATATCCATTAGTGAACAATCAAACATTGTATCATTTATGGTTATCATTAGAATACGTCCTCTTTTGCTGTCTGCTTTTTCTTCTCGCCACCGTCACTAGGTTTCTTTTTTATGACACCACTGTCATTATTGTCTGATATTGGTAAATATACAAAATCACCAGTATTAATATCACAGTTATAGCACACCCTACCACCAACTGCACCGTTCCTTGACTTCTTTATACCCATTTCAAGTACATTATCTTTCTTATATCTGATTGATATTACCGTACTCGCATTATGGGCTATACCGTCACTATCCCTTATACTCTCAAGTTCTGGTGTTCCGTCATCTTCGGACACCACACCGCCCCTATTTGCTTGCACTACCACAAGTATAGGTACATGCATTTCTACGGATAAAGCCATAAGGTCTTCACTGATATTTGTGAGTGATACTGTCTTGCTATCATTTCTCTTTGCTCTCTCATCATTGAGATATGTAATACCGTCTATTGCAACTATATCCAACTTAGCTTGCTTTATCCAATGCTTTATACTTGATACTGTTGGATTATACCCAAAATCTTTTGGTGTGGTCACTACAAAATCATTCTCTTTCTCTGCAAGTGTATCTAAATACTTTTCATATTCGTCAGTATCTATATCTTGTGCCCCACGCATAAGAGATGTGTTTGAGTAATGATTAAACAGAGTATCAAATCTAAATCCTAGGCTCGTGTCACTCATCTCGGGACTGAAATATCCAACATTAAATCCCAATCCCCACACATGTGTGCATATTCTTTCAAGCACAAACGACTTAAGATTATTTGTCCTCGCCACTATCACAAACAATTCTTCCGACCTTTGTATGCCGTGTATGATATCATCAAGTTCTTTAAAACCTGTCTCAAAAAACCATTCTTGCGGATTTTCTCTACGCTTCTTATACTGCTCAAGTCTATCTTTACTCTTTGTTAAACTCTTGTATTGTATGTCATAACTTGGCTGTAATTTCTGCAACTCACCTGATAGATACTCTACAGCAGTATTACTATCTGTCTGCATTAAATCAGCCATCTTACGCATACTTGGCAATAATTGCTGATATAGATACTCTTCTCTGATTGTATTCAACAAATACCTATCAGTCTCAGCAACATCGACCAATTCAACATCTTCAAACTCACTTAAAAATGTTGCTATGTCTGGCACATTACCATATTCTTTTACATGTGTCTCTATGAAATTATATTCATCCTTATATTCCCCAAAAAAATCCTCTGTTAAATTATTATCTTCTATAAGCGAATTATCTTTTGTCTGTAATACTCTTGACAATATCTGTAACTGTACCATCTATAACTCCTTTACCTATCTCATATCTCGGCTCTTAAATACAACCACCTCTGTATCCTTTGATAGTATCCTACTTGCTATCTTATCGCCAAGTGCCTTATTCAAAACTTCCTTAGTCTCACAATTAGAAGTAAATATATTTGAATAATGACTCATTATCCTATGGTTAATGATAGGTAATATCTGTGAATAATCATAAGCACTCATATTAGTACTTGCTATATCATCCCATACAACTAAATCAACCTCTTTAACTAATTTCCTTATCCTCATAAAATTTGGGTCTTTATTATCAAAATCTTTTAGTTGCATAAGGAAATCTGGTACACTAATAAATACTGCTCGTTCACGTAGTCCGTTGCCATCCCACACTTCTTCAAAATACTTATGCATTAACTTTATAGCCCAACTAGATTTACCGTTTCCGACAAATTTACTGCATATATAAAGATTCTTACCCTGCTGTACAAAATCATATATATCGGATTTAATTTCTCCCAATCTCCTATATGCATCTCTATCACATTCTGGTGCATATAATGTAATCACTTGCTGTAAGTGCTTTGGTAGATTACTGTTCTCCATTAGGAATTTCATCTCTGTATATTTATTACACAAAGTACATTTATTATCTCTAGTACAGACTTCGTGATACCAACAATTTGGATTACGCTCAATATTTATCTGTTGAGAAATGTCCATTAATCATTGCCTCCTCTGATACGTGTTCAGAACTTGTATTATATTCCCCAAATACATTCTCACGTTTGTTATAACTATATCCATTTTCTTTTAATTCAAAAAAACTTGCCCAATCACAATCTATACTTTTCTGTATAATTTTTATCTGTACATCTTCGTCTCTTGAAAGTTTAACTAACTTTCTAAGAAGACTGACCCAATTATTATAACTAGGTGGTACAGTAGTTTTATTAAATCTTACTGGAAGATATTCTTTCAATTTATCTGCAACGTCTAAACTAAATCCATACTCTTCTTTATATATTTCGTTTTGACATTTATCATATACATTAACTTTTTTAGGTTTTTCACTAAAAGGATTATCTTTAGTGGACGGTGAAGAAACTTGTTTCTTCTCCTTAATCTCTTTATCATTATTTAGTATATTATCATTAATTAATTTTTTGTCTGGTGTCATTTTAGAATGACGTGGTCGTGTGACCGTGTCATTTTCAAATGACGTGGTCATAGTTTTCACGTCATTTTTAAGTGACGTGGTCGTGTCTATTTGATTTGGACGTTTAAATAAACTTAATGCGCTATTAGATAAACCATAATATGTACGTGAACCACGCCCTTTTCTATTATGTACTGTTTCAGATACAATAAATCCAATACTCTTTAGATTTGATAATCTATTTCGTATAGTAGGTTCAGAAAGCCGTAAAATAGGTAAATCTTCTACAATCTTTTTATGAGATAACCAAGTTAGTACAATATTAGGTTCGTCATAAAAATCAGATTCCACTACCATATGGTACATATCTGGAGAACCACAAGCCAACATAACATAATACATTAATAATACGTCTATCAAATCTAAATTTAGCATATATGCGACTTCTTGACTGCACCCAAATATTGAATTTAACATTACTACTCTCCTTGTCTTATAGGGTAAATTAAAGACCTACCTTGCGGTATGCCCCCCGCTCGGATAGGTCTCTAATTACTACTTTTTGTCAGTTATGAAGTTGTCCACCAGTTACGGAGGGCATCCCATAACTGACTGATTGTATATACAATATACACTTTGGTTGCGTATTCGTCAAGTTGTTTTTCACAAGCCAGTTGGGTTACTTAACAACTCTCTTAATATTCAACTTCCATGTACAAGTATATCATAGGTTTTTATGACAGTAATGTCAATTAGTTTTTGTGGCTTCGTAGATTTCATCTATCTGGTCATCTACAATACCGTTCACAACATTCCACAAATCATGTCTTTCAGCATTCATGTCTATACCGTCAACATCTGGAATACTTCTCTCTTCCATATGCTCAACGGTAAAATAATTATCACCACGTTTGATTGCAACTCTACTCGTTGCTCTGATTGTTGTTGTAGTTCCTTTTATCTCATAATCTGCCATTTGTTATTCTCCTTTACGTAAAAAACACAAGCCATATAAATCGTACAAGACTAAATACAGATGCACATGCCATAGGCAAAGCAACATATAGTAAATCTATATCTATGATATTGAACCACCATAATGGTAACAATACTAATGTTAAAATTGCACTTAAGGACATTAAATCATCTGCTATTCTCATCTCATACCTACTTGACATTAGTGTCATTATGTTTCTTATTGTGTGCCAATGCTATCACAACTGGTGTTAAAAGACCAATTACAAATCCAAGTATGAACCCAATTACTATTTCTGGAATATACATATAACACCTACTTTCTTGCCACTACCCAAACATTAAGGTGTTCTTTACTTATCCAACTGCCAACTTTAAGTACATTCTTAGATGTATATCCCTTTGCGCACTCTAGTGTATCTACTCTCTCTTTAAAATACAACTTGTTTGCAATTTTAATAGCCTCTTCTGCTGTTGCACATTTAGACATGGGTACTGTAATAAAAGATTTACCTTTATTCTCTTCAATACCAACAAATAACTGAACCATAATTTACCTCTCTTTCTAATCCATCGAATAAGGGTGGTTTTTTGCCCCAAAAACGAGTTCTAATAACATAGACGATACTTTATTCGTCTTTTGCAATTGTAATGGTTAATTTAGGTATTTCCTTGGTGATTCTGCAATTATTTAAATCAGCAACTACCCCTTGTGGTAATTCACCCTTATATAAAACTGATTCAAGAACATCCATATCTATATATTCTTTAGTTCTGATATATGGACATTCTGTGTCACCATTTCTACTACTCCAGTCTTTTTTGAGTATTTCAAGTGCTTTATCCTCATTAAGTGATTCTTGTTTCGATACTGAATACTTTGCTGTATAACCGCCTGCTGTAAAGTTGGTCAGTTTGTCTGCCACCATTAACCGCTTAATTTCAGCATTTTCAGTATCACATACTTTTTTAAGTGCTTTGGCTTCTGCGTTATGACCGCCATAAGATGTTACAAGTTCTTCAAGTGTCATTCTAACCCTCCTTTTTGTTTCTAAAATTATCCTTGGTATATTTTTGTGTTACATCACCCATTAAACCATTTCTACCTTGTGGAATTGACTTTTTAAACTCAATGAGTTTCCATATATCTGCCTTATCCCACAATCTTGCATTACGCTCACCTCTTATATACTTTGGTAATAGTTTTGCAAGTTCGTGGTCTGGGTGTAAATCTTTCCACTTATACCAACTAGTTACTGTTTGCACAGACACACCTACTAAAAATGCGACTGTGGTTACATTGATTTTTGTTTCATTGTTATCCATAAAATCTCCTCCTAATAAATCAAATGCAAGAAGGTTTTTGAGGATTTTGAGTATTATGACTTTTAATCTGCTAATAAGAAATCAACCATTTCTGATTTTGAAAAATCAACACCATTATCAATTAAGGCATCTGCCATTTTTCCTTTTTTATTTACTAATGTCCACACCCTCTCATCTATCGTATTTTTACAAAGAATATTATAAATAGTCACCATATTCTTCTGTCCTATTCTATGGCATCTGTCTACGCACTGCTCGTACAATGCTCTGTTCCAAGGGTGGTCAAGGAAAATTTCAACAGTCCCAGCAGTAAGTGTTAATCCAGTGCCCATAGCACCACTTGTACCAATAATTACTTTACAATTAGCATCATTTTGAAATTTGTCTTTCATTCTCTGACGGTCTTCGTCTTTGGTATCGCCTGTTATGACAGCAATGTCATATTTCTGTGACAGTCTTTTGCAAACTTCATCAGTTATAGAAGTCCAATTTGAGAATATAACTATTTTCTCGCCATTTTCTATGGTGTCTTCTACTATTTCTTCCATACGGTCAAGTTTCGCTGACTCTTGTATCTGACTTGAAAGAATACCTGTATATCCAGTGGCTTGGCGCATTCTAATCATTTCTGATAAAGGATTTGCTGATGACTTAATTTGGTCTATATTAGACTTAATCTCATTAGTAATCTCCTTGTATATGATTGCTTGCTTTGGTGTCATATCAACGTATTCGTCTATATACGTCTTTTCGGGTAAATCGAGTACGTCCTCTTTTCTTCTTCTGAGCATGATTTCATCTAACTGCTCTTGAAGTTCACCAAGATTCTTATATCCAATCACTTGATATCCACCATATCCACCCATAGTACAAAAATGATTTCTGAATGAATAGAACGAATGCTTTTCATAACCTAACCATTTAAGAATACCGTATACATCTAAGGGTCGGTTAAGTAACGGTGTACCTGTCATGGCAATCATAGTCTCTGCCTTGAGTTTAAGTAATCCTTTACCTTGCTGTGACGTGGTATTTGTTAACGCTTTATGTGCTTCGTCAAGAATTATCATATTTATGACACCATTGTCACATAGTTTACATAACTCACTAACTATATCATCATTTCTAAGCGATTCTATATTAGTTATCAAGAAGTATGACTGACTAATTTCACTGTTTGGATTGTTTGTTATGTCAACCAACTGTTCATACTTTTCTGCATTACTGCCTATAACTATGTTGCCTGCTCTGTTAGTTTTCTGCCCAATAATCCACCCTTGTTCATTAGAATGTATACCAATTTCATTTGCCCAATTCCATTTAAGTCCATTAACACCACACACTACTAAACAATGCCTATAATTATTGTTTGTTTTACGTATGCACGCTATGTCTATAGATTGTTTTGTTTTACCACAATTATGTACTACAACACTATTGCATATAAAATTGTGAATATCTGGGTGGTCAATTTCAATATCATAAACGTCCTCATACCCATTTTCTTCAATTGATATAATTTTTTGCAACCTAGGTACAAGATATATTTTTGTGCCCTTTCGCATTACATAATCTAAATTGGGATTGAACTGATATAAATGCTTTGATTTGGTATCAGCGTGTTTTTTACAATGTTCTTTAATACTAAGTAATTCAAGATTTTCAAACCTATTATCGGTTTTAATACCATTAATATGGTGTACCACTTCTTTTTTAGTATCTACGATATGTCCTGTATTTTCGTACCACACTTGATGGTGTTTATATATCCCACCCTCGTTTTTAAGATGTTCATAATTGGGCATAGATTTAGTTAGTTTACCTTTCAGTCTTACATATCCACACCTATCTAACACTTCGACAATATCTTGATTCATATATTTTACGTTAGCGTTACATCTTAATTGTTGGTACATACACTTTTTGCAATATCCATTAAACTTTGCATATGGATAAGTGATAAGATTTTTTGTACTACCACATAATTTACATACCTCTTGACCATTAGTAAATACAGAATCACCTACTTTAAGTTGACATGCCTCAATCCAACCCTTATCTGTGTAAATTAAATGGTCTGGTGTACATACAATATCTGTATCCTCTAATGTGATTTTAATAGTCTCTTTGTTGCCTTTATATACAACAGATTTCATTGGTAAATACCCAAATCTACCGTCTATCATACATTTAATTTGTATAGAATTATCTTTAGCAAATAATTTATATAAATTACTAAGTTTAGTATCTCTAGTAGCGACTTTACCGACTTCTTTTATCATTACTTTACAATTACCAGAGATACAACCCATCATATCACCCAGCAACCACTTGTCATGCACTAATCCATACTTAACACCATCCAACTGATAACTATATGGCTCTGTCTTAAATGTGAAGTTACTAGGTATCTGTACATCATCTTCTGTTTTAGATATGAGCAGTGACGGGTCAGATATGTTGACATCTATGTCATAATCAGATAATCCATTAATGATATCTGCTAATGACTTAAAGGAAACTTCCCATTCTTTTGTATTAGCATTCCAATATCTGCTAGGCAATGCTCTTACAAAATCCACTATATAATTGCTGAAAGGGAAAGAGAGATAAAGGGAACAATTTCCGTTGCACCTATCGCTCTTTCTTATGTCAACCTTAATCATTCTCATTCTCCTTCTCTGACTTGAGAATTTCTAACATTTCCAAGTATGCAAAGTATTCGTTTTCTCTTTCTTCGTAATAAGTGTTTTCCATTTTTGGTTTCTCCTTTTCTGATATTTACAAGGTTTATAAGGTTTCCGTTCAGTTAATATTATATACAATGTTTATTGAGAAGTCAATACCTATATTGAAAAATTTTAGATTAGTCGGAATATTTGTTATGTAAACTAAATAACATATCTTTGATACACTTACGTTCTTTGTTCATATCTGTACAACTATACAGTGTATCTATAAATTCTTGGATTTCAGTGCATAATGATTTGATATCTTTTATTACTGCACCTTCATTGATTTGACCTAATTGATATGCCCTTTTATTATTCACATACTGATTATATGTGGGTAATATGTCATTGTATTCTGATTGTGTAACATCTTTAGATTTAATTTTGTCACGAACAATATATAGATTTGCAAGGTCTGCTAAATCATCTAGTGTCTCTGCATTCTCTTCCAACTCCGATATTGTATAATCAATTATATTTATATCCATAGTTATTTTCTCCATAAAAGGGGATAGCAAAATACTATCCCCCATACAGTGATTACTTCATCTGCTCAATTTGACGTTTCATCTGGTCTATTTTCTGCAACATTTGCTCCTTATCATCGTGACGACTATAACCGCCATCACGACTAGTATATCTGCCCATGCTATCACGACCTCTTCTATAACTGCTATCCTCGCTGTATCTTCCATCACCGTCACCGTCACGACCCCTTCTTCCGTCATTGCTATTTCCATAACCATAACTTCCGTCATAGCTACCATCGTAACTGCCACGATAAGAATTGTAAGAGTTATTAGAATAACCGTCATTTGAATAACCACTATTTTCCATTGCTTCAACTGTCTTAATATCCTTGATGATATCAACTGCTCTGTAAGCACGGTCTAGTTCAGTAGGAGAGATATCGCCCTTCTTTACTATGTCCTTGAGTTCATCATCAAGCATTTCACATAAATCATATAATGATTGCATACTGGCGTCCTCCTTTCTACGCTATCCGAAATGAAATCTAATTTTTTATGTACCATTTTTTACCTCGCTTTTCTGCCAACACCTTACCGCTGTGTATCCACCTATTTACCGTTGTTCTTGTAACACCTTTAGATTTTGCATAAGATTCAACATCCACATAATTACTAGGTATGTTGTGTGATTTTATCCAATTGGTTAATACGGTATCCAATGATTGCCCACGTTTCACATGATAATATACATAGGATTTATGTATTCCAAATTTATCTGCAAATTCTGATGCGGAATACATCTGTTCATGATATTCATAAGTTGTAGTGATATTACGATTACGCATTTGTTCTCTTGCGGTAGTAAACCGACAATTCTCTGGTGAATATCCTAAATTATTGTCAATTCTGTCTAAACTCCAATATCTACCGTCTTTTGTTTCATCATATCCATTTGCATATGCCCATGTATAAAAAGATTCAAAAGAATTTTTCCACTCATTACAAACATCAATTCCTCTGCCACCATATCTTTTGTTATTAGTGTCTCTACATCTACTTAACATAGATTGATACTTATGATATAGTTTACTCTTACATTTACCATGTTTAGTGCCACGTTCAACAAATTGTTTAGCACACTCGTTTCTAAGACACCCACATGACTTTTGCCCACAAAGGAGTCTAGAATAATTAAGTTCTATGTCATTGCCACAATCACAGTGCAACAACCATTTAGACCTACCAGTTTTCTCAATGGCAACTAATTTTCCAAATCGCCTACCAACAATATCTAAGTTGTCATACTTATCTCGTTTTTGCATATAATCGCCCTCCATAGTATTATCTACGCAATTCGATTATATTACGCATTAGTAATTTATGCAACACGAGTTACGGTTAAATTCGCATTCTGCACATTAATAGGCGGTGCTGGTGTTGTTGCAGGTGTTGCTGATTCGGATGTATTTTCAACACTCACATTGAAACAACACCCTCTAGGTATTGTAACTATGGCAGTGGATGTCACATTGAAATATTCATCTACTGCCGCAGGTGTCACAATCGCCCTACTTGTAAGCACTGGTTCACCGTCAATAGCAACTGCTATTGATATAGCACCTACCGTACTACCCTCAGGAACTGCTATGTTCCCATTAAAAGTTACTTGATATCTTGCAAAGCAAGCATTAGGACAATTGACAATACCACGGAGAGTTACAATCCCACTTTCACTTCTGTGAAGCACATAACCTTTAGGACAACCTATTGTAGTCTGTAAAACCACGGGTTGATTTGGTTGTACTACTTGTATTGGGTTATAAGTAAACTCAGCCATTAGTACTCACCCCCTTAGAAATTGCCACAACCACAACCGTAGTTCTGTGTGCAACAATTAGGGTTCTGCACGATATAAGCAGGTCTTGCTACTGGATTAAGATAGTCCTCCAATACCGCAGTCTGTCTGCTATTATCTGCAAGTAACTGTGCTGTCTGTGCACCTTGTGATGCCGCAAGATTAGCCATTGTAAGCTGTCTTTCAAGGTCTGCAATCTTCTCATTTTTAGCATCTATCTTATCCTGACACAACTGGTCTTTAATTGACTGGATGCCTCCATTGATTGTGTTAAGGATTGCCTGTGTGTTCTGAGTGTCGTTTGTACGTGTAGCACATGCCTCTCTTGCTATATCGCTACCTAAGTTCGCTACAGCAAGACGGTTTTCACAGCAACAATCTGCTAACTGTGACTGCAATGCAAAATTCTGGTTCATGTCTGCTATCTGATTAGTATATGCTGTCTGCATAGCATCCATAGCCCTATTACATCCTGCAACCTCAGCATTTGCAAAACCATTGGAGATTGCGGTGCTAATACCACTAAGTTGACTTGTAAGACCTGCATTATCAAATCCTCTATTAACATCATTCTGTGTCTGAGTGTTGAAGAAATAGGGGAACATTTCATTTCCACCGTAGCCTCCAAAACCACCCCAACCACCATTGCCCATAAGAGCAAAGAGGAATAAAATAACCCACCAACTATCATAGCCACCGAAACCGCCACCAAAGCCATTTCCGTAACCACCCATGTAAGCAGGTGCTACAGGCATATACATGCCATTTCCACTGTCTGTTAATGCCATAACATTTTCTCCTTTCTGATAATTGTTTTCAGTTAGCGGCTATTCTCTTAATCGAATAGTCGGTATATCATAGGTGTGCACTCCTTAGATAACTTATAATTTAAACCCCATTTTCTGTGCCAATGTCATAATCCTATTAAGACTTTCTTGTGACATCTGATTATTGTTCAATAGATATTGAACAGCACCGTGTGGGTCATTAGCATATTGATTTGGTATGTTTATTTTTCTCTGCATTAAAAACTGCATAGGATTCTGCATAAATGTATTGAATTGGTTTTGCATACCATTATTCATTTGTTCTTGGAATAAGGGATTTGCCATTGTTATTAGACCTCCTATTTTCACCGATAGTTGCTTTCTTTATAGATTTAGTTATATCGGATATAGCGTCTTCAAATTCATCTCTTGTTATAAACATGGATGTATCTATATCATTTTTTCGTATATCCGACTCATTACATTCTGAATAACTAAATATTCTCAATGGCTGTGGCATTCCACTTTGGTCTGCTGACTTGATATAAAATACTTGACTTTCTGAATCAAATAATACTTGACTCATTCCAGGTGCTACTGGATATGCCTTAGCACCACTTTCACCTTGTACCCATACCATGCTCGAATTATTCTGTGTTTGATTTTGTGACATTGGTGTCATATAATTCGGAACTGTTGGGTTTACATAACTTTGATATGGATTTGCGTAATTCATTATTCATCCTCCTTTGTAAAATAGTAAATTACCACTTCGTCCCCACTGTCCCATGTATCCATATAATCACCAGATATGCAGGTAACTACATGGGTACCAGTGGCTAATAGATATCTACCCTCTGGGTTATCTTCACAGAACTGCTTTACTGTATAACAGTATGGACATGTATTTGGTATGACATGCATGTCATATCCTTGTGATTTTAAATAAGCACTCCACACCGCATTAGATGATGGCATATCATGCATATAAAATCCTTGCATCATTACTGCTGTATATACATACTCCCACGACTTATCCATGAGTATGGATATTGCCCTTATTACACAGTCACCAACTAAATTATTATTAGGATTAGGATTTGTTTGAATAAACATTTACACTTACCTCTTACATTAATAATTTTCACATGGATACCGCATAGTCTCAATGAAGTCCAAGTGCAAGTTAAGTGCAATTTTTGTGCAAAAAAAGAAAGAGTAGTATCTCTACTACTCTTTCCGAAAATAAAGGAGTTATAACATGAGATGGTTTTGATGAAGCATCTCTTATAACCAATTATATTTTGGAGAATATTTTATCTTCTCCCTTGTACACTATATTTTTAACTTGTCTTACTGATAAATCAAATTCCGCAGCCAGTGGCTCAAATCCTATACCATCAATTAGATTTCGTCTCATTATCTTTCTGTTGCGTTCACCATGTCTGCCTATTATCCATCTATCAATGAGAATATTCAAGTCTTCTACTGTTATATCATCTAATTCAGGACACCTTTTCTCACTCATGGTTTTGTCTTCTTTGTCCTATTAGGTTTTGCATGATACCCTTTGCCGTGGCACACATTACATTGTACCTGACCATCTGGTATTTTCTTTCTCCTATATGCGGATGTTGTAATTGTTTGTTTAACGTGTGCCATATGTTATATTCCCGCTATCTTGTATGTAAGCATTACCACCATCATCAGAATTTACCTCTTGTGATATTGTAGACGATGGTATATATTCCCAACTGTTTTCCCAAATTATCCAACCTATATTACTTGCAAAGAGTAAAACTACAAGAATTATTATGAGTATCCACAATCTCCTATTTGAGCGTTCCATTCTTGCTTGTGCTCTCTCAAATATCATGACTGGTACATAATTAGGATTTTCAATCTTAGATAGTGTTGCCATTATTCACCCTCAACAATCACAAGTATTTTTGTTGCTGATTCTATAGACCACTTCTTGACTAACATGTTTTCTATAGTATCTTCAAGGCTCTCATAACCTTCTGCCTTAAATGATATCAATTCTTTCTCTGTATTATTATCTTGCAATATGACAGTAATGTCAGTTGATGTAAGTTTACTTAGTAAATCAACAAGTTTCATACATTATACCTCATTCACATATTCTTTGTTCCTATATGTTGCAGCTATCCAACCACTCGGTATCTTCATCCATATATTACCGTTAAAATCTACTGTTCCTTGACATGTAACCTTAGTGCCCTTCCTTAAGATAGCATATCCGTTACCATCATCATAAGAGTTCTGCTTTGCATTTTTGGTTATCTGAGATATTAATGTCTTATTGCCCTCTGGCTCTACCCTAATAAACAAATTAACATTTGTCTTATATGTCGTACCTTTATGATATTTTATAACACCGTTTGATTGTGGCTTAGTGTCAACCACAATAGGTTCATTATAGGATTCACCATGATAATTAAAATCATCCCACTTCTGTAGACCCCATTTATTGCATGTGGTCATGAGGGTATTGACATATGTGCTACTTGTTGCATAGCCATCTTGTTTTAGTCTCTCAGCATATAGCAATGGGGTGTCAGCAGTTTTGAGATTTGCATACCTTTTAGTTGAAATGAAATCATAATATCCATTGATGCCAGATACTAAATCTGGATATGTGCGGAAATTATCACGGATAGTAGTTAAATGACCTACTGTATATTCCTCTTTGGTTTTCATGTTAACACTTGTACCTTTCCAAGTATTACCACACTTCATTCCAAATAGATTGTTATATTTTGCAAGACCACTAAGTCCATATGCGCTTTCAATACATGCTTGCGCAATTACTGTACTGCAAATAAGATAGCCACGTTCTTTGGCTATCTTTTGTATAATCGGTGCTACTTCTGCTATGAATTTTTTACATTCCGCATTACTAGCCATATATGTTATCCCTTTACGACAGGTGTGTCATTCTCTTCTTTTTGTTCAACATCCTTGGGTACAACTTCGGATAACTGTTTGAGTAACTGAATAACTTTATCATACCCAACCATACTTGCTACCCACACAGCAATGCCCATAAGGAATAAACAAATAATATTGTTCACTGTCCAAGGAATTGCCATAAGCATATATCCAATTGCTGTACCGCCACAACCAACTACAATTGCATTTATAAGCGCAACCATATTTGCTGAATACTCCTTATGTGCATTGGAATATGCTTTCTTTATAGCCTCAGTTAAAAGAGAAGTTACAACTGAACCTACTGTGAACATTGTGATAAAAAGTGTAACTGTCATATATTACTCTCCTACTACAACCTTATGTGATGAGTCTTGATAAACTATATCTTCTAGATTTGCTACCTTACTCTCCAACTTAATAAGTTTCTCACGTATCTCTTTAATATCAACTTGAAACCCTTTGTTGTCTTCCTTAATATCCTTTACAGTATTTTCGATAGTATCCAATTTGACTATTATAGTTGCCATCTGCGTTGCATCTGCTTTATCATCACTAGTCTTATTACGTGAAAATGCCTTGTAGCCAAAGAATATGCTACAAGTTACTGAAAGTACTGTAATTAAACTCATAATTTCTACAGTCATGTGCGCTCCAATCTCGCTCCATCTCCCCAATATCATTATAATATTAAAATGACACTTATGTCAACTTATTTATCCTTGGGGTTGGTCACTTGTTTTATCATCATTTACGGTATCATTAACATCTTTTAATTTGAATATCTTAATAAGTGCACACATAACGACCTCACCACCAAAAAATCCAAATAAACATGTAGTCAAATCACTATCCAATGGTTTCTCAAAGCCTAAAAATATTAATGCAATTATGACATAGACAATCAATACCGATATACTGAATACAACATAATTTGCTAATGGCACTTGTTGTAAATCAAATCTTTTTCTATTCTTTATTTTATTTTTTATTTTTCGTATACGTGTTTTAATACTCATTATGAAACTATCTCGCAATTCTTTTTATTCATACCAGAGAGCATAGACATCTATTGACCTAGCACCATTTGTCATTACAGCTACATAAGATGATCCAGATATAGTCTTCTGAGACTTGGCGATAGCACTGTTTGTTAATTCTGTATCATTTACAAGAGTTTTATTTGCAGCTGAGAATAACTCACCGTACCTCGTTTTATCCATTGTTTTACCTTGAGTTATGGTACACAGCCTTGTTGCATTATTAACTATGTTCTTAGAACCTATACCGCATTGAGTATTACCACCACTTATAAGTACTGTAGTCATAGTAAGTTTATTAGTAGAATACGTTGGTGCTACAAATGTATAACCACTATATAATGTCCACCCGTTAGCAGGTTTAGTTTCCTCCGCATCACTACTCATATACCCATACCAATACAGACAATTATCTGGCATAAACCTCAATACATTACTGTCTGTATTAAATGCTTTAGTATAATCAGCAGTAAGGTCTTCTGGATTTTTAGCCACACTTGATTTAAGGATAAATGCTGTATCTGGTAATACTGCATTTGCTAAATATCCGTTGCTATCTGTTTGTCCTACTACTGTCCAATCTGTTCCGTTTGTAGAGTAGTAGATTGTATCTTGTGCCGCTCCGTATATATCGGCTTTATGTGTTGATATTTCTTTGATGCCTATTATTTTAGTTGGAATATCATACTCATTGTATGTAGTACTTGGACCTGATTGTAAACAGAACCCACTACTAAAATATACTTTATATTCTCCATCTGTAGCAGAATTATTCAATCTAACATATCTCATATAATGATTAGTCCATATAGAATACATAGCAGCTTGAATACTATATGCGGTTGAACTATCACCAGAATGAACAGCTGGATTTCTCATAGTATTTGGATTAGTTACATCTATATACATCATAGCCAAAGTACTATATGGATAATATGCTTTAAATTCTATTCCAAGCATATTGTAATTTTGCCAACTGTCATCTAATACTACACTTTGAGCAGAAAAAGAACTACTTGCTGAATTATTAACCCACAATACTTTTTCTGTTCTAATATTACGAACTTTAGTTTGACTAAGTTCAGTAAGTCCAGTAATTTTAAGAGGCATACACGAAACATTTTCACTTCCTGTTGCATTACTAGGATAACTCAATGAAAATTTTACACTAGTATCAGATGCATAAAAAACACCTCTTGACCAAGTATAATTACTTGCAGACTTCGTAGCAATAGTAAGAATATTATGTCTTACAGAATTTCCATCTACGCTCGTTTTAAAATTACTTACTGGTATAATAACCAACATCGGGTCATTATCAATTACCATATCGGCGCCATATCTATAATAAAAACATAAATAATTATAATTATTTATATTATCCGACAATGCAACCGTCTGAGCAGGAAACGTTGATCCTGTTGGGCTTGGATTCTCCCACAATGTAACTTCCTTGAATCCATCCACATCCATTATTTCAAGTTTAATAGTCGTATCTGCTTTAGCAGCACTACTAAATGTGAGTACTGCTTGACCATCTGTAATCTGTATATTTGATACACCCAGTATCTCACCATCACTAAATGGTTCTACATACTTCTTAATAACACTGGTTGATTTTATTCGTGAGTCATAAATCGTTACAGAAGTGTCTCCTGTTAATACAGTAGCAGGAGAAGTCCAAGCACTTTTCTCTTTTGGTGCTCTGCTTATATTTTGACCTTGATATAATAACTTTGCCATATCATTTATCTCCTTTAAATGTTTCTTACTTTAACTCTAACTACTGCATTTTCTTCTAAGGCATTATCAAAAGTTAAAGTAAGTGTATTATTCGCCACCTCAACTTTTGATATGCCGATTATATTTCCACTAGCACCTATAACACTATGGTCTATGGTGCTAGTAGTAAAGATATTTCTATCATTGATTGTGACACTTGTATCACCTTGTAAAGCATTTGCTTTAATCTTTCTGGTATTAGTGCCAATCATATATCCTTTATAAAACATTGACATAGTGCTTTCTCCTTATGTTAACTTCTCAATAGTATTATTTGGTGCATCAAGTACAATTACACCGCATCTAGGTGAGACACTAGGACTCTTTATTGTAAATGTTGCATTATTTGCATCTGTATATGTGTACAGTCTTGTATTAGCTAATCCATCATATAATGATATACTTCCCACACTTGGAGTGACTGTTATCTGACCACTTGTCGATGTTGTATATGTTGTAGAACCATCTCCTCTTTTAGTTCCTAAAACAAGTACTGTGCCACTTCCATTTAATGTTATTGAGGCTTGTGATACTGATGTAACTCCTTCTGATTTACTTCCTACTGAGTACCTTACTGCCCCCCATATTTGTATTCATCTCAACATAAGCCATAATTCATTCTCCTTATTCTTCAATGAATTTTTACTTAACCACTTGTATAATAATAACAAACTTATAATGTTAGCCAATTACAGTGTAATATACTGTTTTACCTGCCGTTGTTGTGCCTGCTTTATATACAAATCCTGTCGATGATATACTAACAAGCACTCCATTATTTGTCGAATTAGGAAATGCATAAACAACACAATCTTTTGACGAAGAGGATATACTCCATCCAGCTATCTGGTGTGTGCTATCCATATCAATATCGTAAGCAACAACATAAAAAATACTAGAACTTTCGTACATAGTAAGATATATTTTTTTAGGCTCAAATTCACAAGTTATTGTGATTGTATTACCTCTAGTCGGTGAGATAAATGTTCCTGTCTTAACATTCCCACCGCCACTACTCATATCTACATAAGCCATAACTTATTCCTCATTAACTACTGCATCAGCAGGCTTGTTTATTACCTTACCCTCTATATCGTGTAAATGCTCATTTAACTTTGATACCCTAAGAACACTTACAGTTTCACTATCAATGGCACTTGCAATAGCAAGAGAGTAGTCCTTCTCCAACTGTAAATCATCATTGTATTCAACTATTGATGATGCACTTGTTCCGTCTTTTAATTCTTGTACTTGTACTAAATAACATTTAGCCATATTACTTTTTCTCCTTATTCTTATAATTTGAAAGTTTATCCCACTCATTACCTACTATTACTGCAATTACAAATACAGCAAGCATAAGTAGGATAAACACTCCACTAAAAATCAAGATGATTAGATTAAGTATACTCATTCATTCTGCTCCGATTCAGGCTCGGGTTCGGGTTGGGGAATAGGTGGATTCTGTATTGTCTCCGTATACTTATCACCGCCAGCAACTCTGCCATCCGCATTAAGAATTGATACTACAGCCTTTAATACTGTATCCTTATTATTGATATAAGTATTGCATTTAGAATGCCAAAAACTTCTTGCAACATCCCAATCATCTTTAATATCAATAGTTGCTGTTTCTTGAAGTTGTTGATTTGTTACTAAACTTTGTACATAAAATGCCATTTGATATACCTCCTAAATTTATTTTCTATATTGATGTTCCGTCCTGTCCTTTGTCATTGATTACGATTTTTACAAGATAGTAGTTCATATTCATTCTCCTTTATGATTCCATAAATGTGATGTTTACCATTACTTCCGTAGAAGTTGAAGCGCTAGACATATCCACAACAACGCTATCGCCTATGTCTAATTGCTGATACACAACGTTACTCGGCGTAGACCTAACGAACATACACGGCTTAACGGCGGTAAATGTGTGTGTATATCCCGAACTGCTTACTGTTACCAAGGTGTAATTAGACGCATACGTTGCAGGATTTGTTCCCGAAGTTGCATAATTCATATTTATCTGCTCTGTCGGTGACACATACGCACAACAGTTGTATTTAGTACGTAGGCACCGCCACGCAAGGGTGTTGAAGTCCTTAAACGTGCCGTGTGCCAGTTCGTTCACACCGAGGATTTCGAGAGGGATAGCAGAACCGTCACCCGTTGCGGAAGCATTTGCCCTATATGCCGTTGTGAATGATAAAGAAGTGCTCGATACATAATCAATATAACGAGAGTAAATTCTCGCACCACTTGCAACACTTCCCAAGCCTATTACATTTCCAATTTCAGTTGTTGACGTATTTTTTACATCCTCAACTAAATATATGGCACAATTTACAAAATCATTACCAGTTGAGGCTCTATACTTAAAAGCCAAATACTTAAAATTGTCCATACTCTCCGACAAAGTAACCGTCTGCGCCGAAAATGTACTTGTCGGACTCGGATTAGTCCACAATACAGTTTCGGTATACTTCCCACCGCCACCGCCTTTAGTCCTTAATGTGCATAGTTTTTCTGCCATATCAATCTACTCCTTCCACATTGATATAAAATCCATCTGTCGGTATGTCACTCGCATACAGATACAGACAAGATACGGTCGTGTCTACGGTTACATACTGCACTAAATCGTAGGCTTCCTGTTGGGCGGTTGTGGGTAATACTGAACCGCTTGCAGAACCGATATCTATGCTAGGTGATTCTACGTATACGTGATTCAAACTAACCTGTTTTTTATAAAGTAACACACCACTCTGACTTATTACATCTTCTACCCAACCAATTGTCGATACTTCAAATGTATTTACCTTTACAAGATTATTTACTTTTTCTGATGACCATACCTTATCAGGCGCAACTGAATTATCATTAATGTCAACATCTACGTCTGTCGCATCTGTTATTACATAAAAATAATGTGGGTCTATTTGTTGAGTAGGTGTCAGTGCATCATGTGCTTCTTGCGATAATGCGATAGTTACTACATGTCCACTCTCTACTACCCATTTCCCAAGTTCTGCCATATATACAAGAACATCGTTAGTGGACAATCCAGTAAGGTCTACGTCTGTAAGTTGTGCCATTGATGACGCACCACCAGTTCCGTTCTTTAACTTGTCTGTAATCTGTTTATTAGTAAGAGCATAGGGTGCGTAAGTATTATTTGTATCTGCACTGAGCACCATCATTAATGAAACAACACTGTTATCGAATGACTCACCAGAAGGAATATTAATGTATAACTCTTCTACATTTGGCTCAAACTCTGAATATTGAGAAAAATCCATATCAAGAGTATCTCGCTTGACAAACAGCTTTGAATAATCTTCATCTAATATTGTTCCATTGGCAATGATTACTCCAGCATCAAAACTATACGTGAGTGTCATATATCCAAGATGACCACTTTTGCATTCCATCACCATGTCATAGCCATTAGAGTTATAATCCATAAGGTCATACTCACTGAGCGGTATTGCTCCAGTTGCTGACCCACCAAGATACAAGACCTTAATTGCTACGTCATCCGATGCCGTACCGTTTATTGTCAATGTACCATCGTCATTAACAGTCCACGTAATATTATTTGATTCGCCAGACTCACAATTGATTGGAAGAACATTCTTAGCACCATTCTTACGTAATATAGTATGAATGTTGTTATTGTTAGTCTTTACTGTATCAACCGTAGTACCTAGTTCTTTCGTAAGATATCTATTTGGATATGCATACGGAACATAGGTATAGTCAGTACAACTTGATTGAACCATCATTGCATATATGACATTGTTGTCAAATACAGCACCAGATTTTATTGATATATTAACACTCATCGAATCTTCGTACTGCTTAGTAGATGATTCTACAAGAGCATCAAATTCATGTTCTATATAATACTGAGAATTAGGAGTCTCTTGCCATAGTTCCATATCAGATACTGGAGATGGGGATTGCGGATTATTGTAATATAATGTTCCGCTTATATAATTTATACTACTAGACTTAAATAGTGCATTCGTGCTATATATCCTAACTTTGACTCCAGTTTCATTAAATAACGTGTGAATGTCTATTGGCATAGTGTTCTCAAGAACTGACAATGAAAAATTCGCAGTTGCCGTGCCATTCAGCGTTATACTACCGTCACTATTTACTGTCCAAGTAACACCATTTTTACTGCCACTTTCACAAGTTATCGGTAAGAAATTCATTGCGCCATTCTTACGCATCAGCAGTCTAAGGTTATCATCTGTAGTTTGTAAATTTTCTATTTCCTTAGCAACATTTACATCTTTTATCTGATTGGTTATCTGTTTATTTGTAAGAGTATAAGGCGCATATGTAAAGTCTGTGCATTCTGGTGCCACAAGCATTGTATAAATTACAGCGTTATCGAATGAAGCACCATTAGATACGGTTACAGTTAAGCCCCAATTGCCCATAACATCCGATTTAACTATACCATCTGCGATTAATACATCAGTAGTTTTTTCTGTAACAGGTTCTAAATAAGGTGAGGAAAATACCGAACAATAGAAAGGAGTGTTTATTATAATTTCACCCATGGTTCGTTTATATACGCCACTTATAGTTAATGTTCCTACGTTTGCAATATCCGCACCAGTACTAGCAAGTACAATTTTATTTGTAGACCTGAATGCATCAACATCTATCGTGCAATTATCTACAAGAGCAATTACAGTATCTGCGGTTGCTGTACCATTTAATTTTATTGAACCGTCCGAATTAACTGTCCATGTAAGACCATTACCAGAGCCGCTTGTTCCATTAATCGGCAAATAATTAATAGCCCCATTCTTACGCATTATTGTCTGTTGCTCATTTATCTTATCTGCGTATTCTCGCAGTATACTTTCTGCATTATCATAAGAAACAAAATTAGCCATCTTGTATTCTCCCTTTAAGTAAAGGGATACTCTAGGAGCACCCTAAAGTATCCCTTATCTATTAACTCTTAATTACCCAAGAAGTCCTATAAGAGTATTAACTTGTTCTGATGTAAGTGCATCGGGTTCTGCGGCTTGTATGATGTCAAGTACTGTTACCTCGTCAACTTCTGCACTGTCCCACGCACCAGCCGCATGGTCTGCTTTAAACTTATAGAGTCCGTTATCGTATACAACAATATCTCCAGTTGAGTATGCTGTTGAAGTATCAAAGTTATCATCAGAAATCATCTCTCTGACACTTACAAGATTTGTTGAAACGGTATTGATATTAGTTTGTAAAATATCAAGTAAGTCATCAACTGTAACCGCTACTACGTCATTTTCATCCCAAGCACCTGCTGAGTGTGTTGCAGTAAACTTATAGAGAACCAAATCCTTGACACAAATGTCACCTACTGCATAATTTTCCGTTGCGTCAAACTCACTTGCAATCATGTCTGATACTGCTGTGATTGCATCCATGATAGCATCAACGTCAATGAATGAACCAATAACGTCAAACTTCATGTCGGGTGTCTCTGCATTACCAAGATTTACTATTGCAACATTCGTACCAGCGGGATAGTCCTTGCCTGCACCCTCTACGAATCTAGCGTCTGTTGTGAAATCATCGGTAATGTTGTAAACAAAACCATTCATAGACGCTGTAAGTGTACTCGGTAAATCATCAAATGCAGAATTACCCTTCACTACATACGCACCGTTGAGTGCTGAAAGTTTCTGACCTATTGCGGTCATAAGTTCTGTCGCATTAGCATAAGATACAAAATTTGCCATATTTCCCTCCTTAAATGAGACCTAATAATGTATTCATTTGCTCAAGAGTGAGTTCATCACTCTCAATTTCCAAATCATCTGTGGACATATTACCTTCTAAAACATGTCCGTTAATCATAGGCTTATTACTTAATTCATTGTAGTTGGTAGTACCACCACCGCCACCACCGCCCTTTTTAATGGCAATCGCAAGTATTTCATTATATGTCATACTTAAATTACCCCCTTATTATATCCAATTCCAAGTTCCATCTGACTTCTTGAATGCAAGGTCAGCATCTGCGGTTAAGACAGTACTGCCAGGCTCTATCTCTTTGCCCTTCGGAAATCCGATTATGTCATCTGTAGATGTTGTTTCTACTTCGTCTTTAGTATCGGAATATAAGGAAACTACTACTTGATTATTAAGTATTCCTTGACTTAATTCTGTTACTTTCATCATAGTTATTCACCTCGTTATGAGTACAACAACTCTCACTTTTTATTATACTAAACTAATGGTTTTATGTAAACCTATTTTTATGACAAATGTGTCAGTCATCAAATCTATTTACTACAAATGCTACAGTGAACCCACTCAAGTCATCACCAACACTTAATAAGTTTGAACCAGTCAATGAAAGGTAATACTCAAATGTTTGTGGGTCTTCTTCGATATATGAAATGAATAAATCAGTACCCCTTTGTGCAAATACCAGATATTCAACAGTCTCTGCACTAAAATTATCCCCACATACTTGCCAATCAAATCCTAAATCAGTACCATCTGGTGCGTGACTTGCAAATATATTTTCCAAACTATCAAAAGGTGACACTATTGTCACATCAAATCCTGTAGATGTATTTGTAACTGTGACTGACTGCACTTTATCTAAATCAAATCCACTATCTAAAGTTGCCTTAACATATCTGTTGGGCTGACCAGAAATTACAGTGGTATCTGGTGCATATGCAACATAAGTACCTTGGGTAGTCTCATGATTGATTATCTCTAGATTACCAAGAGTGCCACCATCAACTACAACTTTCTTATATTTGATTTTGTACAACTCCTCCATAATATCAGAGAATGACTCACCAATAACTTGTCGTATTTTTGCTGACGAATACGTATTCGTTGTATTAGTTATATTATCATTAATTAAACCACACCTTTGACTGTATATCTGTACACTTTGTATATACTCTCCTTGACTTGTTGAAGTAGATAAAAGACCATGTGTGCCAAGAACAGTGTGTGTAGTCGTATTTACTAAATACATATACATAGAACTGCCGGTCACAATAAGTACAAGTGCTATGTCATTATCAATATGATAATATGTGAAATTAGTTAAATTTGTAGCATATCCGTATGATAAATCGTACGTAGTCAAATCTGCCTTATCTAATACTTGACCTACAACCTCAGTACCATCCATATAAGTTAATGTAATTGCCATTGGAATATCTGAATTATTCCAAGGGTAGAAAATTATAGCACCTTCATCACCACTATATGCTGTATAACTTTCCCAAGTCTCACCCAAATTCGTAGAGTAGAATGGAACTGGTATTCTACTACCGCTTTCGATAATGACAGAACTTACAGTTGACCACGTTGTATCTCCAAAAACATCTGCTACGATTTTCTCACTTGAGTATGTCGTATTTAAAGACTTATTTTCATCATCAATCAGATTACTTATGGGCTGTACATTACCATAAACCAATACCATTGGATAATATACATAATAATCTTGTGCGTATCGTATACCAACATTAGTTTGAGTTATAGTATGTGTTGTTGCATTAAGTCCTACAACTACAGCATAATATGATGAACCATAGTAAGTTAATGCAACTAACAGAATGTCACCGCTAGTGCCTGTCACCCATGAATCTACAACGGTATAATTTGATATAGAATCTATAAATGCGACACTAGTGTCAGATTGTAAATATCTGTTCAACACATCGTAGCCACAATATGTCCTTAATACTGTGGGTACATCTGTGGGTGTAATACCGCTAGGTAAATTACTAGAATCATTGATTTGATAGAACCTAATCGGTAAAATTTCAGACCCAAATGTATAACTATGCTTAGTATGCTCACCATCATAATAACAAATGTCAATTGAACTGACTTGGTGAAGTGCTGAAAGTTTCATGCTGTTTGTATTTTGCATTACAAACAATTGTGAATCTATCACACTTTTAAGTTGTCGCAAAGAATCAAGTGTTGCGACATCTCTACGAGACGTACTTGTGAAATTACTGCCATCTAATTTGTGACCAGTTATATTCATGTACATCAGAGCATATGCATTATCCACGATAGTATACACGTCATTGACAATGGATAAATCAACGTCTTTTAAGCCATTGGATATTGCCTCATCTGCGTTATCTGCTGCGTCTTCAATACCATCTTCAATATGTGATAATCTATCTGCACTAATTGGTGTTGTTTCGTCTGGGTAATCTACCCAATTTTGTTTGTCATATGCCATAAATAATCTCCTTATGATAAATCTTCATAATATGAATCACTGTTATAGTATCCAGGATTGTAATAACACACATGCAAATTCGATACAGAATATTTTTCATCATTAGATACTATACCAATTAATGGATTAAACCAGTATTTTCTAGCCATCAATACATTATAATTATGCATAATGTTGTCAGAAACATTGTGCGAAGCACTGATTTCACCGAAAACACATACCGCATGTGGTGAAATATTGTGCATTGCATCAACATTATACTCAAAACCAGAATCTGTACCATTCTTTGTGGTGATAAATCCATTACAAAGACTACGCTTAATAGCATTCCAAAAATCGTTATAAGTATATAGTCTATAATTTGACCTACCGTATGACACCCTAATGTCATTAAAGTTCTCACCACTAGATTCATGTATTTCATGCGCATTAAGACCACCCTCATGGTCTGCAAATGCTAATATCTGTTTTTTGGGGTCTATACCAAAATAATCTGTACCTGTTCCAGTAAATTTTTCGAGATACAAATATAAACAACACTGCCAACTTGTTGATGTGGTTAATGGTGCATTTGGAAATACGGCAAAATCTCGAAGGTTATAATTATATTCACCTGCAGCTGGGTAACGTCCACCGCTATATACTTCATTCCAACTATATATAACCTTTCTAGTTATACCCCCATATGAATTAATTGCAATAACCCCTAAGTTACTCTTGAGACCACCAACATTAATTTGTTGAGTAAATACAAAATAACTTAAACCAGACATAGGTGATTTAAGTGCAAGAGACTCAAGATTACCACCACTACTTGGGATGAATGACGTAATTTGCGTAATTTCGCTATCCTTTGCATTAAATAATTTACCCCGAAATATAAAATACTCTGTAATGCCTTTTTGATATTCACTACGAACACCTGTTACTCGTAAATCTTCCGCATAACTACTTGAATACGGCACATTTATATATTCAACGGTGTGTGACGTAAAATCTCCATTAAAATTAATTACAGTAATATCATAACCGCCACTAGGACAAACAATTATTCTATTGTGATGTGTAACAAAACATGAAACACTCATCGCTGTGGTGAAAGTGAGATTAACCGTATCAAGTAAATTTCCACTAATATCATAAATTGATATTGTATGAGTATAACTTCCATAAACACTTGACGGTAAACAGAAAATAATACCATTATATTCAGCATATGTTCTATATATCTGCCATGCACTATCACGGTCGCCCAAAAACGAAACTAAACTGTTACTATATGAATTTGTAGACGGTACATAATTATTACGATTACCCACATAAATCCTTTTACTGCCACCTTGTGAGATTTGACTTAATAAATAACCGCCCTTAAACGCAAACCCATTCTCCCACACAACAACACCATCATGTATCCACTTAGTGAGATTAACACCATTGTATACAGGTTGCTCAACTATTGTTCCGTTGTAGTTTAGATTTCTTACTCTTGCCATAAATTTATGAAAGCATGGTAGAAGATGTTTCTAGAATGCCTGTACTAGCATCCCAATTAACAACTACCATTACTTCTTGACCCCCAAAAGTGCCATATAAATTATCCCAATCGCTGTCATACTCTTCAAACTTATAGTCATAGTCTTTACTACTTGTATCTTGTTTTGTTTGAATAGTCTGTAGTCTAGCATTGATGTCTGTTATAAATTCGTTTTGATACTCTTCGCCCTTTGACTCAAAGTTATCTTTTAATGCTTGTATGCCAGTCAGTTTTCTATTGAATATATAGAAATCCATAGACTGTGTTGCTTGTTGTGCGTCTAAATAATAGAATGATACTGCATCTACTCCGCACTCTGCATAGGGTAAGCCATTATTTGTTGATAAATACGGATAGTATGTTATGTTCTGCACCTTCATATAGATTTCTCTTGCTATATTCTTCAAAACTTGAGTACTTAATTTATATGCAAACATATTGGCTTGAATAATATAATTGTTCTCACCACTACCATATGTGACACCAGTGTCAGTTTCACTTTCCCTTATAGTTACTTTATCAACTGGCTTTACTTCAAAATCTTGATACTCTACAAGTCTGTAATACCCCATTATTTCTGAATTTCTGTAAGGAGACTCAGATGAACCACCTGGGAATATATCATAAGACGGGAACAGCGCAAGTGACGGATATAATGCGTTTACTGTCTGTTTAAGATACCTAAACTCAAATAATCCGTCTCTATTAACTATACCGAAACAACCATTTATCTGACATAGTGACTTTAGTACCACTAGACTTTGTAACGTCTTAGGCTCATATTGCTTATTTATGACAACACTGTCATTTGGTAATGTTGACTCTACGTAAGGTAAATGTATATAACTCAATAAACTTCTTCTCAATGCCCCCAAAGTTATGGGAAAATGAAGATTGTTATACCAATTAGCAACTTCTACTTGACCACATTTATACAATATGTCATAAGCAGTTATCTTTATAAAATTCTTTCCAGTTTCTTTCTTGGCTTCATCTACAATGCCCTTAAATAACGGTATCGGCTCATCTTCTGTACCTTCTGTATAAATGGTAGCCTCTATACGTTTACCCTTGAGTACCTTTTGATATGTTGCATTATTTCGTATTTGTACCTCAAATTTACTTGAGATACATCCCACAAATTCTATACTAGTATTCTCAAGTATGCTTTCGTACAAGTTCATTGACTCAGCATATACTTCACTCGTAGGTATAGTTAAAGACAACTCTGGAAATGTCAATACCAAAGTCTTCTGCACACTATCACTTTTATATGCTCTTCTTACTTCATCTGATACATTCATATGCTTTAATACTCAATAAACTGAAACTTAAGTTGCTCAAATCTACCACCCATATGTTTTACAGTTGTTTGAAAACTAGGGTCAAGATAGAAGTGTCCTGTTTTCATTGAAAAACTCTCGGTATCAAAGTAAGTACAGTTAGCGTCTCTTTCTTTTGAATTAATATAATTACTTGTGAGACCTTGCATTATTTCTGCCACTTCTTCCCACTTGAGATTTTTACGTGTGGTGATAGTAATGTCAGTTTTAGTGTGACTAACTGCATTTCTATGTGTAAGACCTGTTTGGTCTGTATATGGGTCTAAATCTTGCCTTTGATTAGGTTTGATATCATACCCACCCTCATTTATATATTTGTCTGGAAATATAAAGTTTCCGAACTTAAATGTATAACTAGGAACTGACATTACTTTTCACTCCTCTATGCAAATGCGCTCGAACCAGTTTGTTTTCTATACTGATTGTTTTGTGTCTGTACTGCTCTAAATACTTCCCTACCATCTATTTGTATCACAATATCGCCAGAATTTCCACCACCCATTCCATACATATTCATTTCACCAAGTGCTTCTATCATGGCTTGTTTCATTGTTGAAAGCGGCGATACTACTTCTGTCTCTTTATTGTTATCACCAAGTATTGCAAGGTATTCTGACATACTAGGCGGTATCACTTGACCTGTTGCATGTCTAGGTATTGTTATCCTACTTGATACACTTCTATAGGCATTACTTGCCATATTAGATACTTGACTACTAACACTTGATACCGCACTTGATATCTGACTTATGACACTAGATATCATGCTTGCAAGTGAACTTAATGCACTTCTCACACTAGATACCATACTGCTCACCACACCTAATACTCGTGATTTCACATTATTGAATGCACTCACAAATTGCGTGCCAAAGTTGGATATCTGTGATACAAAATTACCAATGTTCTGTGTCCAACCGTTTATTAATCCTTGTACAATATCCCTACCAATATTCTGCATTACTACAGAGGGTGAGTGTACTTGGAATATAGTTTTTACAGCGGTTATAATGCCTTGTAATCCAGGAGTTATTGCACCTACAATAGTTGCAATACCACCTAATAATCCAGTTTTAAGACCCTCTGATATATTAGTACCTAACGAATTTGCATTCGGCATATTAGCAGTAGTAAATGTACTATCTAATGCTGAAATGGACGCATTACCAGTCGCTATCATGGTTTCTTGTGGTACAGTAATCTCATTAGCCACATTCGTACCAAATGTTTGTGCATTAGGCATGTTGGCAGTAGTAAATTCATTATCCATTGCCGTAACTGCTTGCCTTGTCTGTGATGCTAAATTCTCTGTAGACAATCCAGTATCTAACATTGTTTGAACATTCGGCCCGAAGTTATGACCGTTTGGCATATTGGCTGTCGTGAACTCACTATCTGCTTTTTGTATTGCCTCTTTTACACTAGTAGGTAGTCTATCAAGATTATCTGCGAGTGACTGTGTTGCCCACTGTGACTCTTGATTTGCTCTTTCAATAGCACTCTTCACACTAGTAGGTAATCTGTCCATATTATCAGCAAGTGACTGAGTAGCCCATTGTGCTTCTTGGTCTGCTTGCTGTATAGCCGCCTTAACTGATGTGGGTACTTTATCTAATTCAATATTAAGTCTTTCACTCTTCTCAACTATCTTATCAGACGCTGTACTTACACTGTTGACAAGACTGTCATAATATTCTTGTGACTTACCTTGACTTGCATACCAATCTTCTACAGTCTGACTTGAGTGTAAAATTGTATCATTTGACTGTGATATTGTACTTGCTGTAATGTCCGCAAGTGCTCCGCTTTCACGCATTGCATTTTGCACAGCAACATATGCTTCATCACCGTCTCTCAAATGGTCGAAGAATTTATATGTCGCATTATCTACCTCACCATATTTACTAGCAAGTATAGATAACATACCGTTAACATCATTGCCATTAGTTTCAAGTATGCCTAAACCCTCATTTATTTGGATTAATGCTGTCGTATTATCTTTCCACGCAAGTCCATTACCACGAACCTTGACATTATTTTCGTCTAAAGCACCAGTAAGAGCACTTAAATCTGAGTGGGTTTCAATAATTTTCTTACGGAACTCGTCCATTTGGCGACCGGCACCTGCGCTATCGCCATAATTATTCATACGAGCAACTTTATTCATCTCTTCTGTTGCAGGTATGACACCGTTTTCAATAGACTTTGTAAGGTCATCTACAGCCTTTTGGTTCTCTTTTGCAACATCCGCAATACCATTCTCATACCCAAGTTGCTTTGCAAGTATATCAGCAAGTCCAATAGTAAGTGCTCCTGCTACCGCACCCAATAATGCGCCAACAAGGAGTCCACCTAATGCTGTACCGAGTCCTGATGCGGCACTTGTCACTGCGCTATTTGTTGCAAGTTCTTTGAATGGTGCTGTAAAACCTTTGCCTAAAGCAGTTCCACCAAGTTTACTAAGCATACCACTTACAACACTACCGCCCATCTTCTTACCTGCATTGGTAAGTAAATTAAGTATTACTGCGCCACCAAGTAGTTTGCTAACTATCTCTGGCCAGTCAAGTCTAAGTTTTGCCATTATGACTGATTTGATTGTGTTCTTTACTTTTGATAAATCAACAAGTTTAATTGCATGTACAAGGAAATCGACAACTCTGTCAATTACACGAGATACAAGTTTATCTACTTTATCCCAATCAATATTTTCTTCTATCTTATCAAGCCATAATTCTATCTCATCAAGTAATGCATCAAATGAATCTACGATACCTTCCCAATCCATATTTTCTATGAATGTTTTGATACCTTGTATGAGTTTATCTTTATCTACTTTCTGTAAGAAATTGGTTATAGCATCTATAGCACCCTTGATAAAATTACCTAATGCCTCACCATTTGTCTCCCAGTCAAATTCATCAACTGCCTTATTTATAGCACTTGCAAGTCTCTCAAGAATACCCTTGCCATCAAAATTCTCACCAAATTCTTTGGCTTTCTCAAATATAGTATTTAATCTATCAGCAAAAGTAGAGCCTATCTCTTCCCACTTAATATCATTCTTTATTCTGTCACTAAGTGTCTTTGCAATATCACCCAATTTAAGGTTCTTAATGAATTGAGTAATCCTATCTGCTATAGCTTGCCACCTTAATTCTTCAAGTGCATCCCCAATGCCATTGATTATCTGTACAAAATCAATGTCTTCAATAAATGATGTTATGGTATCTACAAGACCATAGAGGAAATTACCTACTGTCTTACCGTTTTCTCTCCAACTAAAGTTGGCAAATCCCTTATTTATTGAGTCAGCAATTTGCTTTGCAATCTTAACACCGTCAAATCCGTCCATAAATCTTTGCAAAGCATCAAATGCACTATTCAGAGTATCGGTAAGACCCATGAATAGGCTATCCCACATACTTTTATTGCCCAAGAATGCGGTAATACCCTTACCCAAATCTTCAAAATGTATCTTATCTAATGTTCCACTGATTGTATCAAATAGTTTTCTAAAGAACCTACCAATTATTGTTGCTGTATAACTCCAATTGAAATCTGTAAATGCTCTGTTAACCATTTCAGATATACTATCAGATACAAGATTGGGGTCAAATGCCTTTAAGAAACTGTCTACGATAGCAAATAATCCATTAAGTCCTGCGGCAAATATATGACCAATAGCACCCCAATCAATAGTTCTAAAGGATTCCATTAACGCATCACCGATAAACTTACCAAGACTCTCAAAATGGAATTTATCAACAAAATTAGTTAAGAATATTTGAATAGTATTAACTATCTCACCAATCGTTCTGCCCACTGATTCTGCAAGCCCTTGCACCTCTAAAAATCCATTGAGGAATGTTGCGATAGAACTACCTAATCTAGCGGCGAAATCTTGTATTTTATCCCAAGGAATGCTATCAAGAAACTCTTTTAATTTCTGCCCAGCAAGCGCACCAAGTTCATAGAAGTCACCTTTTTCCCACATCTCTCTGAGCCAATCGGCTATCTTCTTAAACTTATCTTCAATAGGCTTCTCCTCAAAAAGACTGCCTAATCCGCCGCCACCGCCACCAAGGTCATCAAGGTCGCCCAAATCATCAAGTAAATCTGCTTGGTCTTCAAGGTCTTTATTTTCATCCGCATGTAATACATTAAGTTTATCAAGACCACTTAACTGCTTATCAAGTTCCTTGTTGTTATCTTTTTTGGCTTTAGTGTTATCCTTAGTTGCTTTGGTATCTTTCTTTGTGCCACTTGTAACACCACCTACACCTTGCTTTACTGCTGTTAGATATGTTTTATGTCCAGTAAGAGCACCTATCACCTGTGCGATTGCATTAACTACTCTAAGTAACCAATTTACAAACATCTGTAAATAGGGAATAACTAAACTTACTATAGGTGCAAATGCGGCTGACCATGAGTATCTTAACTGCTGTAAACTAGCCCTTAACTCATTTATCTGACCAACCATATTTCTGAATGTGGTCATAGCACTCTTATTACCAAACTGTTGCATTGTATTCCCAGTATACTGTAATTGAGTGTCTAATTCCTTAACTTTATTTTTGAGCATATCAATATTAGACGCTACTTGTGGATTGACTTTTAAGTCAATTCCACGCTCTTCTACCTTTGCGGTATAATCGTCTAATTTCTTTTGCATCTCATCCCTTGCGGATACTATATTTTGAGTATAATCATCTGCTAATTCTTCAATAGTTCCAGACACATCAAATGCACTCATAAGAGAACTTGTGAAACTACTGAATAGGCTTGATACCTTACCACCAATACCCCTAGCAATATTCATAATTCCACTGCCTATGAGTGAGAATAAATTTTTGAACTTACTTAATAATCCAACTACAGCCGAGCCTACTTTACTTGTAATAACTCCTGCTAATTGGAACATTTCTTTTTTGATATTCAATACCACTGACGGTATTTGTTTAAGTGCACCAAGCACATTATTAACTATAGTTTTACCAATAGTCTTAAAGGCATTAATAATGCCTTGATTTATGGCACTTCTCATTTTAAGTATATACGATAATGCCATAGCGAGTGCGGACACTACAAATCTTTGTACTACTCTACCCCACTCACGAGCACCACTAACTAACTGTTCTTGTCGTAATTGAATCTGTTTCTCTTTGGCTAATGATGCTTCTAATCTTGATTTAGTTTCTCTATAATCTTCTGTAGTACGAACATCTACAACAACTTCTCCACGAGACTCTATCTCGCTCATTTGTTGATTAATGTTGCCTAACTCGGCTTCTTCTTCCTTGAGTTGTTCAACGGCTGTATCTCGTTTTTGCTCTTGTGTTTCAAGTTTAGCCTCTGTACTATCTAATTGGTTCTGTATATTCTGGCCAGCCTCTGTAAGAGTATTAGTCCATGCTTTACCACTCTCAACTAACTGTTGCTGTTCCTCTTTTGCCTCATTTAATCCGCTCTCGGTTTCCTCTAATCTGAGATTAGCAGTATCAAGCATTGCCTTTTGTGTATTATACTCATCCTCATACACTTTTTGCTGTTTCATCAGGGTAGCAACTTCCCAATTACGTGACTGCTCTTGTTCTGCTGTAAGTGCACCGTGCTTCTTAATTAACTCATCATATCGTTCAACTACTTTCCTAATAGAATCCTCTAACGAATTATATCCTTTTACAGCCTTATTAGAATCAAATGCGTCTTGAACTGCCTTTTGATTTACTTCTGCTTCCTTAAGTTCATTGTTCATAAACTCAATGGAGCTAAGTACCTCATTGTATTCTTCGGTAGGCATATATAACTGCCTGCCTTTAGTATCGAAACCACCCCTTAAAGTCTCTCTTAAAGTATTAGCCTTTTGATTAAGGTCATTGATTGTAGAATTAACCGCACCCAATTGTGCCTTATACTTATTCACACTATCGGATGCTTTATCAAAATTAGTTGCAAGTTTTTGATACTCTGGATTAACTACATACTGGTTCTTGCCCATTTCTTCTAACTTTGACATCAACTCTTCGGTACTATTTCTAGCCGCTCTAAGTGAATTGTTTATAGTCATTAGTTGTGGATTTCTTTTTGCAGCACCAGAAGTACGAGATAAACTTTTATCTATCTCGTTAGACAAATTAGAAATATCTCTTTTGAATTGACTTAACTCTGCTTCTAAGGGAATTTTGATAGGGTCTGTTTCCATAAATATGTACCCCTCTTAAGAAAATCTATGATTAAAGATTACTGCTTATTCCATATACTACGGATATAAGCATCTGCTTCTCTTTGTTCTCGTGTTCTTACATCTACTTGGAAATACTGAGGATTTTCTGCTTTGAATTTCTGCTCATGTTTTTCCAATTTCTTACCCATAGCGGTCTTATATCTTATTCCTACTACGGTTGCTAATGTGCACTCTCCTACTGCCATATAATAGCCCATGAAAGTCCACCAATGTATATAACTCTCACCTCTAACTTCTTTACCTGCCACATGATTGACTGCTGAACTGATTAGCATAGAATCACCTTCCCAGTCAATCAAGTGGTAGTTGTTAGTAGGTGTATTATACTCTGGTTGGTTGAAATTAAAGAAGTTAAACATCTTCTCCACTGCCTCAACCAAGTTGTCACCAAATATGACACCAATGTCACTTATATCATTAATATCTTCATAGAAGATAATCAATGCTGAATATATCCTCTCCTCTTTGGTCATCTCAACATCGTCAAGTGCCAAATAACAGTCAATAATCACCCTATAATCTGCTTTATTTCGGATAGGGTACATTGTACCGTCTATTTCAATTGAGGTGGGTAATTCAAACATTTCTACTTGTTCTTCGCTCTCCTAGCGGCTCTGTTATTGCCAACGGGCTGTGTGTACTTTGCTGTATGCTTTGACATCTTCTTCTGCATAACCTTAAATTCTTTTGCAATATTAGTCTCATAAAGACCAAGAAGTGTCTCTATAATATGCTCATATCTGAGTGTACCATTATAGGGGTCGTACATTGTGCCACCATCAGCGGCTTTATCTGCAACTTCTGCATCAAATATATAGTCAATCTGCTCTCTCATAGCCATGTCTAATTTATCCAAAGTAGCCATAGCCTTATTGAGAACTTCTATGTCATCGGTTTCAGGGTCAAATTCAACATCTGTTATCTCATTTGCAATCTGCCTTAACTTAGCATAGCCCTTTTCAAGTCTGTTGTATAAGCCAAGGTCAGACATATTAAGTGAGATTACCTTGTTATTGTCACCATTAAGTCTAAATCTCTTACGCTTAATCGGTGCAATCTCAATGTCAACAATATCGTCTTCTACTTTAGGTTCTGACACAGGTGTCACTTTCTTCTCAACAACCTTTGTGTCTTCCTTAATCTCCTCTAACACTTCATCTTTCTCAATTTCGGTATTCTTGTTATCCACAAGTGCCATATTATCCTCCTTAAAATATGGCATACACACAGGGGTATTTCACCCTATGTGTATGCTACAATATCTCTGTAAGTCTTATACTGTCACGTCAGGTGTGAACTCAAAGTCATCAGATAACTTATCTACAGTACCTGGTGTTGACTTGTTTGAGTAGTGTACAGTAATGGGGAAGTTAACCTTTGTGTCACCACCAAGTGAATCGTAAGTGATTGTACACTCAGTCTGCCTCTGTGCCTTATAACCGTTGGTCTCATCACCGATGTATGCAGTAATGATGTACATTGTGAACTGGTTAAGTTCTGATACTGCATTTCTGAACATGATATCATGCAACTTCGGTGCTAACTTTGAACCGCCAAGGATAAGGAACGGGTCGAATGACTGCTCAGGCTCTGTCTTGTTCATATCTGTATATGAGTTACCACGAATATCAGTGGTTGTCTCAATATCGGGATTGAACTCGATAGAAGAGTCTTCGGTACGAGTACCAAGGATATCTCTAACCTCTTCGCCCTTGTAATACTTATTGGTTTCAAAAGTAGGTGCTTCTGAACCAGTTACATGTGTATACACATTACCACTCTTTGTGTAGTAGTCTGTGTAATTGGTAGACCAATCAGCGGGTGCTGACTCAAGAAGTGTGTACTCATCCCAAGCCGCTACCGTAATGAGTGTCTTTCTCTCGGCTCTCTGACCTTGCGCCAGATTAAACTGCTCAACTGCCATAATTCATTTCCTCCTATGATTTATTGTATATCTTTTTGCTTGTATCTAGATAATCTACTTGTATAGTAAAACTATACTTTGCAAGCGGTGGTGTTGTCTGTGTATCCACACTGTTAAGTCTTGGATTTTCAGTTGTGACACGCATGTCATCTATCTCACAATACTCACCAAAATTAGGATAATTCCTAATGTCGGCTTGCTCGACTATCCAATCGATTATGTCTTGTACCTCTGAAAAGTCCATAACATTACTGTCAACATGACTTTCTGGGTCAACCTTTACTATTTGATTATAAGCCACTGACTTAAAATCTACAATAGTTGCGGAGTATCTTTTTTCAATACATCCGTCTATATATGCTTTGTTGACAGCCTTGTCATTTGCTAATGCTACAATCTGCTTATTATTCTCTTTCGCATTGATGAAATTGAAATACAGCGGATTGTCTCTAATGATAGGACAGTCTAACAAAAAAGTTATTATCGCTTGGTTCTTGTCACTCATGCTTTATTTAACCTATCGCTCAAAATATCGGCTACCTTGGCTATAAATGTATCGCCCTCGGCATCTAACATTGCTTTATCCCATTGAGCACTCGCAAGTGGGTGGATGTTTGTATTGTGATTGGGATTTATGTACTGCTTGGTTGAGTATGGAGCATTGTACTTAACACCAGTTTCATCTACAGTAATGTCATTAGCAAGTCTACCTGTTTGATAGGGTACATAAGGGTCACTCATGTCTGCTAATAATTGATTTATCTCTGTAAGTGTCTCTGGGTTCTCTACAACGTCTCTAATCTCGTCTACTATCGCATCTGGATTAAATCCAGTTTTTATCCTAGAGTACATCATTTACCCCTTACTCTATAATGCTCGTTGTTACGTCCACCGCCAGTATTGTCTGTAAAGTTCATTATCTCAATATAGTTTACAAGGTCTTGGTATTTCGCTTGAATGTCGCTCATACTCTTGCCCTTTGCATACTCATCTACTTCGTCTTCTATCTCGCCCTCAAATATAACATCTCCCCTACCAAGTGTGAAATAATCACCCATTTGGTCATTAGGTAATTGTACCCATTTAAGTCTAGGAAGATATTTATCATTCTTGGGTATACGGCAAATCGTACTTGTGGCTGATACTACGGCATCTCCAAGTCTTAACTGCTCTGCATCATTCTTGAAAAAACAACTAGGAATTACTGTTCTGTACCACTGTTTAATGCCTGTGGTGTTATCTTCATATTTATTGTAGAGTGTAATGGTATCATCCCACCAACTTGCGATTCTCTGATTGTCCATCTTATCACCCTCATTCGTCTTCGTAGATACCACGGTATAAAACCTTGTGCCCTAACTCATTGACTACACTATGAAGATATTTCCTTATGGTATCGCCTTGGCTTTCCCTAAATGTTTTTAACAAATCTGAATACGAGATGTTGTTATAACTTATGGATACACCATCATTTGACTGACTCGCTACTGACTTACTAGCAGTACCTTCTATCCCAACTGCAAGTCCAGCGTTCTCTGCATCTTGTATCTTCTCAATCTGTGAGATTAGATACATCATACACATCTTAACCTCTTCTGGCAGTCGTGTCATTTTCTTTAGTCTGTCAAACGTATACCAGTCTACAGTCGCTCTTGCCTCAAACTCTAATAGATTAAAGGTGGTTTCGTCTTTAGTGCCACCCATAGAAGTATATTCTTCAAAAGTTAAGTACATAAAACTCCACCACCTTTACAATGATTTACTTATTCAGACTTCTTTGTTGCTCGTGTCTTGGGCTTAGGCTCTGCTTTGGGTTCTACTTCTGCTGTGTCTTCACTCTCGGCTTTAACTGCCTTTGCTGACTGTGCTTTTTCTAACTCTGCCTTAAGTGCATCTACCTCTGCCTTGAGTTCTGCTATCTCCTTAGTATGCTCTCTATATGCTCTTTGTAGATTAGGAACGTCAGCGGGAATTGTCTCTCTGATAACTGCGCCCTTATCGTCTACTATCTTATAGCCTTGATTTGCATATCTTTCGATACTCTCCTCATCAATCTTAACAACTCTATTGTCTTTTTGAGCATAAATCATAAGTGACTGTCCTCCTACTATTAAGGTTCAATATTGAATTGAATAGCACCAGCCTTGTTATTGAGAATGAATACGTCCTCGAATGACTCCTCAAAGTAGATGTACTTACCTTCTGAACCAGCACTAGGCTCGTCTAACTTAGAGAATGTGTAAGATACGGGTGTAATTACTGCTGTGGGCTGTACAAGGAACATATTAATCTGCTTTGCGCCAGTAGCAGGCTTCCAACCCTGTGTGAAGTCGTAAAGTGTCTTCATAAGGGGTGCAGGAACACCAATTATCTCTACTTCGTCAAGTCTGTTGACTACTCTATCAATCTTGTGGTTATTATCTGTTACGTCTATGCTACGAGAAATCTTGTCAGCTTCCTTAAGAATGTACTTAACTTCATTCGTAACATAAAGGATTCTACCATTAACGGGTACTCTTGCATTATCCATCTTAAGCATAAGTGCATCAAATACTTGAAGTGCGTTTGCTGATGTGATAACAGTCGTGTCAGCCGCAGTAGTTGCGAGTGCATTCCAATCTGAGAAAATCTTTGAAACGCAGTATGCATCCATCTCGGGGAACTTCTGCTCTTCGTTGAATACCTTTGTGATATTCTGAATGGTAGTAACCATGTTTGTCTGGTCAACATCCATAGGATGTACGAGCGTAGACCACTTTCTCTGATTTTTAAGGGTCTTCGTCTCCCAGTTGTTGTCGTAATTTCTCTGTGCCGTTGCAATCGTGTCACGGTTAGAGTCCACACGACCTGTGGTTGAGATACTAGGTATCTCGATTGTCTTTGCGTTTACCCAACGATATGTATTGTTGTTGGGAGTGTTGTAAAGTGCACCAAAGTTAAGTGTGTACGGAAAAGCCTGTGCAAGTGCTCTTGAGTACTGTGTTGCATAATTCAATGCTGCCATTATACGTGTCCTCCTAATAATAAGTAATTAGTGAGACCTTACTCCTTGAAAGTCGAATGACCAATCTTCGTCACCGCTGTCAAACCCTTGTGCTGACCCAACAAATACTTCGGGAATCTCAATATCGTCAGGCTCAACTTCCTCTACCTTAGGCTCTTCAACAATCGGATGAGACACAACTTCTGACACTTCTGTCACAATCGGCTCAGGCTCTGGTAACTCTACTTTGAAAGCGTCTGCATTCTGCTCAGAATAGATAGATACAAAATCATCTGCACCTATTAGTCTATCCCCCTCCATCTGCAACTGCTTGGCAAGCATCTCCCTAGTGAAGTCTCTCTTAGCCGCCTCTGATGAGAATTGCTTTGTGTTAGCAAATTCCTTAACAGCAAACTCATACTTCTGCTGTGCCATAAGGTCTTTGTAATTCTTAACGTCTGCTTCGTACTTACTCTGTAAGTCTGACAGTGATGTCGTTAAGTCTGCTAACTTTGTAGCGTCCTCGTCAGCCGATTTTAACTTCTCTTGCAACTGTGCAAGGTCAGTATCCCTCGTGCTTATGGTCTCATTGAGTGTGTTTATCTGCTCGTCTCTAGTAGCAATCTCATTATCCTTCGCCTTGATAGCGGAATCAAATTTTGATACGCTGACATACTTACCGTCTGATAAGTCTGCAAATTTCGCCCCACTCTCTTTCGCCATTGCCTCGAACTGCTCATAGGTCAACTTACCGTCTTCGGCATTCTCGAAAAGGTCTTTAATGTTCATTTGTCATTGTCCTCCTAACAATCTTTTATATCTGCTTTATTTGTAACTGCCCAGTCGCAGTTCTGGGCTGATTGCTACCTCATTTTACAGGTCTTTGGCTTGACCTCTATATAAATGCAATATAGACAAGGTTACATAACTAACCTATCTGTTGTATAGTATATCATACTTCTTATTATTATGTAAACTGTTTTTCACAATATTTTGAAATATTTTTCATACACTATACATTATCTTGTGTCTTGAGTTTTGTCGCTTTGGTCTTTTTCTGCTTTAAGACTTGTGACTGCATGGACTGATATGCGCCACCGCCAACTTTTCCTACACCACCATTTGTAGAAATTTGGTTGCCTTGATTTCCTTGCCCCCCTTGTGCCCCTTGTCCATTGGTAGGGGTGGGTGCTTGCTGTCCTTGATTATTCGTGCCCCTATTATTATTGGCTTGAGTTGAATTTAAATTTTGTTGCTCACCGCTGACACTCGTGTCACTTTCCTCATCCCCCTTGTCTGAGTTGGTGGGGCTTTGGCTATTACCGTTGGAATTAGGGGAGGGTTGTCCTTGTGCCATCATTGATGAGACTGCCATGTTCTGCTCAATTGCTTGTTGAGATTCTTCTTGAACTCTTTGCAGTGCATCCATTGCCTGTCTCTTGGTCTCTCCGTAATACCACATTCTTGTTTCTAACTTGCTTGCCAATCCCTTGTCCATGAGAGTGAGCCTTGTGTTTAACTCTGTTACCATGTCTACTAGAATGCTGTCATCCCATGTGAATGAGACATCGTAAAGACCTAACTTCTTGGTGTCCACTTTGCCCCCTCGGATTACTACGTCTCCGACAATGTTGTAAATTGTGCAGTAAACGTCCATTGCGTAAATTACGTCTTTAAGGGCTGACTCTAATGCTTTTTGGATTTCTGCGTTGCTTGCGTAACTTCTTTGCTTTAAAATCTTAATCTCTGTTGCTGTTCTCGCCTCTGCGCTCACGTCTGCGATTGTGCCCCTGCTTAATGCCACTACGTCTTCAATTCGCATCAAAAGCGTGTTTAATCCATTAATCATTGACGCATCTCTAAGGCTTGGTGCGTAAGGTTTGTAAGTGTCTGACTCACCTAAGTCAACTGGTCTGTAAAGTCTTTGCTGTAAGTGCCCCATCATTGAATGAGAATTACCCTTAAAGTCTGTTACATCTGTAAGTGCATCTCTGTCAATGTCAATTGCTAATTCGCCACCTTCGTACTCCCAAAGTAATCTAGAATACTGTAAATCCGCTTGCTTGATTAACTCCTTTGCTCTTGCGAAACCACTGATTCCTAACGGTGAGTGCGGGTCAATCGTGTTTGCTTCTGGCATCTTAAAATAACCAAACATCATTCGGTCTACGTTCTTAATTGTTGCCCTCTGCGGAATGTTCTTCCATTCTGGAACTTGCTTTAACTCAATCTCTGCCCCAAGCACTGCGTTGCCCAAAGTCATCGTGTTGTCTGTTCGGTTCAGACTCCTAAATGCTCTGTTAGTGATTGTAACTGTGTTATTCTCCAACTTGTGATACTCTAACCTAGTGTAAGTGTATTCCTTGTCAACCTTGGTCTGTAAGAATGCTACCTCTATTAGATTGCCACTGCTGTCAAATGAAAAAGGATAAAAACAATCTGCTTGTACAAAGTCAAACTCTATAGCGTACTTGTACTTCTTATTGTTCTTATCTGTTTTTATCTCTGCTGTTCCCTCTGTGTCATTAGTACTACTTTCAGAATTTGATTGCTCGTTTGTTGATTCAGCGTTGGCTACACCTTCTGATTTCTGCTCTGCCTTTGCCCCCACCTTACTATTATCAAGTCCTGCTACCTCTGCTACTGCCATTCTTGTCACATAAGGTTTTATTATAAGACTACCTTTAGCAATACCCAATTCAAGTTGTGTTCTTAATCTAGAAAGCAACTTATCTTGGTATTCCTTATTCATAAACTCCGCTCTCTCTGTTGGAGATTTTGCTTTTTCCTTTATTACTGTTTTGGGTTTATTGCTAATAGATATGTTTCCATTTATATCTGATACTGGCGGTTGATACTCTGGATTAACAACTTCTTGAATACTCATTGGTGCGGTTATCTCTGACTGTAATTCTAATACCGCCATCCTTGCTTTTTCACTTGCTATAAATGCTGGTAACCCCAAAGACGTTACTAATGAATGGTCTTTGAAATCTGGTTCGTGCAACCAATCTGCTCTGTCTTCATACATTGCTGTCCACTCATCAATAGCATCTATCATCTTACTACTGATTGCTGGTGAAATATGTAATGTTTGTTCAATATTTTTAACACCTATCATACCTTGCACCTTCTCTTTAACTGTTGACCATAATGACATATTTATATACCTCATATAATTATGTAAACTACCACAAAATATTATACTAAATATTTATTTCTGTGTAAAGAAAAAAGGCTTGCCAATATAGGCAAACCTCTTCTCGGAACAAAATGGATTTATTGGTCTGTGACTCTCAACAAACTATATACTAATATAATCACATTATTTTGTCAATGCCAAATCACCACGGATACATTCCTTTATATACCCTTGCTTATTTGGTACAGACTCTAGTTTTGATATTATATCCGCATCTGTTACTTTGTTCAGTTTGATTAAAAACTTTTTAGTATGTTCCTTATCATATTTTGCTGTTGCTCGTATCTGCGCCTTTGTTGTTGCCATATCACTCATCTCCTCTCACACTTATAGAACCATAAACAACATCATCAAACACATTTGTCTTCTGCCAATCTTTAAATTTATCTTCTGTCATAAAATACACTCGAAATTCTTGTGTATCATAACTACCCATATATCCAGACCACGTATATCTCTGTAGTGTATCTGACTTGGCTACCTTATCCAACTCTGCACGTAATGCTTTCTCCGCATCAACTTCGGTTAATAATATATGTACTATAGTGAATCTTTGTATCGTACCAGAATGTCTCATTCGCATACCCTTCACTGCTTGTAAATTTTTACATCAATACCTTGCTGTTGTATCTTGGTCGTATTATCGGCTATTTTTGCCAACGACTTTGCTATATCCATAAGCAATAAATCTGTATCCATACTACCATCTCCTTTAGTAATTACATCCTTTATCATTTCGATTAATTCACAATACCTACTAGTCATCAATCACAACCTCCACTGTGCCTGCGTCTAATTGTCTATATTTCTTCTGATTATCCAACTGCAACATAAACTTGGAATTATTCAGTCTATTTTCATTCTCATTGTGTTTCGGTGTAGCCACTTCCCCACTACTTATCAAACTACTTAACGCTGATTCAATTCGTGCCCTTAACTTTTGTCTATACTGCTTTATCACATCGACTATCAACCTCTCTGACCGTCTCCCTACGGTAACTGATACTGGCTCATCTATTACATTCATTATCTTATCTTTGGTATCTTGCACCCCCTGCTGATACCCCGTGTGATAATATGTATGATAAAGTGCGTCTAACTCATGTTGCGACATATTATATCACTCCCTAATTATGTTATTTCCGTGCTGTCAACAGATATACGTTTCTTAATTTATCCACTCCCTTTATTCTCACATACTTATCTGTCTCCCTATCAATAGTCATACAATCGAAACCTAATAGATTCAACGCTGCTAAATGCATGAATAAATCATGTGCGTCAACGCTATCCTCTACGGCATCTAATACATCTGTTACTGTCGCATATCTATCAAACCCATTTCCACACGCAACATTACTTAATGCAAGCGGAACGTCACCTACTGTTGTTAATCTCACACTATTTCTCTGCATCTTCGTCCTCTTTCTCTAACTTTTCCAACTCTGTTTTTAACATACCATCAAATACAAAATCAAACTGTGTAATCTGCGACTTGTCATATTTATTTTTAGAATTTTTCTGCCCCAAAAATGTAGCCAACTCCGACTTCCCAACTTTTTTAATCGCCATTATGAAATCTCCTCGAATATCGGAACTAATGTCTGTGCCAATCTACGCTTTGATACTCGCATTCTCTTGTCATTCATAACTCTCCTAGCATTCTCAAGGTTATTTATGCCCCAACTTGCCCCCTTATCAAGCAATTTAGCATACTCTGTGCCCACTTTGATTGCTTTAACTGTATTCGGATTAATTGTGTAATCATCCTTGTTATACCATTCAGCTAAAGGAATCCATTCATCATCCCCCATATTCTTACCGATATTCCATACAAAAAACCCATTCGGTATCTTATTCACTATCTCATAAGTTTTCGCAACCCCAAAAGTATCAACCGTTGTAATTGTACGCATATTCGTTTCTCCTTTCAATACTAACTTCTTGTCACATTATAAGTATATACCATACTAGCATATATGTCAATACATAGTTTCGTCTAACACATCATTTACCCTTACAAGCACCTTACCATCTTCAACCTCAACCATAATTATGTCATCATACTTAATGTACTCTTTGAAATCTAATCCAATCGTCTTATAGTATAAATCTACGTATTTGTAATCAAGGTTATATGCCATTTCATCAAAATCACGGACTGTTAACTTTCTATCAATTATCTCGTACTCGCCATTGTTCGGCACAACATACACCTTAAATATCTCGTCAAATTCAATTGACTCAACAACCATAGTGTCATCAATATCTATTTTGTTTTCGTCCAAATCATAGAACTCAACTACTTCGTCTAGATACTTCTCAATATCCTTTGCCAATACTGTTGCTCTTGCTCTCATAAGTTTCTCCTTTCTACGCTATCTTAAGTATTGCTGACTTCGGAATCCACACCCTATACCCATTGTATACTGTGAAATTCGGTCTATAAGACCGTGTACTCCAATATCTGCAATTAACAAATACTGCCTTTTCGGTCTCCTTTACAATATCCTCAACTCCGATATTGTATATAGCAACCTCATTACCGTTCTCGTCATAGTCATACTGCTTATCCCAAACTATAGTCTTGGAATTACAAAATGCCCTTGACTGTATTTCCTCATATATCCAACTCTTGATTGTAAATGTCATACCTTATACCTCCGTATTTAAGTTTCCCAACTGTTCCTTACAAGTATAGTATAAGGCAATACTTATTATATGTCAATACTATTTTGAAAAATTTTTCAAATTAAATATTGTTCTATTGGCTTTGCGTCATCTATATTCTCCTCTTCATCTCGCACCACTAATATAAGCGTATTTGTATCTGCAACATACATACTGACAACTTCTAAATCTCGGTACTGCTTATCTATCATTTCGCCAATACCGTACTCCGCATATACATAATTAGTCTGATTAATTATTCTCACACTTGTTTGAATATCAACTATCTTGGATAAATCACGTACTGTTGTCATACCTACACCACCTCTCACGCACACACATAACCGCAACCTAGAATAATCTAGCCTGCGGTCTCTTCCTACCCTGTGCACTCTCTAACTGCTTTATCTTAGTCTTTAATGCCTCTACATCTCTACGCAAATACTCATTTTCATCATACATATCTGTGTAACAATCTAAATCTCTGTGTAACGCTCTTATATAATTTGCAAAATCTGTACTGACAAACTCTTCTGCTATCTCATATATATCTTTGTCACTAAATACCGCTACTGCACCCTTTGGTGTCTCTATCATATCCACACTGTTCATCTTCTTCCACCTCGTTATCCTCATCTTCTGGCCCGCCACACATTAAATCGCATAATTCATCCCATGTTAGATTTTCAAATGTCTTACCCATATATCCACCTAATCAATATTCAACCATACCAATGTCCGCTCAGTATCAAACCCCATACGTTCAAACTTATCATAGTTTGGTGCACCGCCAACCCAATCTGGTTCTTCTGTCGGCTCATATGTGCTTCCATATGTCTCACTTGTCTTAATTGGTGCTAAATTATCCATACCAGGATACCGCTTTTTTGTCATTTAAACCACTCCTTTCATATCAGCCAACTTATTCCTAACTGCACTAACTTGCTTGCCTATATCACCGATTCTCTTACCTAAATCAGACGGTACTGTACCACTCCTAATCTCATTGCCTAAGATATCTACGACAACGATTATGTCATCCAAATCACCAACCAAACTATTGATTTCAGATTTCTTCGCTTTAGGTAAACGTGCCTTACTCTCTATAGCCCATTCAAGTGCTTTCCATTCGTCATTACTCAAATCGAAAAACTGACCATTACAACTCAAATGCTCTAGCACATACTCAAGTGCTTGCTCCGCTGTATAGTCTTTGTTAATACTGACGCACACTGCTAACGGTAATATATCCGCTCTAGTGTTTCTGCACTCGCATAATCGTGTATGCACATCTGCATCTAAACCTCTCCACAACTGCTCACTTGTCATATTCGCCACCCCCTATACATACTGTGCTAAAAACTTCGGTGTCAATACTACCTTGGGATATACACAAAATCCGCTAAATCCCAAATCACCAACTTCTTTGATGTATCCGCTATCTATCATGCTATTTACCAAATCTTCGCAATTGTTGATATCTGCGTAAAACTCATACTCCTTACACCCAACACTCTCCTCAAGATTTACGGATACTGTTGCATACGGCTCACCACTCTCTGTATAAGCCTGCACCGCTGTGCTACCATTATTAGCATACTTTGCGGTCTTGAAATATAAATCATACTGTTCACCACCAAACTGACTTGTGTACTTCATATGTATATTCTCCTTTCGTATAACTACCTTTACATTACAGTATAAGTATATACCCATACACACCATATGTCAACACTTTTTTGTAAAAACCTTAAAAATTATTTGCTTAAAAATTTCTATACGCAAAAAGTGTAGGAACTAAATCTTACCTAATTCTAATTGCGTTTTTGTATTCTGACTCCGATTTTTGTAGTCTGACTCTGATATTGCTACTATCTGTCTGACTGATATATCAAGATTCCACATCCTTATATATCTGTTAGCATCTGCTCTCATTGCTGACATGTTCTTTGCATACCCAACGGTATCTGAAAAATCCGAAAATATAACTCTATAATAATTCTTTGCCATACGCTACTCCTCACCACAGTCCTTCATTCGCCTCTTATAATCCGTATCCATTAAAATTGTGTCATTATCGTATTCCTCAATATTTGTAACATAATACATACCATCTTCAAACATTTCATCATTTGGAATCAAGATTTTTGCATTTTCTGGATATTTTGATAGTTTCTTAATTAACTGTTTTACCGTCATTCTTATCCTCGCTTTCTCTCCACACTTCCCTTAATTCAGCACCACAATAACAAGGTCTATGGTCTATAATACTCACAGTTAATCTGCATTTCACATCACGAATAACATCTTTTTCAAAGGTTGTATCGGAATCCAGTTTTCCTCTTATCCTTTCTTCCATTAACAAATCTGCTAATATATCTGGTGTAAGTGGTATGCCGTTTATAACTGCATCTTTAATGTCTAATACATCACTATTCGCAATATGTTCATATTTACGAATATAATTATAAACTCGCTTAGGTATCTTAACTACTAACTCTATATCAGCCATACTTATTCCTCCGTATATTCTGCAATCACAACCTCAAAATACTCATCAATCTTATTGTCGTATAACAAGCCACATTCTGTATGGAAATTACAATCCTCAAGCAAATCTACTATCTTCTGCTGAATGTCTGTGTTTGCACCATACTGATACAGCACCCCCAATACTAAAAGGTCTTGCTTACCAAAGCCCCACTCTATATCGGCTGATAAATCCCAACCCCTTTCTACTGAATTTAATGCTGACTCCCAATCTGCTCTAATCTCTTCTCCGCTCATATTAGTTCTCCTTTCCGTTGACCAACTCTTCAAGCCTAGCCTTTGCATCTGCATAGGATACATCACCGTCCACCCTATTACCCTCGGCATCGTAAATATACCAAAAATCTGCTTTAATAGGTCTACCAGTAAATATGTTCTTACTTGCATTTGACTTGATTGTGTAACCATTATCTGCCTTGTATAACCCTGCGCTAATTCTTTTAATCTTCATACTGTATTCTCCTTCCTTTAAAATGCCTTTACCTCATACTCAAACTTCGGCTTGCCACCATACATGTAAGTTCCGCAAAACTCTTTGCCAAACTCATCTGCTTTCTTACGGCTTGCAAATGTGGTCAGTGTCAACTGCACCTCATTAGTTCTCTTATTCCTTAATGCTACTCTGTAATATCTTGCCATAGACAACTCCTTTCTCTATTCAACTTCCTTACAGTATCATTATAAGGGTATACTTATATATTGTCAATACCTTTTTTGAAAAATTTTTCAACTTTTTATCTGCGACAATATCCCCACAAACAGTTTATGCGGTGTAGGAACTCCTACCAAATCCCTAACACCGCACACTATATAACTAATCCCCTACCACGGACTAATTACCAACAATCATTTGCTCTCACCGCTTTAGCTGCTCTGTTAAACTCTTTCATCACCTTATTACTGTAACCACCCTCTCTAAGATAGTCTACCCAATCCTTACCATCACCGTACTCACAATCCCCAAAGATTGAACATACATCATAATCACCTTCCCAATTTATCGGATATTCGTGATTGTACATCTCATACTCAAATGCCTCATATGCGAAACCATCTTCATTCTCCATAAGATTTCTTAACTCTGAATACTTATCTCTCTTAAAGAATGCCCTTATCACATCAGCATCAGACTTAAGATAAAACCCACCTAAATTATTTAGTCTGTATATCTTATCCGTGTCATTCAATGTCAACCCACGCTTATTCATCTCTTCCTCTAACTGCTTTTCTGAAAAGGCAAAGAATATAGGCAATGCGGAATACTCTTTTTCATTCTTGATTCTATAATCTGCATACGTCATAACATTGTTCTCCTTTCTATTACGCACTTGCAAGTATCTTCTTGATATCTGCTAACTTGTACTGATTTTCCCAACCATCTGCCCAATTACCATCTATGCACACATCCCAATAATTCTCGTTTGATACGAAACTGTGGTAAACTGCGTCACCGTCAGGACTATATCCGTTAACGCTCTCATTCTTGTGTACCCACATTCCATTTGCACAACCCACTGCGCCAACCTTAAAGCAAGCATATCCATTGAATCCCAACCTGATTGACTGCTCAAGGAACTTCTTCATCTGCTTTAACTGTGAGAGTGAAAGAGTGTCGTTCCACCAATCAAAGATTGAAAGGTCTCTGCATACGGTCGCTATCCTATAAGACCAACTACCGCCCCAACCACGCTTCTTGAACTGAATGCTATCAATATTAGGATTGAAATAATCATAACCTTGTGCGTTCTTGTCCTCAAGTATCTGAATATACTCATTAATCTTATCAAGTACATTCTGTGCGTTATACTGCCTATAATCTTTTGCCATACTGTTTTCTCCTTTCAATTAAGTACCACAACTACCTTACAATGATAGTATAAGCCTATCCTTATATATTGTCAATACTTTTTTGAAATATTCTTCAACTTTTTACAAGCCAACTAAATCCAAACCCAATTCACCTACATTTTCAGACACCGAATTTTTTATATTGGATACTCTCGTACCAACTCATATCCTATCGGTGACTTCCTAGATTGCTTGTAATACTGCTTTTCCACCCACTTAAGACTTCCGTCTGTATTAAGGAATGTGTTATTATGAAAATCCTCTCTACGAACTAAATATCGTACTGACTGGTCGCCATCTATACACAGTCCTATAAACTTATTATCTAAATAAGATTTACCCTCTGTTTCTTCATACGCTTTAATATAATCATCCATTGATACCCAATGCTCATACAACCACTTACATATCTCCTTTGGCTCAAAATCCGCACAAGTTATGGCTGACTGCTGACCACAGTCATATGACTTAAACCACGGCACTGCAAACTGTATATGCTTATGGTCTATACGCTTACAAGTAGTATCCTCTCTGCGCTCTGCGTCACACTGATGATATCTACAATCACCGCAACCTAAATGACAATGACACTCGTATATGTTATCTCCCATAGTCACACCTCTCTTTCATAGTACCCATACAATGACTTCCTACCACTATCCCACGTGTCATAGTATTTGCCATCCACACATGCCACCTCATGGTTAGCGACATTTAATATATACGTACCACTCGTATGTGATTTGGCAAACTCCTCAACCGTAGGTCGCTTTGTACCCTTTTTATTTGACACCCCATAGTACTTAAACCCCAACTCGGACATTGCTTTTATCTCATCCTTATTAGACAAATTGAATACATTCGGTGTTTGGTATTTACGACATATAGGAATCATCCTATCAAATGCCTCTATCCAACTGCACCCCCACGCTTTAGATAATGCACGGATAGTACAGTCGCCATACTTATCTTTTAAGTCTAAATCGTTCGGCTGATAATATTCAAATCTCTTCATTATGCCCACCTCGCATTTCCACTGGTTTCTGCTAACTGCTCGTACTGCTCCACCACATCTGAATAATCCTCACACACTATATCATCTGTGTCCGACACCACTATGCCCAACCTCTGTATGCGGTTTATATACCTCTGTATAGCGTCCACCTTACAACTTGCCTCATACACCTCTCCGTCTATGTAGTTACCATTGATATTTCGTATTCTTACACAATATGTCATATATACCCACCCCCTTACTCTTGAATTGGTGCTACCTGTGACTTAGTGAAGAAACTAAGTACTCTCGTACCCTTTTTAGTCTTAGGGTCGGTTACTGTCAACTGAAAGACATTCTTGCTCTCATGTATAACCTCGTACCCCAACTGATACCAGCCATACCAAGTGTGAACTTCCTCATTGATTACATTGTCTGCGATTGCATTGATGAAATCTTTTGTCTCTGCCCAAGCAATCCTTAAGCAATCTGCAAAAGACATCTCTGACTCTCTGAATAATGACCAAGCCTTATTCATGATACTTGAAAGATTGTACTTCATAGTGTTCTCCTTTTCTAAGTGTTCTAACTTTTCCCTTACAATGACATTATAAGCCCATACTTATATAATGTCAAGTACTTTTGAAATATTTTTCAAGTCTTTTTCTTCTTTTTAGGTAAATAGTGTTTACATTCACTCAAAAAATCATCTATACCAACCCACCCACTATCCGCATCATCATATTTAGCATAAATACTAAATTGTGGACATCTAACAGTATTGTACTGCTTATATTTAAAACAAAAGGGTCTGTGATATGATTTGCCATTTCGTTTCTTTAATAATCTCTTATAATACCAAATACAACCTTGACACGACTCACACTTGTGTGTCGAAGTGTTCCTATTCTCGGTGTAGGTGATACCCATCTGCTGTCTGAGATATATTATTTCTTGTTTAGTTCCAGTAAAACCGTCTGCATACCCCTTATTGTGAATATAGTTATGGCACTTCTCACACAGCGGAATTAAATCTGTTGGTAACTCATGCCCAACTCTCTCATAAGTGATGTGGTGCAAATGAATAGCCTTATTACTCTTACCACACACAGTACATTTATGGTCTTTAGGAACTAGTTGTTTGCGTAACTGTTTCCAATGTCTTGTCTTTAAATAATTGTCATAGCCTACACAAGTTTCATTCGTATCCTCACAATAATATGTCTTGGTATAAACCTTTTGTGACTTATGGCTATATCCCTTCTTTTTCTTACTCATAATCAACAAAAAAAAACAGTTATCACTCGGCAATAGCATAAATATGCTATTCTGGAATTAGCCAAATGATAACTGTTATTCACTATGTTTATGTATGATACAATTCCAGTAGTATCATAAAGTAAATTAATATTATCAAATATTGTTTATACTGTCAACAAAGAAAGAGCACTGTCATTACGACAATGCTCTCTAGAAAAGGGGGTTACTTCTATGAAATCATATATTCATTATACCACAGTACTATAAATGGTCAATATGATACCTCTAAAAATTTAACACCTTTGTATATAAAACTTGTTTCTATATAACTCCCATTATTTAATGTCTCCACCCTGTGTGATGATGTTGGTAACTCTAATATATCCGCTACGGTTTGTAGACAATTATACAAGTGTACATAATCCTTACCACTTGCATTGCATAGAGTTAAAGATTCATTTATCTTCAAGTCTGCATTCTCTACCTTAGTTGCCTTTATCTGCTTATCTAACCACTTTTCAATCTTCTGCTTGTTTGTCATTGTCTAATCCTCCACTAATTCAGTTTCCATATCCCAACCACGATTTGGGTCATTCTCCCACTTCTTCCACTCATCTTCGGAATACTGAAATGCCCACTTATCTCCATACTTATCGACCATCTGCTGTCTTGCTTCACCATATGTGCCAAATCTCTTCACATAATGTCCACAATGCTTTTGCCCACTACCAAATGTAAAATAGTACCACATCCTCTGTTCTTCCATATCAAACCTCCCTTAATTCATTCAATACCTTTGCTAATTTAGATTTTATCTCCGACACATCATCCAACTTCATAACATCAGATATACTTTGCATTGTGTCATTCACAGCACATTCAAATGATAATACAGTACTTTCAAGGTCACTTACTTGCTCATCAAGGTCATCAGAATATGTTTTCATATCATCACATTCTTGAATAGCGTAGTATAACACATCACTCACAGCATCAGCATAGTCTTCACTGATAAACTCTCTCGCTATATCCTCAAAATCCTTCACACTCATTATAGTCTGTGTTCCTCTCGGTGTGTCAATTGTATACAACATGATGCATCTCTCCTCTTTTTTAAAAATTATACGGTCAAAAATGTAGGGCTTTGCATAACTCAACTAGCATTCGCCAAATTAGTTAGCTGCTTATTGTACTTCACCAACTTTTTACGTACTATAACCTTCTGCTTATCCGTGAGAAAGCCCCTCTCTATAAGGAACTGTGCCATACTAGAAAGTATAGGTGCATCAACACCATTGAATCCAACACCATTAGCCTCGGCTGTCTCACCCCAAGCCTGCTCATCTGCTGTCTGACAAGCATATAACTTTTTAAGTGCACCATAAAGCACCTTATCGTTGGTCTGTATAAGGTTTTTGATTTCGTCTGCTGTCCATACTCTCATAAGTTTTCTCCTTTTCTAAGTGTTTTTACAATATCTCGGGTAAGGATTTGAATTTCTGTCACCTTACATGATTTAGATTCAACCCAGTGGGTGTTTTGACTCGTCGGTCTTCTATGTCACCTCTTCGACTACTAAATCTTTAGGTTAAGCGTCTACCTATTCCGCCACCGAGATATATCTACTACTTTCTGAAATGCTATACCCCCGTCCAGTCCACACCAACTTGCTAGGCGGTCAACTCTAGCGCAAGGGTTGTTGGTTGTCTTTGCCCCACTTATATTTTACAAGGGTGGTTGGCTCATGCCTTTGCTTTTATGATGGTCTTACACGGTCTACTTGTGACCTCGCTGGCTCTCCTGTGGTCTGCCATCCCCAACTCTGCTGGACACCTCGGGCCTGTTGCCCCTTGGGTTTTAGTGACTTTTCCTTGTCTATTCATTTATAACTACCTCTTACATTATTAAGTATATACCTATACTTTTAATTTGTCAACACTTTTTGAAAAATTTTTCAACTTTTTAATAATCCTCAAGTGGCGCTAATTCAAATCCACTACAACCACAACAACTACTATTCCACTCCTTGCCATCGCAAAAGTATTCATCAAACTCCTCTTCTGTGATATTTTCGCAATTCTTGCACTCGGCCTCGCTCGGCTCATAGAATGTTGCGGGCCAGTATCTGTAGTGTCTACAATCTGAGCAACTGAACATATCTATACCTCCTTACCTACTCAACCTCTCGTTAAGTTCCCATGACTCCTGTCTGTCATGCAACTTCATAGGATTGCTACCAAATCTGCTATCACTTGAATAGACAAGTGAACCACCAAACATCCAACCTGCACCTACTGCATCTGCATAAGGTCTTACATAGTCATGTCTTTCACCGAACAACTCACGCTCAACATATACACATAAGTTCTCGGGCGGATTGTCCATATCAATTTCGTAGTTACCTTCCTTGTTAAGTATCAGCACATCTCTGTACCTTGCACTAATACCATTGTTACTGCAATTACCAATATCCTTGCTCTCAAAGATACTTACACTCAATGCTCTACCACAATTTAAATCTCTTGCTCTTTCATTACTTGCTAACTTCATACTGTTTTCTCCTTTCAGTTGAATCAATTTTTCCTTACATACTCATTATAAGCCTATCCTTATATGCTGTCAATACTTTTTTGAAATAATTTTCAATTTTCTTCTTTTTCTTCTGCAAACCCATTTTCCGCTAAATACTCTGACACGGCTTTATATATAGGCATATCCTTTAAATCATTCGCCACTTCTTCTCTGTTACCCAATCTATATGTCATACTCCTTGTGGTTTCCTTTATAGGCTCAATACCTAAATACGACTTAATTCGCTTTTTAGCCGTTTCTTTATATGTACCACTAATGTCCTTAACTACGACACAGAAATCACCGTTGACTACCTTTGTTCCTATATAAGCCTTACCAATAGAACAAGATACTGCTGATTCTTCAATTACTCGCGCCTTATAAAATACTCCATTCTTCACCATACAAATCTCCTTTCTTAAAATCACCTTACATTATCATTATAAGACCATACTTATATATTGTCAACACTTTTTGAAATAAAATTCAAATTATTTTTCTCAATTCGGTGGGTGTGGCTACACTTTGTTTCAACACAATGCAAAACCCATAGGCTACTTCATTCACCTATGGGTCTGCTGTAAGGAATTTATAGAGAAAACTTATGCGATATATCCTAATACATCAAATATGTAATCCATCTCAAGTCCTAAATCACTCAGCATTATATCTTCTGCGTACTCATAATCTCCATCTGCTACTGCATCTTCTATCTGCTCTCTGACATCTGCAACTAAATCTCTAGCCTCTTCCAATGTCATATCATCTCTCTTCATAAGTATGCCGATTACCTTATTTATTCCGCTCATATTCTTTCTCCTTTACATTGTATAATATATCACCACTGCCATTCTCTCACGCTCGGTTATCTGACCACAATCTCGTAATGCTTCTACATACCCAAGTATCTTATTCTTGAATGCTGTTGAGTCAATACGATTCTCGTTTTCTTTTGCACGTAGATAATAATTTCTGTATGTATCTAATACATCTTTCTGTGTATCAGTTAATTTTCTCAACGCTCTCTTTGTCATATTAAATTCCTTTCATATACCGCACTTTTTGCCCCAAAATCGACCTTTAAATATTTAAGTGATTACTTTATCCACTCACTCGCTTAAATGCGCCCTGTGTGGCAAAAACCGCTATTATTCGTCCTCTTCTATAGACCCCACTCTTACCACAGTCTTGTATACATCTTGGTTACTTCCGTAAACAACTCCTCTAACTGGTCACAGTAGATTTCCTTGAACTCCTTAACCTCGACTATCTTCTCCTCTGAGAATGTATATGTCTTGGTGTTAAGTCTAGGTGCTGTATACTTGAAAAATCTCATTGTGTAAGTATCCGTGCCCCAATTGTATGTTACCCAAAGTCTATTAGCCTTACTACCATTCTTAGGAATTGTCATCCTAAGTGTACTGTTCTCATTATCCCATACAAAATTCTTGCATCCTGTCATTGCGATAAATTTATTACCGCCTAACTGCTCCAATATTGTCTGTCCTATGTACTTGTTGTTTTCCATACTGTATTCTCCTTTCAGTTTCCTTACTTGAGATATTTGCGATACTTTCTTGGTACTTACTCAATCAAGACTAATTGTCATCAACTGCCTTAATCGGCTTTTTCCTCTTAGAGAAGTATCGGCTTTCGCTTTCCCTATCTCTTCCTTACAATCATAGTATAAGTCAATACTTATATATTGTCAAGTACTTTTTGAAAAATTTTTCAACTTTTTTATTCAGCTTGTTATGTAAACCTACATTTTTTGCGTATAAAAGAAATAGAGCAATTGGATTGCGCATTGTCCAATTGCTCTCATTCCCACTGCACTGTAAACCGAAGAATTAATAAGAACACCTATAATATACATCAATACACCTTACTTGTCAACAACTTATATAAGACTCCCTTGGGATTTCCCAAATAACTGTTTCTGTACTCGTTGTCTGCTACTGCCTAAATAATCTGGGTGTGCCCTAATATAATCATCCACATACTCCTTTGGGTCTATCTTTAGTCCATACTTTTGGTCATTTATATGCTTTCTCGGATTACATTTCGGTATCCACTCGTCACCAAACTCACCAGTACACATATATGTGAGATTATACTTCATATAATTCTCAAATGCACCCCCTATCAAATCTGTACCACAGCAACACCGTGAATCTGATAAATAATGTAAGTCATTATCTCCCACCCCTATAGGAATACCACTATCCTTTAACTTATCTTTTATTCTGCCGATATTCCGCAATTTCACATCTCGTTTTACTCTTATTCTGCCATCCGTTGCCTCATATTCTTGTTTATGTGCACTTGATACCTTATCTAAGAACGCTTGTGTACTACCTAACACATCATAAGTAGATTTAAAATGCTCTACTGTTATATAGTTAGGCTTAATATCTTTAAGATACTCACATAATATCAATACTTCGTCTATGTCTATGATAGGTTGTATTCTGACACTGCACCATATGCCAAAATCATTTTTTAGCATCTGCACAAACTCACATCTCTGTTGTGGACTTGGTGTGTTATATTCCCACTGGTTTACATAACTATTTCGCCACCCCATTATTGACACTTGAAATGCATGTATCTTCGGATTCAATAACTCATAATAATTGTTATGTAAACTTGCTGTCTTAGTACTAAATAACACCGGGTAATCATATTTATTAGACATTTCTATAAATCGCTTTGTCTGCCCATATTCCCACTCTCTATGTTGGAAAGGGTCTGACATACCACCACAATGTACAGGCACTCTATGCCTTATCATTTCAACTATAATAGACTTACTCGATTTATCAGTTTCTAATGCTTTATAGAAAAATCTTTCTATTCTATCCATATCAGCTATATCAAAAGTACTACATTGCTTACCTTGCATCCAATCCATATTTGCCGAACAGTAGACACACCCGTATGAACACCCCTTATATGTATCTATCCTAAATGCCATAGGACAGAATGCAAATTGTCTTGTTATTTGAATACACTCTGAATACATCTGTTTTAATCTCCTTGGCTACACCACAAGTATAACAAAGTGGGCGGTAATTGTCCACCCACTGCATTACAACCTCTCTAATATATCCTCTGCGGTTAGATATCCTTCTACAGAATCTCCTGCATTAGGACTTACTATATCTCCCATGATTTCAAGTTTACCCTCTTTATGACCATATGAATAACTATGACATATAGCATCCCACGCATAGTGCTCATTTTCATCATTAACCACTATCTGATATCCGTCAAATAACTCATGAAATACATACGGTATCCCACGCTCATCTAACCCCTTTGCCAATTTTCTTAACTCAATGTCATAAAACTCCTTTAAGTTTTCCATTCACGCACTCCTTTCTAATTGTAATTGGTTTACTCTTTCTATAACTTGTTATCATCTGTATAGCAAATACAAACTTCTCGTATTCATCCCAAGTCAAATAGCCTGCTTTCCACGCACCCTCTGCCTCTGCTATCATATTTACCATTTCATCTAAGTACTTATCTTTCATATATACCCCTATCTACTCACCACTGCACAGTCATCACAAGCCTATTTCTTAAATATGCTTTCTGCCCACTCTTCCGAACACTACCACGGTAATTTATCCAAGAACCCTTGGTCGTATATTCAACATCCTTTTTGTCAAATGATACATCAAAACCTCTACGCTGTAACTCTGTTGCTATCCCAAACTCACCATAAAGGTCATCCTCTACCGTATTAGGACTGAATGGAATTTGTATAACATTGTTATCCATATCCACAGAACTACCACGCATCGTGTCCGCATAATTTACAATATAATCAATATCAGTCTCTCTAACCATATCCACCTCTTCAATCTTCTTTCTTGTCACCGCTACTCAAAACTCATAATCATAGTAGTACTTTGCTACTCCAAAACTTACATTCCACCTATCATACTTGGTCTGTGCCTTACCACTTTCAACTATGTCTGACAACCTAAATCCCCAATTACTTGCCCAAATCTTCGCATCAATATCGTCACCGTCAAGAATCTCCTTTGCCCTTTCTGGTGTGATTGATACTGTCATGTACCAATACTTACCACGCTTGGTCAAATCTATTGTAGGATTGTTCTCATTTGAAACAAGTACCCAATCATTGCTATAAGAATAATCCTTGTCATCATCAGGTCTCTTGTGGTCATATTCTCTAATTGTCACATGCTTCTGGTCTTTAACTGCCACAACCTCGTATGCGTGTCTGTCTGACCAAGAATACTTTGTTACTCCAGTACCAACTTTAATTTCATCACAGAGCATCTTATTCTCTTCAATTCTGTTGTTAAGACTCCCATACCACTTTCTTGCCATATTGATTTCTCCTTTCAGTATGTACTACCGTTTCCTTACAATCATAGTATAAGGCAAGACTTATATATTGTCAAGTGGTTTTTGAAAAATTTTTCAAATATTTCTATTCCCAAATGAAAGTATACTTGAAAGGGTCTATATCACCCCTAAAAAATTTAGATTTTTTAATACTATAAGGGATATAGTGCTCCCACACCTCATTGATATAGTATTTTGTTTCATCCTCTCGCTCAAGATTTCGCTTTAGATTATTGAAACAATATATATAATAACTCTCATTATATTCTTGTAAATCATTATCTGCCATATAGATATACTCCACACAGCACTTATAACACCTACCGCATCTATGTTTAGGTAACATAATACCATACTTCTGTAATACCCAATCATGCCAATACTGACGTAGATTAGCCCTACCCAAACAACTGACTGACAAATCTAATAAATCCTTATCATAGCATACGGACTTAAGACTGTCCTTAACATCCTTTAGCACAACCCCCATCTTAAACTTTGGTATAAATGACCGCATAATCTCGTTATAGATATCCCACATCTCCATGTCATCCCCACCACAAAATTCGAAATTGTCATAGTACCAAGTACTTGATTTATAATTACCGATTGCCAAGCGTGTACCTACACCCTCACGAATACCATACTCCAATGCCCCATTCGCTATCATATAATTCTTCATGGGATGTTCAACATAATCATGATGACCAGATAATTTAATAGTATCTATGTACAACGGTATCTTTAGATAGTCTGCTATATCTTGAGCAATTAAGTATTCATCTGACAATGCGGAATTAATGTGCCTCATATGATACAAATACACATTAAACCCCTTGGTCATATAATATTTAACTGTCGCTATACTATCTTTACCGCCACTAAATAGTACTATTATATTCTCTGCATTTCGCACAGTATTTAATTTAGGATACTCTCGGTCTTGATACGTCACATTTCCATGATGGTCTGCGTATAGTACAAAAGTATCATACAGTTCTTTAAACCTACTATCTAATACTGTCGGTACTAAAGACGGTTTCTCCTTACGCTCGGATAATAAAGAATACACCCTATCAAACTCATCAAAGATAGGGTGTATATGTGGTTGGTCATATTTTATTGTTTGCATATTCTACTTCTTATTCTTCTTAGGCTTAATCACCATCTTACCAAAATCATCTGCTACGAATCTTTTATCTGCTCTATCTTGCCCCTTTGTATTTGGTGCGTTTGCAGGTTTCTTCTTTGTCATAATGTACCCTCCAAGTAATTACATTGTATACTATGTTTACTTAAATGTCAATTATTTTTTAGTAGTCTTGGCACGAATAATTAACTCATTATGGTCATTATCCCATTCAAGTTTTTTAATGTTTAGCCCAGACTTCCTATCAAATACTACCTCAGACTCTTGTCCTGTCGGACTAAATAAAGCCTTTGTGCCTTTAGTACCAACATATTCTATCCTAACTGGATGATGCCAATCCTTAAATGCTGAATCGCTTAATGACAGATTGTATGTCGCTGATTGGAATGTCTTATCATAATAAATTGCGTCATTATTCTCTAAGAAATTATTAATTTTATCCATTCTCTTCTGCACAATATAGTGCAATACATCTGGGTCAACACTATTTAAATCTGGTGTTGCTAACCCAAATGACTTCAACATAGACAGTAACCATTTACCAGTTGTTAACCGAACTACATTTATATCAGCATCAAGTGGCTTCATATTCTTATCCATAGTTGCCAAAGTCTTCTTCACTCGATTAAGTCTACTCTCTTGGACTTCTGGACTTAATGCATTCCACTGTGGGTGTTGTGCCCTAATTGCATCATCCAATGGCACTCCGTTCACTTCATGCTCACGTATCGCCTTATTTAATCTCCAACTCTCTGATGTCTGAAAGTATCCGTACCAATTTGAATCACCGTCAAGAATTGCCTTATCCGCATCTGATATATCTGTACTCTTTGTGGCTACGTCCGAATACCCACCGCTATACTGTCTTCTAGAACCATATCCATACGAACCCATAATCCATCTCCCAATAAGAAAGCACCCACAATCCGTTGGGTGTAGGTACTCACTTTTTCTTCTTCTCCTTGTAACCAGACTTCTCAATAGCGTAACCTTGCTTTATGGCTTTCTGCTTTGCGCCCTTACCGCAATATACTGTCTGATTACCCCACTGATAACAATCTTTCTTACCTTTTACTTTATGTACTGGCATATTTACACCTCGTAGTTAACTTAATTACAATCTATGTTAACTATTTTATCATATAAGTTAAAAATTTCCAACACGAAAAATGTAGGCTAACATAACAAAATGGGCAACCACCCCATAAAGATGATTGCCCAACTCGGTTTAATACATCATGTCTAAGCAACTTGCTACTGCTTGCGGTGAATGACTTGCTGACACACCCTTTACGTATCCGTCATAGTCATCCTTGATATGCGCCTTAACGCTATCAGTATTGAAATACTTCACCATCTCATCGGTGCTGTAACCGCACCCCATGAATGCCTTTCTTACCGCCTTTGTGTAATCCTCAAATGTCATCTTACTCATCTCTGTTCTCCTTTCTTCTCCTTTATTTGTCTATCACGATATGCATATGCATTATCATAACCGTCATCACCGACATATGGCTTTGTGTTCTTTAGGAATGTATCTAAATCAGTATTCTTGACATTGCCTATACCAACATACTTATAAAATACAACTTCCTCTTCGCCACAGCCACTTTTATCCCAACCATCTGGTGCGTAATCCTTATTAAATGGTGTCCAACTAATCGGCTCAAATCCATTGGCTGTATAGAACTTATGGTTACCTGCGAAACTATCAAGTTTCCTACCACCCATCTTAACTGCTTGGGCTAATAAATCCTTACCACGGACTGTATTATCACCCTGTTTCTTACATACACTAATGATATCACCCTCGTCTGTCACGGCTACTGTAGAACCACCTTTGGATGTCCAACACTTACTATTGTGTTCTTTGTAGTCATCTGCGGTATGAACATCTACTCGCCACTTATCCTCAACTGGTCTTGATTCCTTGGCACTTGTAATATCTTTGTGGAATGTTGTAGCATCTACTGACCTACCACTATCACTGTTTGACTTACCATTAAGCCTATCTCTTTCAGCCTTTGCCTTGGCTATCTGCTGTTCCTTGACATCCTCATTATGGTCTGCAACGCTACGATTATCACCAAATGCTTTTCGTATAGCGTCTGCTTTAGTCTCGCCTGCACCTATCGGTATATGTTTACCATTAACGGTTATCCATTGCAAATCTTTACTATCTGCCATATCACACCTCTAATACTTCTGCTAAATCATCTTCACCAACTGCGTATACCTCATCATTGTTTGCTTTAACACCCCACGCATCAAGTTCTCTATCATATCCCATTACTTCATATATCTCGCCTTTGGTATATGCCCAACTTGACTCGCCTAAATATCTTACTTTCTTTCCTGCTTCTAACATTTTACCCTCCTTACTTACGTGTTTCAAGGTTTCTTATATGCTCTTTAATAAATGCTTCTCTGACTTTTTTATCTTTACCCTGTACCCAATGTACCTCACGATTTAAGGTTACTTTACCATTAGTTATTTGTGCCATTCCTGCACAATGTTGCCAATCTTCTGGTTTACCACCCCAACGCTTTGCGTACTTAGATGCATCTCTAAATTCTTTTGAGCATCCTTTTCCTGCAAACACATATACATTCTTTATAAATGTACCATTCTTAAATCTGTACCTCTGTTTAGTCCTTAGATTTAACACATCAGATGATGTATTAGCCTCACTCGCTGGGATATCTGGTAAGTATAATATCTTTGGAAGTGGTTTTCTGCTATCAGCCTCTTCCTTATTTCTCGCCATCTGCTTATTCTTTATCTCTTCATTCTTCCTAGCGATAGACTCATTTTTAATCTGAGATTGAGATTTGTAATTAGGGTCTAGTAGTATATGCTTACCATTTACTGTTACCCAACGCATTTCTTGGTTTGCCATATATCACACCCCTACTTCTTCTTGGGATGCTCTTTATCCCACTGTGCTTTTCGCTTCTCAGCATAAGCATTGTATTCAAATATCTTATCAGGTGTATAATTGAATGACTCATCGTGCTCTGCACTCTGAAAAGTATTCCATCTACCTTGGTCTATAATAGATAACTTCTTGCCACCAGTCTGACTTGCTACCTTAGTTAACTTCCTACCCGTATTATCCCACAATGTAAAACTATCATAAAGACTTGCTATCTCTGGCACTGCCTTTTGTGCTTTCCTATGTGCACCCATCAATACTTCTACAGGGACTAAACGGTTCATACCATAATCGTCACCCTTACAGTATCTGTATATGGAATTTTCCCTTACCGTAGGTTCGTCTGCAAAAATATAGTTTTGGTGACAAGTATAACCCTTATCACGACACGACTTCAATCTTCTCTCGACACTCTTAGATTTTGTTGCTGTACCATCGTACATTACGGGATAGTTGTTATCTATAGCCATTGACCATACTTGGTCGGCTAATGCGGAACTTTCATTGTGGTAGTATCCTGCATTGAACAAATCTTCTATCTTGGCATCAGGATTAGCTGCCTTAAGCGACTTAAACTCATCGTCATACATACCATTAGCCAAATCGTGTCTCCACAGCATGTACTTCAATCTGTCTGCGTCTATAACCAAATGTTGTTTATCACTGCCATAGAATTTACTAAACCCACTACCTTCAAGTGACATTGCGCTTAATTGCCCCTTACCAGCAGCACCACCGCCACCAGTAAACAACGCTTTCTTCTCCTCACCGGGCGCATAAGGCTTATATGTAACTGGATGGTCTTCTCCATTTACGGGTATCTTATTAAAATAATCCTCAAGAACTTCTCTATGAATATCTGCTCTCTCTTGTGTGAGATTTCCATTCTTATCAAGTGCTCTATACATAGAGTCGCCATTAGGGAACTTATCATTAGGTTGTGTAGTAGTAATCTCATCATACTCACCTAACTTATAATCTTTACCCTTAAATGACATCACGCCATTCTTGTTAGTTACTTTAGTACCTTGTGTGAGATTATCACGATATTTCTGCTCATCTTGCAATCTCTTCGCCTCGGATTGGGCTTTGGCTATATCAGACTGTTGCTTATCAACTGCCTTTGCGCCACGCTTACTGGCCTTTGCTTGTGACTGTTCCTTAACCCAACGCTTTACAGCATCATCTTTAGATTCACCGTCATATAAGGGTACATGATTACCATTTATGGTTATCCAATTTTTCGGTTCTTTATTCGCCATACTAGTACCCCCTTACCACGGTATATTATGCTCTGCTCTAGACGCATAATCAAGTAATCTAAGTTTATACAACTCGTAATCAGCCTTATTCGCAAAATTATTTGCGCCCTTGATTGGTCTCCGATTGACAATATCACCATATGCAATTGCGTCTACCTTGTTGTACTGCGGATTGTCATAATCACAATCATAATCAGCAATAACCTTTGGGTCATAGGTGACATTCTTGTAATAGGCAATCTCTTTTGGTGTCAAATTTTTATTTGCCATCTTCTTATCCTCCTTTCCTATTCTCTTTCCATAATAAGTATATACCAATATGTCAAGAGTGTCAATAGGAATTTTGAAAAATTTTTCAATATTTACTTTAAATCATCTTCTTCTGGGTCTTCCCACCACGGTATTTGTATCATATAATATACCCAATAGTTTACATAATAAAACAACCTATCCATATTATACTGAATAGGTTGCCTAATGTCTACTCTTCTTCACTAGTTTCCATTTTTCTATACGCAAAAAATGTAGGCTACGCTCTCCGTGCAATTGTGATATCGTTACTAATTTTTAAACTTGTCGCCCTTTCCAAATCTTCTGCTCTGACTACTATCATATTTGCCATTGGTCTTGATTCTATTGGATATATACCATTCTTATTAAGTTTCTTAATCTGCTTTGATATAACTGAATAGTTCTGCATTGTCTTCATATTATATTCCACTAATCTCCCTCACATAACAATCATCTAGTTTTGCGAAATCAGACCTACCTGCACCTATCCGAACATACAACTTACCGTCATCCTTATTCAAATATACTCTATTCCACTCCTCGTCATCATCAAGCCACACTATAACCTTTGTAATTACAAATCCGTCTGTTCTTGTCATACCAATTCTCCTTTCTACTCTGCCCACACACATCTCTCACTGTACGGAACATATCTCTTTGCTACCTTAAACCACTTCTTATTATCAAGCGAAACCTCTAAATATTCACATACCATTGTGACATCATAAGTTGAGCACATTCTGTAATCTCTCTTAATATAATTATCGCCCAAATCCTTGACGCAACGAAGATATCTGTAAAAACCGTCCTTGATATAATACACGATATCCTTAATTAAAGGTTCTTCACCCTTAATAATCTCTTCCCAACCCATTGCTTTCATATTATTTACGGATAATTCTGCTCTAGTCATATTGGTTATCTCCTTTCCTTACAATACCATTATAGGTGTATACTTATATATTGTCAAGTAATTTTTGAAAAATTTTTCAAATGACTTACACTTGAATCATATATGATACATTTAATACAACAAAAAGGACAGCCAAAACTGACTGTCCAATTTAAATCATATTAACTTAGTTTGGTGTGGTTTCTTTTTGTCTACAACCGTCATATGCCGTAATTTACCTGCACAACTCCTAGAACAAGTTTTAGTCGGCTCATACTTGTTTATACTAAACTCCTTACCGCAAATGACACATACCCTAGTAACATTATCCTTACCAACATGTCTCCTATAATAAGATTTACAAGCATTGCTACAAAAAGTATTCTTCTTACCTGTATTGCACGCAATAAACTCTTTGCCACAATTAGTGCATGTACATGTTATGGGTGCATTTAAAATACCCCGCTCTATTAACCGCTTTGCGTTCTCTCTACTAACGGCTCTACCCTCTTCTGACCTATGCCACGCACTCGCTCTACTTCTATACCTGGCTAATGTTTCAATATCCTTTTGTAATCTTTCTTCGGACTTATGTGTTCCATGATATGTAGAATGCGTCTCATTTGATAAACATTCTAAATTAGATATATCATTATTGCCACGGTTCTCATCCCTATGGTGTATTACACAACCTTTTGGAATCACACCCACTTCATGTTCCCACACATATCTATGCATCAAAACCGTATGACCATCAAGTTTTGTAATAAAATATCCATCAGACCGCCTAGTAAATTTAATACCATTGTAAAATTGTACCCTACTCTCTGCCATATCATACCTCCTATATATAGGAATAGTATAACAAGAATAGGCAGAAAAGTAAATATCCGTATCGCACAATATCCGCAATTAGTTACCTTTTCTACTTGCGTATTTGTCAATACCGTACCTTACCGCATCAATACTGTGGTCGTTCCCATCTGGATATGCACTAATGAAATTACCTTCCTTGTCTGTCTCATACTCATAGTTAGTAAATTCTGCATAGGTGTAGGGGCACTTTCGTCTATCTATATAAATGTGATTAAGTCCCTGTAACCACTTCATAGAATAAGTACGACTCTCTGGCCCCTTTACAGCACCACGGATAAATGCGCCATACGCCTTAAAGTCTGCTATTGACTTCGGCTCTGCGGAATCTGCGATAAGTTGCTCATCCTTCCTAATGAGTTTTTTCTCCTCATATAACTCATCAAAAATTTCCTTATTCCTCTTCATATAGGTGTTGTATTCTCTAAAGATGTACAAATCTAAATGCTTAGCATCAAAATGCATTTTAACAAATCTAGTAGGGTCTTTAGCGAACATATTTAACCCTTATCTACCCTCGGTTTCCCGATATTTATTAGGGGATTAGACTATCTCTTAATATTATGGTTTACATAATATTCAGTGCACTTCGGACTGTGCTAATCTCAGCCCTACTTCCTTACGGAATAGTCGTTACACCTTTCCTTTCGGACTTGGCACGGTATTGTCATAGGCTGTTGCCCTTAGAGTTTCACCGTTAGCCGTATCTTCATATGACACCGCTTTTGCTTGCGTTCACACTGTTTTATACTGGAGCTACGCTACCCAACCCCAGTCCAATCCATTATAAATCTTGTCAAATGTCTGCCACATAGGTACTTGTCTGTCACCCATCTCTACCAGTTGCTCCATGTCCAAGTCTTCTGCATTAGGGAATACATCTCCACCTGTACCAATGGCTACACCCATGTATTCATGGATATAGGCTCTCTCATTCCTCTGCCTTAACTCCTCTGCCTCTTCCACAAACTGCATCCCTAGCCAGTCTATAGGGACATCAAAGTAAGTATTACTTGTTACTAATGTATTCTCTTGCAACTCTGCCTGCTCTGCATATTGATTAGCCCAATTAAGTTTACTGATAGGAGGGTTGAATGTTCTAAAATCCCAAAAGTTTTGACCACCACGCATTGTAGACTGTAATACCTTACGTATCTCTGCCTCGCCTGCGAACTGGTCAAGTTCCTCACTTGGAGCATTGCGTATATAGCGTAAAGTTTTGTTATACGCTCCTATATTACTATAGGGTTCGGACTATATCATACTGTATATAACTGTTACCATTACATACAGCCCTTGCGCTTCGCTTTCGCTACTCTACTTACTTCTTCACATAAGGATTTCTCTTATGCTATGCTTTCGATAGTCTCTGAGCCTTCCTATCACATGGTTTGTGCATATTGCACAATGGATTTCTGAAATCGCAAAATCAGTTTGTATTTCCCTAGGGGAGATTTTTTATACCCCAAGGATACCCAATTCCGCAAACCCTTGATTTTACTGCATTTGTAGACTTATGTGCAAATTGCACAATAAAATGATAGGCTTGGTTGCTGATTGTCCTATATGCGTATAGGATTTCCAGCAGTTCACAAGGTTTTACATGGTCTGAGGTCTAGTTAAACCATGTTATCCCGATGTAGCCAAATGACAGTTTGATTGACTTAACCTTATTTGGGTCATCTAACCCCATAAAGATTATCTTCTGGCCAGTCGGAATATATGTTATAGGTGTTGAATAAGTTTTTGGAATCTTAAACAGACTGTCTACCCCTAACTGATATATCCCCCATACTACTTGGGCAAATATACTGTTCTGTATTGTATTTCCTACCTTGCGGAAACATACAGCGTGTACAGTGGGATTTGACATAATGAGTAGCGGAATACAAATACCACCGTAAAAAGAAGACTTTGTACTTCCTCTACCACCTTTACCAACATAATGTGTATGCTTATGTTGTAATATATCTTGTAGAATAGGTTTATACATAGGTATAATACATCTATCTAAAGATATACTCATATCACTCATTCTCTTACCTCCTTTTATTTTACTCTGTGTCAATATTCAATTTTCAAGGTGCACATCATGGTGGTGTAGCCACTCGCTATTATCCACCCACCACTCAACTTATTGTTATTGTACTGTCCAATTTATCACTCTGTCAAATATTTGTACACAATGGGTACAAAAAAGGCTTGTTTTATACGCAAGCCTTATATTTTCCCTATAGGAACTTTTTATCTATGTATAGTCTTATGTGAGGTCAAGATTGCCCATTTCATCAGCATTTTCAGTTGGTGTAGCCACTATGTCCTTGACCAATTTCATCCCACTCTCTGCACTCTCACTACTAGCCCAATCTAATGTTATCTTTATCTCTGGTGTCTTATTGCTCTCTAACTTATTAGGTATGTCTATAAGCCTTTTTGCCAACTCTTGTGCCGCCTTTGTGCGCTCTGCTAAACTCGCTTCAAGTCCGAATTGGTCTGTGATTTCGCCCCTTGCCACTGAACTGAAATATTCGAGCACTTCTTCTGCTGTCATAATGCTAGATTTCCTTATTTCTTGCATTCTGTAAGCAATTTCATTGGCGATATAGTCTTTTTTCAGCAGTGCGTTTGCTTGCTGTGCAGGTGTCCTACTCTTATATCCTGCATTAATTGCACTTTGAGAAGCATTACTTGTTTCTATATATTCTGATATAAACTTATCTTCTCTTGGCGTTAAGGGATGTCCTGTATATGTTGTTAATTTTGTATTTACTTTTGGCATACTTATTATATACCTCTTTCTCTAATCTCTTATTCCGCCCGACTTTTGGGGATTTTTATATGACATGTATGTCATTTATTTACTTCTTGTACTAATCCTTTTGTTATCCAACTTAATGGTACTGCTTTTTGGTATCCCTTTATTGAATTTTGCCCCCGATTTTCCGTGAATTTTACTGCTATTCTAGGGTCTGCTTTTCCTAATTCTGTTAGTATAAATTTTGTATTTTCTGTTGCATGTTTATAAGTTACCATTTGGATTTAGTACTCCTAGATTATTTGAAATATTTTTCATATTTCACTTTTTCCGCAAAACATATTTTTTGACATTAGTGTCATATTGTCTTGTTTTTGTTTACATAAAACATTATATCACAAAAAGGTAAAAGAAAAAAGAGATATTTTTATCTCTTCTCTCTTATGACACATATGTCATTTTACTATTCTTGTATGTACATACCACTTAGCTGGTTCTGTTTTATATTCATCTTCATCATTAAATCTTCCTGCACTATCTACGGGTTGATATTCTAATATATATTGTACTCCGTTATTACTATCACTTGGATTATTATATTGTTCTGCCTCACCCGCTTTTACGCTTGCCCTTAATGCATCTGCTTCGCCCTTATCATATTTACCTAATGCCTTTGCTAAATCACTCAATGCACCTTTGAGTGTTGGCTTATTACTATATCCGTCTATATCTACAAACTTATCCGTAATTATCGCTGTACCAAATACAAGTATATTGCTTGGTATATCCTCTTCTTTTCTCGTAGTACCCTTACTATCATTAATGTCTTTGATATTTTTAGTACTTTGCTCTATCTGCTTTGCTTTTAAGTCTTCATTATTTTTGGCTACTTGTCTATTGTATGCGTCTTGGGTAGTTTCACCTTTATATATTGGCACATGTACCCCTTTTATTGTGACCCATTTTTCTATTTCTCGCTCTACCATAATTTAACCTTTCTGACACATATGTCATTTTCTTTTATTTGGTACTAAATATTCTTGTTCTGCTGTTGTTTGATAACTTCCCCATGTATCTATAGGTCTTATTTTTATCTCTGTTATTTTATCGCCAAACTTTTCCGCTATTTTTCTATCTGGTGTATAAGCACTGAATATATCATTTGCTACTTGTTTTTGTCCGTATTCACCTCTATACATTGTTATTGGTGTTGTTAACCAATCTTTGAATGATAACGGTTTTTCTTTACTGCCCCGAATTTTTTGTATTTCAATATCGCCCAAGTAATTGTGATATGCTATATTAAGCCCTGCATTTAATGTACCTTTATTGGACAGTATATAGTCTACTAATTTTGGTTTGATATCACTATTCGCACTTCTAAACCAACCACTATGTGTTTGCTCTGGAATACTCTCTCTTATCTTGGATACTGCATCTTCTATTTTCATCTCATGCACATCCTTAAGTTCCTCTTCCGCTCTCTTATCTCGCCACAACTGCTTTACCATATCCATATGGTGTGTTCTGCCATATTCTTTGAATTGTGGATTTGACATATTATCTTTTATGAATGCCTTAAAATCAGTATTATCTTTTACTGTTGGTATATCTGATTTACCGTTTAACTTATCCGCTTGCTCTTTGGCTTTTGCGATTTGTTTTTCTTTGGTATCTTCATTCTTTTCTGCTATATATCTATTTACTGCTTTGTCTTTTGATTCACCGTCCATTATTGGTATATGTTGACCGTTTACAGTAATCCATTGTTTTACTTCTCTTTCTGCCATTTATAATACTCCATAAATTCAGTATTTATCAGCGTTTCACGGATTTATGTCCGTGAGTGACAAACATATGACATGTATGTCATTTATTTTGACTTGTCTTTCTTATTACGGAAATACCACTCTTTGCCCTCGTCCGAGTTAGCAAATGCCTTTGCCTCTTTCAATGTCGAAAATTTTTGTCTCTCCTTAAGCCATGCTTGGTTCTTTATACCTAACTCATATCCGCTCTCTTTCCACGATGTGTTTGGTGAATTATGTGTGTATTTATCAATCTTAAATAATTCACTCTCATATCTTTTATTATTAATAGACGAATGAACCAACTTAAATATCTGTGGTGCATACTCACTATTATTCATCCGATTTACTTGGTCGGCACGGTCTTTTATTTGCTGTTCTTTTATATCTTCATTGGCTTTAGCAACTGACCTATTATATGCGTCTTGTCTGCTCTCTCCCTCAAAGATTGGAACATGTTTTCCATTTACCGTTATCCAATCCTTTACCTCTCTTTGCTGTACCATAATATCCTCCTAATTGACACCTATGTCACTTTTTCTGTAATCTCTCATAATATGCCTTAACCTTTTTCATATCAGGTAAGTTCTCTGTCGGTCGTTTATAGTTTTTTGGCATATCTATCATCGAATCTGGCTCTTTGTATGTTTTTGGTTTCTGCTCAATTATCATACTTTTACCCCCTTTATTTAGAATACAATCGCTCATAAAATTCTTTAACACCATTTGTATCAGTAGACGTTACATTACTATACAATTGATTTGTAAGTCTCATAACCTCTTGTGCCAATATATTTGCACTAGTACCATAGGCTTTATAATTTATATAGGATTCTGCAAACACCTCAGTATTAAAATCTTTTCCGTGTATATCCTCGGTATTGTAATGATTCGTAAACACATAGCCGCTCAATTGGTGAACTAATTGTCCCACTGTCGGTTTACTACTAAACCATCCGTACTTCTTCCAATTTTTCTGAACATTATTTATTGCCAAGGGAACTATGATACCACTTATCATAGGATTACTTGCAGGATTAGTATTAAAATCAGCACAAGAATACAATTTACCGTCTAATTTAAAACACTTGACGCTTGTGTCACAATCTGGTATATCTGATACAACCTCATCAACCTTTAACTTTCGCCCAAGTGCCCTACCATATGCCTCTGCCCACTTCTCATTACGCATTGTTGTGGGTTCTTTATACACTAACGGTGCGTGATTCATTAACACATTATACATCTGCATATCCACATTATGTGCTAATTCATGTGCTACAATGCTATCTGCAAAATCACCGTTTCCTGCCAAATACCCCTTGTCACAAAGACCTTCGATGTGCTCTTGCGTAAACTCATAATCATTAAATAAATCACTACGCAATTGCAACATACCTAGTCCATTCATAGCACCAAGCGTGCCACCCATTTTAGATTTATCTTCAATCTGTATATAATCTATCTCTTTAACCTCTGGATAATCATTATGTATATCTTGTGCTACCCTTGTAATATCATCAACAAATCTTTTATCCTTGATTGTACCAAGTATCTTAAAATTATCTTTATTTACCTTGGTCGGATTTAACTGTTCTGCTTGCTCTTTAGCCTTTGCTATGTCACGCTCTTTTTTGCTTTCATTCTGCATAGCAACACTACGATTAAATGCGTCTTGTACAGATTCACCGTCATATATCGGTACGTGATTCCCGTTTATCGTTACCCAATTTTTTACTTCTCTATCAGCCATAATATATCTCCAATATGACAAGTCTGTCATATATTGATTATACCAAAAAAGCGATAATATTACTACTATCGCTTTTCCGTGTATGCCAGTGTATTTACAAAGAAGATTATTTATAATCTTCTAATGTACCTGCTCCGTCAACTATTTCTTGTAAATCTTTATCAAGTACAAAATCATCATCCTCTTCTGCTATCAACTCGGCAGCCACCTCTTCACCAAAAACCTCTATGAGTTTCTTGTGACAGAAATCAATTCTATTCTCCACATCCCTATCTAATGATACCGCTCTTGCCATTTGTTATACCTCCTTTATATCACCATTATTTTAAATTTTTACCTGCCTTGGTTGCAACATACTTAAATCCAATTTTCTCAAGGTTTTTTGAATATGTTCTATCAAACATACCTACTGAATACTGTCTAGCATATGCATATGCTTGCTTGGGTGTCATAGGCGGTCTATATGTAACCTTACCAGTTGAGCCATCCACCAACTTAACCATACCCTTATGTGGGCCAGACTTAAGTGGTGTTGTTGCCGCTTTAAGTGCTCTGTCATACGACTTATTAAAGTTTTTCTCAAGAATACTTTTCTTTGAATTTACCCACTTTGCTAATTTCTCTCTATCAGCATTCTCTGACGCAACTATAGAATACAACTGACCTTGTTTTGTAGTTGCTCTCAATTCTTTCCAATTTGACTGTGCAAATGTCTTTAAATCTGTAAGTGATAGTGTACCACCTAATGCATTATTTGGATGTAAATGAGTAACACTTGCACCCTCGGTCTCTTTAGCATTTAAGATTTTAGGGTCAATGTTAACAGAATGCCTATCACCCTCATATGCTTGCATAAAATTACCGTCCTTATCAAATATAGCAAGTGTTTCTACACGACCTTGACCAAAGCCCTTTTCCTTGGTCTCATCTTTTGCTCTCAATTCCCACTCATCTATCGTAGGTTTACCAGTCACAACCAAATGTTTAACATTTCCACCAACTACTATCCCACCCATAATTACCTCTCAATCTGACACTACTGTCACTTCTTTGCATTAACCTTTTTACTTATTTTTTCCTTAGATATTGTTGATTTATTATCCTTACTTATTGCTTGATTCTTTGCAACACCTAACATATAAGCATTTACATGTATTCTTCCACCAGAATCTTGTCTGACAGAATTTGGGTCGTATCTGAATACTGAATTATTATTCACAAGTACTTCATTTTCGCCATTATTAGATGATATGGGGTCAACGTATGCACAATATCCTTTACTCTTAGGAATTGCTAAATGTATAATGAGACCACTACTTGATACACCCATACCTCTATCACCTGCACAAAAAGATAAAGCACCATCATTTTGCAATACACCGCCACTAGCGTTTAAAAAATCCTTAACTTCATCAACTGTCATTTTTACACCCTTACGCTTACCAAACGGTCTAAAATCTGTCTCTCTTGTAACATTGATACCTTGCTTTAACTCAAACTTATTTATGGCATCATGCAAATTTTCAACTATTTGCCTATACTGATTAGACTCGGACAGATTTTCAAGTGGTGTGTTAAACATCATCTTATTTAACTCTCTATATAAACTGCCAGTATATCTCTCTACTGCATACAACTCATCGGAACTTAATCCGCTATTATTCTCATCATTTATCCACACGTTCTGATTTGAGTTTCTTGAGTTAGAAAACCAATCCACTGCCTCATCATAACTCTCAAAATCCTTAAAATCTCTAGATTGTGCCTTTAATTGTTGATAAGTTCCACCACTATTATTGGTTATACCATAACTACCCATGAACAATCACCTAAAATCACTTAAATTTTCCAGACTTATTTTCCCACTGTATCTTATTAACATCTACTGGAACTGCCTTGCCCATAGAACCCCACCTTGCTTGACTCTTTGCTTTAGGTGTTGTTTTCTTCTTTGCTGTAGTGGTTTTTGTATTTGCCATAAAAATCTCCTTTATGTTAAACGCATATTCTCAATGTCAACCTTTTGAGATTCTTTAATCTTATTCCAAGTAGGATTATCTTTTGGTATCTCTTGCCCATTTACACTATACCATAAATCTCTTAGATATAATAATATCTGTATCTGCGAAAAGGACTTGAATAATTCTGTATTGACCATCTTGTCCTTTTCCGCATCATAGGTTGCTTGCTTTATGATATATTGCGTTATAGGTCTATTTTGGTCTTTGGAATAAAACTGAGATGTTGAGTAAAGGATATTATATCCCCTACTATTCAATGCTCTTTGTAATCTATGTATATTAACACTATTACTTGCCATATATAACACCTCACCTTTTATTATATGCTATATTTTAGGCTAAAACAACTTATTTTTACTCTGTCGCTTTCTCCATTTCTCAAAACATATTTTACCCATACCACGTTCTTTGGCTTCTTGATTTTTCAATCGCCTACCGCACACTATACACCTCGTATACTCAATCTCTTTGCTCACCAATTAATCCCTTTTCTATACAATCCCAATAAGCATGTACTAACACATGTGTCAATGCTTCGTCTACTGATATCCCTCTAGAACTGACATATCTGTCAACATATCCCTTGAATATAGGCTTGTTTTCATACTCGCTCTTCCAATCAATAATTGTCTCAATCATATCATACACCGTCCTTATCTAAATATATTGATTAACACATACTGTAGTGCTGTATCTTCTGCTATCGTATCTTGCTTTATTCCAACTTCTACAGACCTAATTAATTTTAATGCATTCACTAATTCTGTCAATGAGTATGCACCTATCTTTTTTTGAGTTCGCTTAACCTCCCAATCTTCTAATCCCGTAGTCCCTGCAATATCCGTAGATTTACATGATTGTACTTGCAACATCATTTTAAAATTGTTATATAACAATGTGAGCACACCAACAATAGAATCAGACATTGCTTGACAATCGTCAAGTAATTCATATGCATATGAAATATTGCCAGTGACAACATTGTCAATAAAATCAAAAACAACATTCTGTGACTCTTGCCATATAACACCACTATTCAACAAGTCCAATAATATACCCTCAATTGGTTTAGGCTCTTGCTTATCTCGTATATACTCTTCTCGATATGCTTTGATTTTGTCTATCTCTAACAATATTCTATCATAACTATGGTCACAAGCATTTATTAATGCTCTACAATTCTTCTCGGACACTTCGCCCATCTCTCGTTGAATGTATGTCACTAACCATTCATCAGATATCCTGTCAAAAGTGACAACTCTGTCAATATCATTGAAATACTTATAAAACTTACTACGCTTATCTAACTTATTACACCATAATATAAGTATATTATCACCAACTATAGACGATATCTTATCCCAACTCTTCTCGGCATTCATAAAATCATTATCATCTATACACACATAACAATATGACATTGGTGTCAAAAATGACTTAGTTGTCTTAGAGTATATCATAGAAACACTGTCTATATACTTCACTTGCTTTTCAGTAAATTTACCAATCTGTTCAACATATATCTGCTGTACTGTAATTTCATCACCCGTGAATACATAGACGTTATCTAGTTCTCTATCCATTATATGTTTTCTAAGAGTTACAACGTCCATTATTCCCACCTATATTCAACTCTGTGTTGTCCATGATATTCAACAACAACTCCCTATATCCACTCAATAACATATTTGCTTTACACCAATCTAAGTTTGGTATCCGCTCCATGTTCTCTTGCTTTATCTTTTCAGATACTTCATTAATATCTAATATGGTCAACATAGCATCTGTTGCTGTCATATACACCTCACATCCAATTCTGTCTAATATCCAAAAGCCACATATCAAACAAACTTGATTTATTCAAAGATGGCACTTGTAATTCCTGTAAATACTTACTAGTTATACTAACACCTAATGCATAATTCAAAGTATTTTCATTGGTATCATTTTTCTTCACATCTGACTGTAATCTGACAAAACATTCACTCATAAATGCCTTTAAGAATAGTCGTAAATCATATTTATCACTCTCACCCTTAAATGCCAATTTATTACCAATCTTAAATGAATTAGCACCACTCACAACTGCGATATTATCAATCACCTTATCAATATATGTCTTAAATTCTACAACACCTTGGGATAGCATTAAATCAATATCGCCAGGAGTCTCACATATACTTAACAAAATATTAATGACATTGGTGTCATTAATGTCTGGGTGTGCGTACTCAACATATTCTCTCAACTCACTCTCCGTATAAATATCCATTGAATACACAAATCCACGACTAATCAATGTCGGTAATATCTGCTCCCTATTCTCTACTGTGAAAATCCAATATGCATTATTTGGCGGCTCTTCTGTCACCTTCAATAACGCATTCTGTGACGCTACTCTTAATGCTCCAGCATTTGGTATAAGGTATACTGTTGGTCTTACAATATCATATGATTGCTGGATAATATCTTTAATATTCGCTGTTGTACCATCACTCACAATTAACTGTGCATCTAATTTTTCTGCTACTCTTTCAGAAATAGTTTGTCTACCACTTCCTTTTGCACCAACTAAAATAATAAATCTCGGCAATGTGTTTTGTGATATATCAGCATACAATTTCTGCTGTATATCCTTTTGCCCTATAACTACTCTCATCACTCACTCCTATTCATGAACAATAACAATTCTGCCTCCAATACAGACCTAGGATTGGTCTCCCAACGCATACCCCCATTCACCTTAACTATCACATCTAATAGTTTATAAAATGTCTGATAATCCTTATCTGTATAGTTATCTAAATCCGTTTTATGAGTGTTTGGTATTTTTATATATTTAAAGTTTTTATATAGACTATACTTACATACATCTAACAGCATATCAGTAAAATTCTTAATAAACTGTTTCATATCAGCACCATTCTGATATACCGTATCTATGCACTCTAACGCTTTTATGACATCTCTGTCATTTATTGCGTTAAGCATAGTAAACATGGTGTCATAATCGGCTATACCAAGTGCTTTTAGAACATTATCAATCGTAAGTTGCTCCGAATAACCAAGACACTTCTCAAGTAAAGTAATTGCATCACGCATACCGCCATCTGCCAAACGACTGACATAATCAATAGCATCAATATTACTCTCATCAACCACAATACCCTCATTTGCAAGAATATACTGTAATCTATGCATAATACCTTGCTGTGATATTCTCTTCAAATCGTACCTCTGGACTCTTGAAAGAATAGTCTTCGGTATCTTCTCTGGATTAGTAGTACACAAGATGAATATAGCCTTAAGCGGTGGCTCTTCAAGTGTTTTCAACAATGCCTGAAATGCTTGTGAACTCAACGAGTGGACTTCATCTATTAGAAATATCTTATACTCACTATCAATAGATTGTGTCTTTGCTTGATTTATTATCTCTCTGATATTTTCAACACTACTATTACTAGCGGCATCAAGTTCTATAATATTCCCTCGGTGATTATTTATCTCAGCACCGAATAGGCGGCCCATTGTTGTTTTCCCAGTGCCCTGAGAACCTGTCAATAAATATGCTGGCTTATAATTCTTAGACTTCAATTGATTTGAAAGTATCGTTTTTATCTCATCTTGCTCCACCACCTCACTCATAGATTGTGGTCTATATTTTGTTGCCAAACTCCTTGTATTATTAATCATTTATTTTCTCCCATGTAATCTATTTCTGACTGTATATCCTTTATTTTATCCTGTAGTGATTTTATCCTTTTCTGTCGTTTATATACTTCCAACTCTTTTGTATAATCCTTATTTATAAGTTCTTCAACGGTTATCCCTAAATACTGAGTAATCGTGTATATCACATTAAATGTGTATCTATGTTTTCTGCTAAAATATCCTTGTGATACATCCGCTAAAGATTCAAATATACCTAATGGAATACCACGTATCTTTGATATTGCTTTTAAATTCTTATAGATTATCTCTGAATAATCTTGTGCTAACTGCTTTCTCATCTGTATTATCCACCGTAATGCTCTTCATCAACATTCTCTCTTATCACTGCCTTACCTTGTTTTAATCTAACTGACAACTCTGTCAGTAATGCAATATCATATTTCAATCTATCTGGATTTTCTAAGAATTGCTTGGTTAGATTAAAATCAGCATTATCCAATGATTTTTCTATGGCTAATGCTGTTTCTATCATTCGTATATATTTATTTGTTACATCCATCATATATGTAAATCACCCCATATTATTTTTAGAAAGGACACCATACTGCATTCTCGCATTCCTATATGATGAGCGTGTTCGTGATACACAGGAAATGATGCATTACACACGACCGCTGAAACCTTGTATGAAATCCGCAACCCTAGTGGTGTTGGGAAATACCTAACTACGTAGTATAGGACAACTTCGGAATTACCTATAACCTATACATGCTAAATCGCTTTATCGAAACCGTCCGTATCTCACTTAGTGCACACAACGTCTTGAATGCACATGTACGGCTTAATCTTCTCAAAAAGTTTTTCTATCAATGTTGTCATTATAACATTCTATACAATGTTTTGTCAACCCAAAACTTGCTTTAATTCCTTTAAATATGTCTGTATATTTATTAGAGTAGGCTCTTGTTGTGATGCTAAATCTATCACGTAATTTACCTGCTCTAACTTCCGCTCTGCGGCTAATGTTCGCCTATCCAACTCCTTATACAAATCAGTAGTTCTTAAATTTGCAAGCACTATCAGTTTCTCATCTTCACTTAATCCCAATGTCCTATTCTGTATTTCCTCTATCTCCATAGGGCTTAACTTCTTATCAATCATTTGCACTATCCTCTCTGTCGTCACCACCAAATAAATCACTTACAGACATATCAAAAAAATTTGCAATCTTTTTGATAAACCCAAAATTCAAACTATCCCAATTCTCTACTCTACTTATATATCCAACGGAACAACCAATGGCTGTCTCTAAATCGCTCATCTTCAACTTGCGCTCTTTCAACATTGCCTTTATTCTCTCATAAACACCCATACTATCACCTCAACTCTCACTCAAATGCTCAACAAGTATCTTAAACAATCTCTCATCTATGACATAATAGTTCTCGCTACCTTCGCCATAATTAAAACATAATGCTGAATATTCTTTACCAGTCTCAAACGCTTCTTCTCTGTTCTTCTTTAGCCACTCGTGCTTTATAGCAAAGGATTTTTTCTCCTCAATACATGTCTTACACTCTATCAAAAATATATTACTGACAGCAACGTCACCACCAACAAATTTAGCCGCACCACTATTCGGAACTGTTTTTCCACCAAGTGTCTTAGCAACCTTTTTTTCCATATTACTTGAATAAAATCTTGTGGGTCTTCTTTTATTGTCCAATAATTTACCCTCACTTCTTTACGAGTATATATCCATTTGATAATGCCTTTAGCACACAATCTAATGCATCATAAACATCTTTTGTTATTTTAATATTCACCATTTCAGTATCTACGGTCGGAACGGTCTGCATACGCAACTGATTACAAGCCCACTCCAAACTATCTTCCCATTTACTATGTGCTAACATATCACACCACCTCCGCATTCTCAAATACAACACCATTGCCCAAACTTCTAGCAACTTCTATTGCTCTATCTATGGTCTCATATGTACCATAGAACCAAAACTCAGCACTATCTGCTCTAGCAACTGTATATGGCTCTAGTTCATAACTCGGGAAATTCTTTAATGTCACTTCTGTCTTAATTTTCTTATTTGCCATGCTACTCTTCCTCCAATAATTTCTTTAACGTGTCAGCATCTATCTTCAATAATTTTGCACTATCGACCAAATTATCAAAATCACAATCCTCAATAATATCATATGCTTGTGTCTTGCTCATTCTCCTATCGTTGCACAAAATACTTGCAATCTTAATTCTCTGATATGGTGTTGTCATCTACTTCCTCACATTCCTTTATTGCCGATTTGGGTATCCACCCAACCCAATGTATATTAACTAACTGCTCTGCTATACTATCAACATCATCAACATCTGCCACAATACCAACTTTATGTATACACTCTATACCCAATCCGTATTTTCTACTAACGGGATTTGATAATGTCTTACCACAACGCATACAACGGATTATAGGTAATGCTTCACCTTTTAAAGACATTTTAACCATACCCTTTGTTTGCTCCAATACCTCACCAACCATATTGACTAATGGCATGGGATTATCATTATTCCATTTAGCCATAAAATCAAATTCTAACGTGGCTTTTTTGGTCATATAACTCTTTACGAATATGCGGTATACATTTCCATTAACAAACTCATTAGAATTAGTTTTTGGGGCAATTTTAATGGGTTCTGCGCTAGGCTGAGTACCAGTAATATCTACTGGTACTCTCCTAGGCTGTACGCTATGCTTAAGAGATATCGTTTGACTTTTAGTAAAGTCAATATCGTCAACACTGACAGCAATGTCATTTATCTCAATTGACCCACCCCAACTTGATATTGAATTTTTCAAAATCTCCAACTCATTCATCAAATATCTTCTCCGATAATGTGCATAGTGCATCCGTAACTACTATACCTATTACATTTATAGCCATTGGCGATATGTTTACACCATCTTTCTCAGCGCATTCTGCACTGTGTGCTAACCTCGATACTACCTCATCTATAGTATCTTCAATGTAATCCGATAATGTATTTTCGCTCAACAAAACAGTCCTATCAGTATTCACTACTTTTTATTCTCCCTCGGTAAAACTGCGACAGGTCTTTCTGACTGCTTAGGCATCTTCTCAAGTATCTGCATCATAACATTGCCAAGTCTATTGATTGACAACTCTATATTCTTTAACTGCTCGGCTATCTCTGAATTATTTGCTATTGTTGTCTCATCATTCTTGACAGTATTGTCAGTAGGTGTGCCATATCTAGGTACTTTATAAATATCTTTGAGATGGAATATTTCAAGTATCTTATCATAAAAATCTACGGTCACTCTACCAACACTAATATATTCAGTAGTGTCGAACACCTTATCAACTTCTTCCTTATATCTCACATAACTTGTTCTCATATTGCTAAATACTGAATCATTCATACCATTCAGTACACACTGTTTTGACATTACAAGCCCATTTGCATGACAATATGCAAGAACATCACTCCTCAATCTTGCTTCATCAACTATTACTACAGGTCTTTTTCCCACGTTCATCTTTAATCCTCCTTAATTATTTCAAAATGTAATTTGCGTACTGACAAGTGTTTCCGTTACGGTCTTTAGTTACCTCAATCCTAGTCTCAATGTCATATCCATCCTCTCTAAGATTGAATATTATGGATGACAACCTTGTTGCCCCATACTGCTGAATTGCTTCCCAAGATGTAATACTACCCTTGTCCTTTAAGTGCTCAAGCACTTGCTGTGTTTTCGTTACTCGCATTTTGTTACCCTCCTTTATTTAACTTACACACCTATTCCACGGTCTGCATCTGATACTATCTCATCTACGTACCACGTAAGACCGTCAAGAACAATATTATCACCAACATTGAGTATCTTATTGGAATTTAACTCATTCCTATACTCATCACTTCTTGTGTTGGCTCTCTCACTTGAAATAATGTACTTTGCTCTAAACTTCATTTTGGTCTCTCCTTTCTTCAATACCTATAAGCACCTCTCAAAACTATGTGTTTTTCAGTACCATAGTTATATTATCATAGTATATAATGTTTTGTCAACAAAAAATTGAGATATTTTTCAATTTTTTTTCAAATCTCAAAAACATCCCAATTTTAAGCCTATTCTATGGTGTGTATTTTCTCATCTATCTTATTCTCAATCATCTTGAGTACATCTGTATGTTCTTCAAGATACTCGTATACCTTATTCACCCCCTGCACTTTGGCTAACTCTTCTCCAGTCTCCGTATCAACTATAGCATACCAAGCACCGCTTTTAACTATCATATCCTCTTTAATAGATACTTCAACTAAATCCTTAAAGTAATCAATGCCATTGAGATAATTAAGTGTATAAAAACCTTGTCTCCTTAATGGTGGACATGTCTTATTCTTAACCATAGTAGCCATTACATAATTACCTGCTGGATTTTCTGCACCTTTTGTAAGGTCATTCCCATTAGCATCAAAATACTTACCCATTCTAAACTCAATTCTGACACTTGTGTCATGTTTCCAACCACGACCACCAACAGTCTTCGTACCACCGAACATACTATCCAAATCGTCTCTCAACTGATTTATACCAATAAATGTACAATTATGCCTATGACACAATCCAACCGCTTTAGCACTAAAATTAGTAAGTGCCATTGCTATACCGCCATATGTCCTTTCTGCAACTGACTTCTCCATTGCTTGATTAGATACCATTACACCCAAACTATCGAGCACTACAAGCCCAACATCACCAGTATCTATCATGTCAAGAATAAATTGGAATATCTCTTCTGCGCCTTGATTAGTAGGCTGTAATAATATCAAATCCTCAACACTGACATTTAATTTACTCGCCCATACAAAATCAAGTGTATTCTCGCAATCTACCCATAATACCCTTCTTGCACCATCCATACACTGATAATTTGCAACAATATCAAGTGATGAACTGCTTTTGCCACTATGCTCAGGGCCAGAAAACTCAATCAACTTACCCACAGGTAAACCACCATATGTCATATAGTTCAACCTCGGACTTGTGAATGGTATTCTATCATAGTCATATTTCGGTAAACCATTATGCACCAAATCTTCTTTAAATTTCTTGTTAAAGTCTTTCATTACCTCATCAATACTTGCCATTATATATCTCCTTCTTTTCTATGCAAACTATTTTCTGCACTAAAACCGTCTGGATATCTTGCTTTTAATTTGTCAATATTCATCTGCATAATATCAGACATTTCCCAACCACATGCTGTACAATACTCCGCAATAAACCAAAGTAAATCACCAAGTTCTTTTTTTCTATGCTCATCATTTTCTTCCACATGTCCTTGGTATCTTTTTTGATAGATAGAGTGTAACTCACCTATCTCACCAACCATACCATGCAATGCATGGTGCTCACAATCTGCAAGTGTTCTTGTATCAAGTTGCATTGTCCTCTCCGCAAGTCTTTGATAATCTGATATTAACTCCATGTATATGCCTCCTAATAATTTTTACAGCCCTTGTAGGATTCGAACCTACGAATACAAGAATCAAAATCTTGCGTCTTACCGCTTGACGAAAGGGCTAAATGCTAGTCTCTTCCTAGCAGTCAACTGCTCTCTTAACATACTGCTTGCTCATTTACGCAATCAAATCGAGCACTGTATACCGTGTATGCTTGGCATAGGTTTAGCGTGTACTGCATCCCCTCGGTCTCCTATGGTACATCTCGACTACGCAGGAACAATAGGACTCGAACCTATATTTACGGTTTTGGAGACCGTTGTTCTACCATTGAACTATATCCCTAAATGTGTACTTATGAAGGGTGTACCACTTTCCACTTGAGGCTCATATTAATTTATATACCACACCAAAAGTTAATCAATAACTTTAACCCGTCGGTTGCACCCATAGCCATCCGTGTGGTTTATATCTCGGGTAAGGATTCGAACCTTACACGGCACGTCAGAATAATGGATTCTTCTGTGTTCTCCAATGCCCCATCCGCATTTGCGTCTGCCTATTTCGCCACCGAGATATAATTACTACTTTCTACGCTCTATTTGCCTTATATATGACACATTTGTCATAGATACAAGTAATACTGTATCACCATTGTTATCACGCACCCTATAATTATACTTATCATCAAAGAAATCATACTCATCCCATTTATACTTAAATGCAAAAAGCCTATTTCTTAATTTAATCTTTATATACTTAATCTTCGTCTTCCTCATCACTCTCACCCGTATTAAATATCATCAGTCATTCCCACAACATCGACTTCCATATACTTAATAGTATTGCACATTATAAGTGCCATATTACCATCCTTGTCAATAATTTTATATCTAATATCGTTACAATCGACATCTGTAACATTAATATATCGTACCTTATCACCGTCTCTAAAATAGCACCTTACTTCATACAAGTCTTTACCCATAATAATATCTCCTTTACCACTCTACTGCTATATCTATGCTATCATCTTGAACTTCGTGTTTATCGCACACTATGCCTTGCCCCAAACTTGTCTGCACTATTGTACCTTTTGGATATTTCTCTATGTTTGTTGCAACCATTACAAAATCACCCAACATCTTCACACCGTCCTCTCGCACATAATGCGGGTAATTATCCTCAGTGTAACCCATATTACGCATATTCTGAATTACTCTATCCATAGGTAAATTATAATAAGTTTCAACTTCTACAGGACCCTGTACTCTACCCAAACTCTCAGTGATTGGCTGTACCGATAATGACTGACTACTCACTTGTGTTACTTGTTTTGTCGGCATTGGTGTCGGTGTCAATGTTGGTGTTGGAACAACTGACACACATGTCATATCTTCAACTTCTTCAATTATCTCATCTTCGTCTTCTTCGATAATGTCTGGTGGGTCTTTTTCTATTACTGTGATATCCGATATCTTCTCTATTTGCGGTTTAACATATGTTACAGATTTTTGTTCAGATATATCTTTAAATTGCTTATCTGCCCACCCCCATAAACACAACAAACTTACAATACAGAAAATATAAACTATAACAACCGCTCTATCTATTAAACTATACTTCATACTCCCTTATTCCTTATCGTAAATACTAAGTCATGACTAGACTTATCTTCTCGCATTGCAACCTCGATACTATCCATGACACTTAGTATATACTCATTCTTTGCCTTAATTGCACGTTTCCTAAATTCTTGACATAACATATCAATCTCAACATTAAGTTGTCTATCCATCTGCGACTTAAACTCATCTTTTATTGACTTTGAAAGTTTTTGAATATCCATCATATCTCCTTTATTTATTTATATCCATACGTACCAATTCACGCTCAGACAATCTACTAGATAATACTTTTTTACAAGAAGACAAAAGTTCTTGTGCACTATCTATTTTTGATTTAACTGTCTTGTATGCTCTTGAATAACAAACATTGGTCAAATACTCTTGCTGTGACTCAAGTTCTGCTAATGAATCTTTATCTGCAACAGTACCACGCTCTAATCTTGCACGACTACTGTGGTATGTCTCTTTATACACTGCCTTAGATATGTCATCTCTAATACCTAATTGTTCACACATACCACCTGCAAAATATATGTATGTTGCCATATTCATACAAAAATCCTCAAGTTCAGACACTGACGGTGGATTTTCACCGTCACTAAGACAATCCTTAATAAACTTGACATATCTATCAAGTTCTTTTGTATACGGACTGATTATGTCATTCACTATATTATCAATTATCTTTGCATTATCCTCAACATGCAACTTAATTGCTGACACCTTATCTGGCTTTAACTCATCATATACAGTTGACATCTCTCACCACCCTTTCTGCTTGCTCAAAGAAATCACACATGTCGTAACTGAAAAATGTTCTCTTCTTCTTCCCAATCAATGTAATAACTCTACTATCTGCAATGTCAAATCTTACTGACTTCTTATCAACATTTTTCAACTCTTGCAAAACTTGAATTGGAATAAACAATGTGACATCTTTGTCAACAAACCATACTAGTATACCTGCTAAAACTCCTTGTATTTTTGACTTCTCTACCAAACCTTCCCACTGACCGTCTTTTATATTAGTGAATGGCAAACTAGCACCTTGCACTGATTTACACTCCACATAATATTCATAAGGCTCTTTATAAACAATTAAATCACTCACATTGACAGCACCTTTGTAACGCATCGTCTGGTCTGGTATTCTATCGACTGACACATTTGTCACTTTTTCAAAATCTTCTCTTATCTGATACTCAAACTTCTTACCCCTAGATTGTGACATCATCATACCTCTACAATCTTATACTTACCGCCCCTAATACCTCTATCAAGTTTAGCAAGCATTTCAATAGTTTCTTTTAAAGTATACGATGTCTTATCCAACTCCATTACAAATGTATCCGAATCATCATCCCAATTTTTCACAAAATTAGAATAAAAATCAAATGATAAATCTGCTATAGGCTTTGAAAAATTACTTGTCACGTCTTGCATATACTTACTCCCTATGATTTTGATATTGTATCATTAAATGCTATATAATTAGATGACTTCACATTATCAGCGTTACAATTCCTTATTGCAAATACCACTGTATCAAACGCATTGTAGACTTTCAACACACTCATGAAACACTGACTAACTACTACTGGGTTCTGCCCAAATGCACCACACCCCCATGCACCAAGTATTATATGTCTAACCCCATTAAGTATTGCTGACTTGATAATATTCTCTATACGACTACGAATAATCATATACTCAGTCTGCTTATTCATTATCCTTGCTGACGGTGCAGGGCATGTTATAACATCCATTTTATATGGCTCAACATTCTCGTAAGTAACATCATCCTTAAAAAATGTCACATCCTTTGAATATATTATCCTATCAGTATAGATACCACTTACGGATTTTGCATTTATTTTATAATATTCGTCATATGCCTTTTCTGTAGTGATTGATGCATACAGATTTGAACAACGACATATATTCTCTTCTTGCGTAGTTTCGCCTACCAATACGAGTCCACCTGGCTCTATAGCATCTGCAAAATTAAGTATTGCAACTCTACCGCCATTAGCATTTTCCACCGCCTTGCGCCCAGCATTCACTGTACCGTCATTCACAATACTAATCTGCATGTCTTTATTTGGTGTGAAATCTACTCCGTCAATAGTATCATACACAATAGTATCTCTCTGCTTAAGCATATCGGTATCACTTGCAAACTTAGTCTTGTACTGACTTATAGTATCCTCGAACACCTCAACTTCAAAATTCTTATACAACAAAAACTTACCATACATACACGTCTCTCCTTTCATAAAACCACACAATATAACTACTTACAGTATAAGTATATACCAAAGTATTGTATAAGTCAATACTTTTTGAAATATTTTTCAAATTTCTGCACGACACCTAAGTCTATATGCACAATACTCACAATTTCGCTTATCTATATTCTCTGGAATTGGCGGTACTGTACCATTTTTTCTATACTGCTCACATGCATCTATTGTTCCAACTAAGTTCTGTTTCATGTCATCGGTTGGTGTGAACATATAGGCTTTCATATCCAATGAATCACGACTAATATATACAAATAACACATCATCTAATCCAAATGCTATTGAATACGATATACCTTGATTGTAGTGCTTTGTATCAACACCCTTCCTAGCCCAAAACTTATTTGACCCTTCTGATTTCAACTCAAGTATATAATACTTGCCTTTATATCTGATTATACCGTCACACAAGAATGACATATTTAATGTCTTATGGAATAACTTTGTTTCCATACCTTGCTGACTTACAACTTCTATATCTGTAAGATTTCTACTTGTAACGAAATCTGCGACATTGATATATTCACAATCAATACCACACTCTTTCATATATGCGACTGCGGTCTGTATTCTGACATGTATGTCACTTCCACTATTGCATATACCAACAAGTGTATATGGTGTTGTGCCATCATCTTGGTCTGCACCTGTCACTTGATACCACATATTCCTAATACAGTTCATACTACTAGGTTTATATGTCTGACTAGGTTTTCTACCGCTGTTCTGATTTTGTATTTCTATTGCTCTTTTTAAATCCGATAGAAACTGTTGCTCTACTGATATATTTTCACTTTCAGCCTCTATCAATCTCAATACATTTCCCAAACTACCTCTTGCCATTATATTAAACTCGCTTTCTTCTTCGTATCTACAATCTCAATCTTGGTAGCCCTACTATTTCTCAAGTTACAACAATCATTCGGATTATAATTGAAATTATCTTGCCAATACTTATACGCTCTATCCTCATCCTCGCATACTGTCATTTCCTTAAATCCAGTTATCTTACTGATATACTCTATTTTCTTCTCAAGTGGTAGATGACGGTATCCGCCATGCTTAACAGTATGCTCAGAATAATCTATATCAAACCACTTTTGTATCCAACTATTTACTCTTAGAAATTCTATCAATATCTTGTCGCACTTAACATTATTAAGGATATCAAAATCTATATACTGCGGTATAAACGGTGACAATCTCAACTGTACATCAAATCCATGCTCTTGCAATGTCTCAATTGCTCTTATTCGCTCACTAGGAACACTTGCTTTCTCATAAGTGACACTTCTGTCATCATCAGTAGTTGTAACCGTTACTTGTATATGTGCTAAATCTCTATCAAGTATTTCAAGATATTCTTCATCTGCAATAATCGCACTCTTTGTAACTATAAGATATTCTATACCACGCTCATTAAGTGCTTTAATTGTTTCATAAGTAACTCTTTGTGTCTTCTCAAGTGGTTGAAAACAATCGGTCATTCCACCAAGTCTTATTGCTGGCATATCAGTGGGTAATTTTGCAACCAACTTTTTAATCTTGTTTATATCAGCCACACTTGGATTATCAGGATGCCACAAACCTCTAAAATCCAACAAACTACGAGCATAACAAAAGGAACAGTTATGTGAACAACCACATCCATATGTATCCAACCTTGTAGGATAATGACACTTATTACCCTCATTACCACCAACTGTCTTGTAAAAACTCTTAAATTCAGTCACAACATCACCTCGTACATCATTGAAACTACATTCACATGTCAATTATAATTTTGATATGGGATTATTTTTTAGAATTTATATACAATCAGAATTGTACAACTGCACCAATTTGTTATATCTCCTTACGTGTTTCAAGTTGTTATCTATACTAAACATTGTATATGTTGTTAATCAAATTGTCAAGAAAAATATCTGATTATTTTACCCATAACCAACGTGCATGGAATACCAACCAATGTATTGATATCTCAATATTCTTATCAACTATTCTCGCATCGTTTGTACGTATCTCAATACTAGGAATTACACATATCCAATCCGTGTATATCTTAAAATCTGCTCTAACTAATTTCATTATCTACCCCTTGTGAATAATTCAAATATTCAACTAACTTCATTGTAGTTGAAGTAGCCCTTTGCAAATCACATAATATAGCATTTTCCATATCACTAATATTTGCGCCACACAACAATTGTTTATCATTTATCTCCTCTGGTAATCTTGCGACTTGTCTCATAAACTCCGCTGTTGCTGAACACATATCAACTTTTAATTGTACCATACTACTCATATCACCCCATACTCATCTTCAAGGTATTACTGCAATTCCACCCATTCAATTTTGCGCTCAACATGGCTTGTCTTGCGCCTCTTGAACATACATCTGTGCCATCTAATATGCAATATTCGCAATAATTCATTCATGCTCCTTTCTGTACTTGTCAATCACATTCATTGCGTGTTTCAAACCACTTGCATAATCGTAATCGTCTATCCCACATTTAGTATATCTTTTCACAATTTTGGCTCTTATCTTATCAAGCACATCACTGATTGGTGTACCATTCTCATAAAAGTCGCAAACATCTTTATCCTTAAATTCATCTATCCACCTGCATACTTCGCAATGGTTACAATCATAACAATTTTTCATTCCTTATCCTCGCTTTCCTGTGGCTCAAATATCATTGTCATCATCTTCGTCCTCGTATATCTTCTTGAATGTTCCTTTCGGTGCGACTATACGATTGTCTGCGTTGGGAGTGTTCCATATTTCGCTTTCTCCCTTCGTGTATTTGTCGATAATATCAAGTGCCCTTTTCAACCCTACGCTGATTCCGCAATCAATATCATCTTGTGTGTATCTGCTTTCCTTTTCAGCGTTTGATAAGTCCTCGGCTATGTCTGTTCTTATTTTATCTAGTACATCTACACTTATTAATTTGCCAACTATTTTCTTTGGTTGCTTAAAATCCAATTCATCCATTTCCATTATCCCCACTCCTCTCGGTACTTGTCGATAATTTCTAGTGCTTCCTCTAATCCATCTTCGTGAGTATGGTCTGATATGACACCATAATTTTCTTCTTTTATCTTCGTCTGTATCTCTGCTCTTATCTTATCTAATATTTCAACTGGTATAAAAACCTTATCTCTTCCACCATAACAGAGTAGTACTTCCTTTGCGTCCATATCACCCCTTGTTACTTGCATTGCTACTCTTCTCATTCGTTCACCCCTTTCCTGTATTTGTCAATTATTTCAATCGCTTTTAAAAGACCACTGTTATACACGAAATCATCTTCATATTCACAAGTTACACACTCTTTTTCTATATCTGCCCGTATATTGTCAAGTACCCCAATCGACAATACATTGTGCATTACTCCATCATCGTCTATTATTATCATCCACTCTCCTTATCTGCCATCATATTTATCAGCAACGACACATAATAATATAATCATTACAACAAGACTTATAACCTCTTCTTTGTAATATGTCCAAATCATTATTAAATTTATAAGTGAAAGACATAGTATAACAGACCAAAATAAGATATATATGGTGACTTTAAGTATTTTGCCTATTAGTATCATTCTATCTCCTTCTCGTGCTTGTAGATAATCTCGCTCTTAACAGTTCCGAAGTAACCACCCTCATTACGAATAATGATTGTGTCCTTGCGTATCTCGTCAACATAGCCGTGTATCAATACTTCTTGTCCTATCTTCACCTCTGTTCCGTTTTTTATCTGCACATTCTGTTTTTCTTGTTGCTCCAAACTATCAAAATAACTTTCTGCGTCACGAATGTCATAAAATGGGTATAAATACCTAAACATTTTGGCAATTCTCTTATCTAGTTCTTTGTATTTTTGTAACTCTTTTTCAAGGTCACTCTTGCTCATTCCTGCTCCTTCCTGTACTTGTCGATAATCTCCAATACCTCGTCCTTAAATACCCACGGCCGGTCATTGTGGTAACTTGATATACCTTCTTCTATGTCATTTATCTCCGTCCTTATCTTGTCAAGCAATTCTGTGTACGGTGGTTTGCCCCAAATACTTTCAACGGTTTCCTTGATGACTTCCTCATCATGCTTTTCAAGTGGTGTACCAAGTCTTAATGCTCTTGCCATTTCGCATATATCATCTGTCGCTATTTCGTTGTCTTGTATACCATTGTCAAATAGCCTTGTATAAACATCCTTGGGTATCTTAATAACTAACTCCATTTATTCCTCACTCTCTGTATCTTATTCTGTGATTGTTATTCCTAATCGTTTATCTAAACAATCCAATAAATAGTCTAATCCATAAGGAAAACCGCAATTTAATGCTTTCATATCACTTTTTAATCCCTCTAAATCAAGTGGTGTTCCGTTGGCTATCAACTTAAAAGGCTTGTAATCATTCCCTTGTGCAACGTCGTGCTTTATTATTTCAAAGTAATCCTCGGATATCTTAATTACTAATTCTATATCTGCCATATTATTTCTCACTTTCTGCCTTGAAATGTCTTTTAATAACAACATCAAGCATTTCCATTATGCCTTTCAAATCATTTTGTGTTGCTTGCTCGGGAATTATGATTTTGGCGATTGCTCCATTTTCACAAGTGTAACTTTGGACATAAACATCAATATAGTTTGTCATTCCTTCTCGCTCCTTTCCTGTGGCTCAAAAAAATGATTGTATATTGCTTGCATTATTGCTTTGTCTGCATCTTTCATAACAAATCTTCCACACTCTAATACGTTTGCTTCGGGATTTTTTGCAAACAATCTGCAATCTTCTCTGTGGACACACTTCCAACATATACTTGGTCTATTGCTCATACTTCCTCACTTTCCTGTACCATCTTTGCACCGCAATTAGGGCAATAATTCCATTTTCTGTCTGCATCCTTATATACCCATACTGTATCTTTACACTCGGAACACTCACAGATATATGCGTTATCTCCATATCCGTCACTTACTAATATCCAATGCCCTATCATTGGCTGTGGTGTGACGGGTGGTAACTGCTTTATAATTTCATCTAATCTTATGTTTAAGGGGTTGTTTACTATATCAAGCACCGCCTGTCTGCTTATAGCATCGGAGTTATTAGGTTTATCCCACTCATTCATATATGCCTTGACTACTTTACAAGTGTCAGTATTACATGGTTCTTGCTCTAGTGCTTTGATTGCCATATCTAATGCCTCGCACCAATCTTTTTGGTATTCGTCATCTGCTACCTGCCTAGAATATATCAGTTTATCTATTGCTTCTTCCCTAGTCATTCGGTCTCTCCTTTTGTACCCACAATTTGTTTCATCTGTGCTATCTGCTCCTGTTTTATCTCACATTCCTTACAAAGGAAAAGTCTATTCTCGCTTAACTCTTTGCCACATATCAGACAATTTCCATTTGTGATTATTTTTACCCCAGGTATCCGGGATACAATATTCTTATGATTTTGCTTATCCTCGTACTCTTTGATTTTGGCTATGGCTTCATCTACGGAATAATCAACCCAATTAGAGCATCCACCAAACACGGTAATGATTTCGGATACGGTCATCTTGTATATCTTCTTGGCACATTCCCATGCTTCCATCCGTCCATCTTCCAGTCCGTCCTTGTAGTCAAGGTCTGAGTTGTGTTTTTTCTCAGACTCATTCATTACAGCGTTTATACCGTCCACATAGCCCTTGCGATATACCTTTTCTCCCCCATCATACGGCTCTAACTTTTCAAGCCCGTATTTGTCAAAGACTAAGGCATTAAACCCCTTAATCCTCGCTATCTGCGGTGCTCCGTTACGTCTGATTACTTCCTCAATCTCAATAATGTACTTGTCTCCTACTTTCATTCGCTTTCTCCTCCCACATTCTCGCACCGCAATTCGGACAGAAGTTAGTTTTTTCCTTAACCCATTCATTACAATTACTACAAGAATATTCTGTATTGTAATTGTCATCATTCCATCCTGTGTGTTCTATCCAATGCCCTGTCTTTGGCTCTTGCTTAATACATAATTCTTCCGTTGTTGGTTGCATTACTACATAATTTCCGCAGTTATCAGGTTCTATGTGTGGTGGCATATAAAAAACACATTTCGTCCTAACAATGCCCGATTGAAATTCACATCCGATATTTGTGCAGGAACTACATAAGTTATCTGCCTGTCTGCTTATCGCATCACCGCTTGGCTCTTGCTCTAGTGCCAATGTTTCAAGTTCCTTTTTCAGATATGCAGGACTAATTATTGGCTTTTCAAAATCTTCATCATTCGGACATATAATGCTGATAATATTATCTATATCTTCTCTTGTCATTCCTCGCTCCTTTCCTGTGGCTCAACCATCTTTGCACCACACCACGGACAAAATGGACTTTCTCCGCTCCAATCTCGCAAGTCAGCATTTTCTCCACACGCAGAACACTTATAAACAGGTATGGTATTCCACTTACCCTCATTCACGTTTATCCAATGCCCTGTCTTTGGCTCTTGCTCTAATGCTTTGATTTCATCTATATATTTTTGTAGTTCTTCAACAGTTATATAAACTTGTGATTTCTTTAATCTGCCTACTGTATAAAGTTCTAATCCGTCTACGATTTCTTCTCTTGTCATACTTCCTCGCTTTCTGCCTTGTGTTTAATAGGTATCCTGTTACCTTTATCGTCATAGGTTTCGGTTACGTGTGTGTCAACAAAATCTTTGGAAAGTGTATAAAATTCTTTTCCGAACTTGGTAACAACATATGCCATACGGCTTTTGTCAAAAGTCATGTTTGCAAGTATGAATAATACTTGTTTTGGATTAAAACCTAATGATGATAACAGCTCCTCAAACGTCATTCATCATCCTCACTTTCTGTACTTGCTCTCGTAGTATTCCTCACGTTCAAGTTCATCTAGTCTGTCACGCCAATCGTCAACATCATCCTGCTCCTCATTTTTTGCCTTGTATTGACATTCTTTTTCATCACAACACCATTCGTGCCAAATATCCTCAACATAGGCTTTATCACAAGATAAACAAGGTTCACAAAGTAATCCTTCATCATCAAAATACATAATAATTATTCACCATCCTTAGAGTATACGTCCATATCACTCAAATCTAATTCTTCTGTGCCTAAATTGTATCGTGAAGATAATCTCAAATAACCACAAGGTAAACAGTCTATGCGCCAAGATTTAGGTTTAATCATACTTGGCAAAGAAAATCCATCAAAATCAAATTCTCCATACCCACCAATACCATCTAAATGTAATACATCTGAGCACCCACCGAACTTACATATAGGTTCATTATTATCATCTACCGCAACAAAATCCATATTCATCCAACCACTCTCATGCTTTCTTCTAGTGGGGATAATCACAAGTGACCTAAATAAACCGATATTTGTCCCATGTTCTCTATATGGTATCTTCTTAAAATCTTCCTTTGTCATTTTTGTTATCTTCATACAGTCTCCATCTCCTTTTTTATTTTCTTAAATTCTTCCGCAGTCATATTCATTGGCTTAAAATATTCGTCAACCCATGCATATGGTTTCATATAATGCTGTATTGTATTTCTCGCCTCTTCTCTTGCCTTTTCTGCACACAACTCAACATACTCATCATCTGTCAAGTTATAATCTGTAATACAATCTACTACCGTAGAAAATCTACAAATCTTACCATTAGGCTGTCTTGCGATAAACGCTCCCATAAAAATCTCCTTTCACGTAACCCCTTAATCTATAAACATTATATACAATGTTTGAGTATATGTCAACACATTTTTGTATAAAACAAAAAGTGGCTAAATCTCAACAACTTAGCCACTCCTCGCTAAAATATGACAAATCTTAATCTTGTATCAATGCGATTATTGTAATTACATCTGTATCCACCAATTTAATTGCGTTATCAAGACCAAACTCAATTTCTACTGCATCTGACATGAATGAATGTACTCTATTATACAGCATATTAATGTCTATATGTGCTACAAAAGGCTCTGTGGTATTTATAGACTTATCTGTATATGGTATTAACTCAATGCCTGTATCTAACTTACTTGATATTCTAATACCATCACTTGCAAATTCTAATAATATCTCACCGTCATCAAACTTACCGACAAACAACTTAATTCTGTCAAGTGCATTCGATAACACACCACGGTCAACCGAGCACACATTATCAAACTTCTGATTAAATAAACCATTGAGTGCGTCAATTGCAAAGTTCTCAATACCTTGTGGCATAGTACTGTATATGACACAACTGTCACTTACAAATTTCATCTTAGTGTCATTTGCATATATATCCACACTATCATCAGTAATTACATCTAACAGATTAACCATATTAACATTCACAAGTCTTGGTGATTCACCGTCTTTGAACAATGCCTTATCATATGCACTTGCAATTATGGTATCTGTACCTATTACTTGCTTACCGAAATAATAATGTGCATAACAAGGAATTTCTAATGTGGTAGCCACTGATGACTTAAGCCCATTAAGAATTGTTTTAATATCGGATATTGTAAGACTACCAATATTACTCATCTCAACATCTTCGTCAAGTGGACTTCCGATAACAATTCCTTTACCTGTACTCTCATCAACTTGTATAGGCAGTTTATAGTTACCATTACCCCTCACACCCAAATAGTTATCAAACAACTCAAATGTGATATCATCACTCGTTATCTTAGATATCAACTTGACAAGTGTGTCAGTTTCTACACACACATAAAAATCATCACCGCTCACATCCGCACCTTTAATATACAGATAATTAGTACCGTCTGTAGTCATAAGTGTAAGAACATTATCTTTTAACTCAATAACAACATAAGTAGTAATTGGCAACAATCTATTGTTAGACGCACCCCTACTTGCTTTTGACAACATTTCTTGGAATTTCGCTGTACTTACTGTTAACTTCATCTTCACTAAGCCTCCTTTAAAATAATCTCTTTAATGTACCGTGTATACGGTTCTCAGCAATCTTAACATACTCCTCATTCAACTCACATCCGACATAATTTCTATAATTATGCTTTGCCACAACTCCAACCGTGCCACTACCCATAAAAGGGTCTAATACTATACCTCCTTTAGGACAGCCTGCAACTACCATCGGATATATCAATTCTTCTGGAAATGTTGCAAAATGAGCACCTTTAAATGGTCTAGTTGGGATACTCCATACATCACGCTTATTTCTCACCAAATATTCTTTATCCTTACCACCATATTCACGGTTCATATGCATACTATTTGACGGTTGACCATCATATTGACAATTCTTTGTCCTTGGTTGATACTCGTTACCGCTATACACATGATTCTCAACGTTACCTGGATATTTATTACCGCCATATTTTATATGTGCTGATGGATTTTGAATATTACAAGGTTCTTGTATTGCCTCATAATCAAAATAATAATCTTTTGATTTACTCAACAAGAAAATATATTCATGGGATTTTGTACACCTATCCTTTACAGATTCTGGTAGTGGATTCATCTTTTGCCATATTATATCTTGACGCAAATACCACCCATCTGCCCTTAATGCAAACGCTACAGCCCACGGTATACCTATCATATCTTTGGGCTTTATTATATCATGTTGCCATCTCCTTGTAGTTTGTATTTCTGTAAGACTGCCTTTATTAGATAACTGTTTATCACTTATATTATCTCCACCACCCCATCTACCTTGACCGCCAGCATAACTATCTCCAAGATTTAACCACAAAGTACCGTCTCTCTTAAGTACCCTTTTTACTTCACGAAAAATTATGACAAGTCTGTCAATATACTCTTCGGGTGTTTCTTCTAACCCAACTTGTAAATCTTCTCTAACTGCACCACATAAAGGACAAACTGTTTTGTATATAGCATCACCCACATTACCACGCAATTCTTCTTGCGCATGGCCAGTAATAGTCCTATCCGAATATTTACTTAACCTTTTATGCGGACAATTTGGGTCGCCACCAACCCACTTACCTGTACCATAATCTCTTAACCCATAATAAGGTGGACTTGTCACACAACAATCTATACTCTCATCCTCAAATGTTTTGAGTATGTCAATATTGTTGCCTTGATATATCTTGTTAATCTCCATTAAATTACCTCAAAATAATTTACTTTGCTTACATTCTGAAATCCGTTTATTGTATGGATTATCAGTAGGCACTACTTTATATGGATACCCATTCAACCTTGATATACTTTCTTTCCAATATGCTTCGGATATCTCAAACCCTATAAATTGTCTACCCATTGATTTTGCAACATAACATGTCGTGCCACTACCACTAAATGGGTCAACTACCAAATCACCCTTATAGGAAAGTAAATCAATACATAACTGTGGTAATCTCTCTGGGAAATTTGCTAATGTATATGACGGTGTTGTTCCTATATGCCACACACCACTACAACCTTCCATAAAATCATTTTTATGAATTGTAGACTCACCTTTATTTATTTTATTCCACTGCTTCTTATAGGCTATAAAAATACCTTCATACGGACAGTTTATGTGCGGTGCACTTGCACTTAACCAACTACCCCAAGCAGTCTGCTTTTTCATTGTTAAATCATCCCACACAACCACACGATGACTATTATAGCCTATCTTATCCATAATGTTTTTGATATCAAACAATGGAAATCTTGACTCGTGATTACCGTTTTCATCAAGTGGATTATTACAGAAATAATGATTTATACAAATCCTACCATCATCCTTAAGGACTCTATAACACTCCACTAACCAACTCTCGCACCATTTAAGATATTCATCCCACGGCATACGGTCATTCCAACTATCATACTGTATTCCAAGATTATATGGGGGAGAAGTAACTATTAAGTCTACGGCATTATCTTCTATTTGTCGTAAACCATCTATACAATCCATATTATATATATTATTTGTTTCCATACAACTCCTTATATGACAATGTTGTCATAAATCATCAATATCAATTTTATCCCCATACCAACGCTCGGCAACTTCAACATCACAACTTATAGGAACTACAAATTTCTCACCTGGTGCCTCTGACATAACTTTTGCGAATAATGGTATAACTTCTTTAGCATTCTCTCTTGGACATTCTGCAATGATTTCATCATGTACTTGAATCAACATCCTAAATCCGAGTTCCTTCAACCGTTGATTTTTACACAAAGCAGTCATTGCAAGTTTAGTCATATCTGCGGCCGTTCCTTGTATTCTTGCATTCACAACCTTTGTATAGTCCTTATCCTTAGTATGGTCAATTATTTTATATCCTTTGGACTCAGCAAGCCCCATTATCTTCGACTTCTCTTTAAATTTACACTTAGATATTCTAGAGATAAAATAATCTTGCACATCTCTTGGCACTTCAAGTTCAATATCATCAACAAAATTAAGGATATCAATATTTCTAGTGGAATGTAACCAAACTACCTCATAATCTGGCAACAACATTGACGGTAATCTACGTTTCCTCCCCCATAATGTAGTAATATACCCCAATTCCTCAACCATACGATAACTTTGCCTTTCAAATTCAGCAATGGCAGGAAACCCAGTAAATACATCATTTTTTATTCTTTCTGCCTCTTCTTTAGTACAACCTACTTGTTCCGCAATACTTGTAGCACCACGTCCATAATTTATACCGAGGAGGATGGCTTTCGCTTGACTTCTACGCTCCTTACCGTCTGCATACGTATCCTTTTCACCGTCTGCGATTTTATCATAATCGTCTTCTGTACCATAGTACCACTTATCACCTTTTTGC